AAAAGAAAAAAGACTGTTTTTACAGTCTTTTTAAATATTGTAAGGCGAATAGTAAAAATTGTTCGCTGCTCTACCTATTGAGCTACCTCCCGAATTATTTGGTCGGGAGGGTTGGATTTGAACCAACAACACGCGGATTTCCAGTCTTTTTAAAAGGAACTATTTATGCCTAATATAAAATTAATTATCAAGATAATTTACTATTTGATCATAATTTATTTCACTACCTGAAAAATCTTGTTGAATATTTTCTCTATTAAACCATTTATTAATATATGAATCAGAATTTACAAGTGTTTTTGCTGTATTACTAAATTGATCATAATCTTCAATATTATCAGATATATCAGTATAAAAATTTAATTCAAAATATTCTTCACTATAATTATCTTTTCCATCAGGACCTGAATCATTAGATATAGAATATTTTAATTCAAAAGCATTACCTGTATTATTATTTATTATTACAGTATTGCAATTTTCTTCATAAACAAAATCATCAGGTTTAGTTTCATATGAATTTCTAACTATATTATATTTTTTATTATTAATCAATTTATTAAAATCTTTATTATTATAAAAAGTTTCTAGTCTTTCTTCTGGAGATGCATAACTATTCATATATATCAGCTTCCTTTCTTTTTATTAATCCCATAAATCCCAAAAGTATTTATTTATAAGATTGAATGCTTCAGTTTTCATATCATCTCTATATTTATCAATTCTTCTAGCTTCATCTAACCATTGAAAGTTTAAACTTATTTTTCCTAAACTTACACAATATAAACCACAACCTATGTCCACACCAACAATGTTAGGAATTACTTTATCTTCAAGATTAGCAGTAAATCCGATAACACATCCTTTACCACTATGACAATCAGGCATGATTCTTATTTTGCAATCTTTGAACATATCTTGTTGTAACAATAATTCTATCTGTTCTAAACATTCATATTCTATGTTATCTGTAAATATTTTTAAGTTGTATTCGTTTTGCAATTTTTGTTTATAATTAATTATATTGTTCATTTGTAATCTCCTTATTTTTTATTAAATGCAACTAATTTTTTTCTACCGCATTTTTCGCAAACATATACAGCATAATGATTACCTTCTTCATCTATAAAAGGACAAGGTATTCCATCCCCATAAAAATGTTCACAAAACCAACTTTTTATTAATTTAAATATGTATGGCATTATTTTATACCTCCTCTATTTTTATTATTAATCTTTTATTTGTATTAATAAATCATAATTATCTTTATAAAATAGAAAATCTTTATATGATAAAGTTTCATATTCTTCTGAACCATATTCTTTAAATTCAAACGCTATTTCATTTTGTTTATATACAATATCTTGTAAACTAATTGCATTAGATATTTTAGAAGTTTCTTTATCCCTAATTCGTATAAAAATTTTTATCATTTACTTTCCTCCATATAAATATTACTATTTTCTAATTCCCATTCAAATTCTGAAAAATCTCCATCAATTGTATTGAATCGACCATATAATAAATCAACTTCTGTTATTTCTATAAATTCAGGATTTCCTGTGTGGAAATTTTCTCTTTTATAATAAAATGTTGGATAGTCTTCTTTTTGATTTAAAATACAATCTATTAAAATATCAAACATTTCTTTTAGACTTATATTTTTCATTTTATTACTCCTAATAAATACATAAGTGATGGCTGTATGCCCAGATGCATGCGCTGTACATCCTACATCATTTAAAGGTCGTTTACCGCACCATCATTTTATTTATAATCTTCCTGTTTCTGCATTTATGTATAATTGTCTTAATTCTTCTATTGTCATATCTTCAGTATATGATATGTTATTACTTTTTAACCAAGAAGTTAATTTAATATATTGTGAATGTTCATCAGGATATGACCATAATTCTGCATTCATTTAATATTTATTCCTTTCTTATTTTTTATCACCCCTATTATATTATAAAATTCAAAAAATGTAACGGGTTTTATTTAAATTTTTTAAAAAATTTTGGAGGAGTATATTAGAATCGAACTAATGATCAGATATTTGCAGTATCTTGCTTTGCCACTTAGCTAATACTCCGTTATGGTCTCGGAGACAGGATTTGAACCTGCGACCTCATGGTCCCAAACCACACGCGCTGCCAACTGCGCTACTCCGAGATATTATATAATAATATAACATGTATAAAAAAATAGAAGTGTATTAGAATACACTTCTACCTGTATATTTTTTATATGAAGGAAATAAAGGTATTCTAATTACTATAAAATAAGCATACTTAATAAACTACAAGGATATTGTAGTAACCACGAATCAATAATGTTTATATTATTCATGTTAAGCATTCTTAAATCCATAATAATTAGCTCCTTTCTATAATAGTTTACGTTATATGTTTTTATTTTTTAAATATTTTAACAAATCATTTATTTTTTGGCAAGTATCTACTGTTAATTTCAAGGATTCATTATCTTTATTTTCATAAAATTCAACTAGAATCTCAAAAGGAATAGTGATAGGATTATATATAGATTTTTCAAATTCTTTTTTCTTTTCTTCTTCTTTATTTTGTCTTTCTATTTGTTCATGATACCATTATTTATATACCGATGTACCTCCTTAAATATATCTTAATTCAATTTAAATTAAATTTTAAAACAATTTTTTATTTAAATCATATAATTACATAGCTTAAGAATTAAAATGTTTTATTTTTGATTTATATTGCTTGTATCTATATTTTTTATGACTTAAACCATCTTTATAACCCTTATTATAGCCTTTTTGATATTCATAAATACCAACACCTATAATACATATAAGAGTTATACATATATAAAAGATTAATTTTAACATATTTTATTTACTCCATATCTTCATCTTCAGCAGATGTATCTTTAAATAAATCTTTCTTTAATTTATCTATAAATTCATCTAAAGAATTTTCTGCTACATTTAATACATTTTCATATTTTTCTAAAATATTTAATTCCTTTGCAAGTTGTTCTGGTAAAAAATCAAAATTAATTTTATCAAAATCTTTTGCTTGAGCTAAAATATCAAATTGATTTTCTATTTTATCTAAATAATCTTTATGTTTAGATATAGTATAATCAGCAATAACACTTTGTTCAAAATATATTTGATTTTTAATTACCAAATTTAATAAATTTAAATAAAATTTATAACTTGTTTTAAATTCTAATTTATATGATATACTTTTATCCATTGCTTGTAATTCTCGACTTAATTTAATTGTATATACATTTTTTTCATTTTTATCTAATCCATATAATATTTCAAATTCAAAATCTAATAAAAACATTTTTCCTAAAGTTAATATATTTGAAATACATTCTTCACTTAAATCATCTATGTATGGAATACGTGCTGTTATATTACGAGCTAAATCATGTGCTTTACTATTATCATAAAATTCATCAAAAATATCATCTAAAATATCTTTAGCTTTATCTAAATTTAATTCTTCACCATCAGCTTCAGCTTCTATACAAGCATCTTTAAAAGCTTGTGCATATTCATCTAATACACTTGAATCAGTTTCTTCTAATTCATTATTTTCTTTCCACTCTTTGATTTTATTTTCAATTTCTTGAATACCTGGATTACTTTTTAAAAATTTAATAATTAGTTTAAATTTTTTAACTTCACTTACCATTTTCTTTATTTTCCTTTCATATAAAAATTTAAATTCAACATTATTATATTATAAAATTTAAAAAATGTAACGGTTTTTTAAAAAATTATATTTATTATTTTATATTAATTATAACAAGTAAACAATAAAAAAGATAAGTAATCATCTTACTTATCTTTTAAGCTTATATAATTATTTTATTAATTTAATACTACAAATTTATTATTAATCCACCCTAAATATGATTTATCACCAAAAGGTGTTCCATCTCTATAGGTAGAATGAGTATCTATAAATATAAAGTCATTATTTAAATCTATATGAGTTACAGGTGTATGTCCTATAATTTGATAAGGTATTATAGGTTCTTCATTTTCATTAAAATATAAATGTTCTTTTCTATCAGCCCATAAAAATGAACTACAATTATTATTACCACCTCTCATATAAGAACAAAGTGAAGCTAAAAATAAATTATTTAGCTTATTTTCATTTATTTTTTGTAAATGGTCTTCATAATTAATATCATCATAATCACTTTGATTAAATACATTTTCTAAATATTCATTAGTAAATCCTGCATGAGAACAATAATATTTTTTATCTCCACATTGAACTGCTGTATAAAAGTCAAATAAATCAATATTTTTTAATAATATATTTTCTATTTCTTTTTCTTGACTATATTGATGGCCTGAACAAGGAAATCCTAAATAACTAAGTTCATGATTACCCAATAATAAAGTATATTTATTATTACTATTTTTTAATTCTATTATTTTATTTAATGTTTCAATTGAATCATATCCACTACTTAACCAATCATCAACATAATCTCCAAATAATACTATTTTATTAAATTTATATTTTTTATCTAATCTTTTTATATCATCTAATATATAATCATGAGTATGTATATCTCCAACAAATAAAATTTTCATAATTTACCTGCCTTTATTATTTATTTTCTTTGATCCATTTATTAACTTTTTCTAAAAATTCTTTTTGTATATTTTCAGGTATTTCAGGTAGATCATATTCTATTTCTTTTTCATCATCAATACAAGTAATATCCATATCTTTAAATGATTTAAAAGGTCCTTCTTTTATGTTTCGGATATATCCTACCCATCCAACTAACCATAATTCATTTTCTGTTAAATTATTTTTATTTTTTATATATGATTTTTCATTAGTTATTATCTTATTAATATTTTACTTATTTTCCCATACATATACTTTAGTTCCTGCATTATATATAGGATATACTAAACCTTGTTCTTGTAATTGTTTAATTTCTTTATGATGCATTGGATCTCTATTTTTAACTTTACCATTATTAACAAAATAATTTTTAAAACTAAATTGAGTTTTTATATATTTCATATCAGCTAAATTTTTAAGAGAGTTACCATTAAAATAATTATAATCTATATAATATACACATGATTCTGGTTTATATGTTTTTATAAAATATTTCCAAATTTTAGATGCTCCCCCAACTACATTATATCCTAACTTCGTAGCACCTCTTATAACTTCATATTCATATTTACCTTTACCAAAAAAGGCATCTCCAAATAAATATGACATGTATACTTCTTTTGTAATTTTATCAATTAAGCATATTGCAAATTTTCCTCCTCTAAATCCTTGAATATTATTTTTATTAAAAAATTCTTTCATTTCTTTGGATTCTTTTACGATAATATTTAATTTACGAGCATATATAGTTTTATTAATTCCTAAAGCACTTTTAATTATATTTTCAAGTATGGGCCTTTGTCTTTCATCATCCCATTCATATTCAAATATATGAATTAATCTTATTCCTCTTTCTTCACATAATTTTGATTTATTATAATGAGCTTTTTTATCTATATTATTTGTAGTATGATAATAATTACCATTAAATTCTATAGCTAATTGTTTTTCAGGAATATAAATATCTAATTCATATGGAGTTATTATCTTTTTCGTATTTATTATAATTTCACCTTTATAAATTGATTTGATATATTCTTGAAGTTCAATTTGTGGTTGAGACAAATTACGATGTATTTTAATTTCAGAATCATTATATAAATTATATTCATTTATTAAAGTACTGCAATAAGATCTACTGATATTTAATTTTTTTGCGATAGTATATATACATCTATCTTCTAAAGGTATATTTAATATAAATTGTTTAAATAATTCTTTATCTCTTATTATTTTTAAGTGTTCTGGTGTAATATGATCCCAATTATGGGCAGGATTATTTATATTATTATTTTTTCTATAAGTAATTCCTATTTGTAAAGAATTATTATAATTTTCATTTCCATATCTTTTTAATTTTGTTTCTTTTGCTTTAATAGCATTCTTTTTATTTCGTTCACTTCTAGCTTTTTTATCCAAATATTTCCAATAACTATTTAATCTTTCAGTTCTTTTCTTTTTTTCTTCTTCAGATAATTTTATTTCTTTTGCTTTTAAAGTTTTACTAATTTTATCTCGTCTTTCTTGTTCTTTTTGAATTGATTTACCTTCATGAGATTTTTTTGCATAATATTTTCCAGAACAAGATAAGCAACAAAAATATTTTTTATTTGGATCTTTATTATAATTTCTTATTTGATTTATTGTCATCTCAAATTCTTTTTGACACCAATCACATTTATATTTCATAATTTACCTCCAATATAATTATATTATATCTCATTTATTGCAAAATATCAATACCCAACCTTGTTGAAATATTAAACAAATTAAAAAGAGATGCATTTCTGCATCTCTAAAAATATAATTAATAGGAAGTGAAAAGATTTCATTGAATTAAACAGTAACTCTTCCTCTGATATATAGGTTAGCATTAACCATTTTCTTACCATAGATTGATACCCAACCTTGTTGAGTTGTATAATCAGCTAATGTTACTGGTGTTGTATATGTGATTGGCATATAATCACCAACTACATATCCTGCTTGCCAGAATTCATTTCCGATTGCTCCTAGGAAGAAGTCATTTGTTCCTATAGCTGGTGTTTGATATACTTTAAGTGTTCCTAAAGTTCCAGCTAAGAAAGATCCACCGTTTTTTGGTGCTTCGTTTGCTTGGAAGTTTTTAGTTTTAGCAAGATATGCTACAACGTTTGCTCCAGCTACTACGAAGTTAGGTGTTAAGTTACCACCTGTTCTATTATAAATTTCAGCTGCTGCTAAATTGATAGCGATTGGTAATCCTTCAATATGTTCAGCATCTGATACACCTGGTCTTGGTGTTGCTGACCATACAATAGCATTTCCACCAGCTGCTTGAGTGAAGATATCTGACATTACATATCTTTCTCTCTCTTTGTTCATTTCATTAGCAACTTGTTTTTCAAATTCTAATGGCATATTTACACCATATTCTTTATTGATTCTGTATGCTGCTGTTAATGCATATACAGCTCTGATTTTGTGTTCTTCAGCTTCAATAAGAACTGGATTAATTCCTAATGTAACATCTCCAACTTGTTGTTGATTATGTCCATCTAATTCTGGATATAAATAGTTTGGAACTACTGAATTATTATATGTATAAGAGATTGTTGTTGTATCATCAGATACGTTAGCAGCTAATGTAACTTCACCAGTTGCATAATTTACTGTACCACCATCTGATAATGTTCCATCTCCTTTATCTGTAACAGTTGTTCCATCAGCTTTTACAACTACAACACTTCCTGCGTCAATTGGTGTGAAAGCTGCTAAATATGTTTTTGTTCCATTAGCAAATGGTGCTTTATTTACAACTTTACTATCATAGAATTTGTCTGTTTTACCAGCTCCTGTTGAATCTAATACTAGATCACCTTGAGCTGTTTCACCTTTGTTTGTTCCATATCTTAATTCTAGTAATGGAATTAATTGAGCTGCTGTACTCATTGGTTGTACAGAAACTATTTCTGGTAATATTGTATTTTGAATTGCAAGAGATGTAATATTGAAAGCATCTCTTTTGAAGTTTCCAACATTTGTAGGTTGTGTATAACCTTCAAATAAATTTCCTTTTTGAATATTTTCAAATAATTGACCTGCATAGTATTTTTCAAATGTGCTCATTGGTCTAGCTCCAACTTCTTTTCTAGCTGCTTCTAGTAAACCAATTCTTTTTGCATATTTAGCTATAACAGGACTTGATTCAACTTGTCTTCTTAAAGACTCTTTTGTCATTCCTGGCATTATAAATTCCTCCTCTAAATTTTAATATTTTAATTTTTAATTTTTTAATATAAATTTTTGAGTTTTAAGTGTATCTCCTCACCTTGTTAAACATATCTTATTTAACTAAATATATAATTTACTACACCAAATATTTTTTAGATGTTAATTATTATTTATTAAAGCATTATATAAATCTATATCTTCTTGAGATAAATCATTACGTTTAAAATTTTCAGCTACTACTTTAATATTTCCTATTGGATCAAAAGCTAATTTAGAAAATCTATCTTCTATATTTTCTGTCTTTTTAGCTTGTTGTTCTAATAATGTAATTTTTTGTTGTAATTCTTTAATTTTATTTTCTTGTAATGATTTTTCTTGTTCTATTTTTTTACTTTCAATTAACTTATTTTTCTTTAAATTATTTAATTGTTCTGTTAATTGTTTGTTCTCTAATATTATTTTACTGTAGTCCTCTAAATTTTTTGATAATTCTGCATTAGATTTAGCTAATGATTCATTTTTTGATAATTCTGTATCTAATCTACTTTGCAAATCTTCTACTTTTTTATTAATAATATTAGATTTTTGTTTTTCTAAAATTTTAGTTTTTGTTTGTAATCTTTGAATTTTTTTATTACTCTCTTCTAATAAAGCTTTTTGTGATTGATTTTCATTTTGTAAATTTTCAACTTTTGCATTTAATTCATTTTTTGAAGAAATACTTTCTTTTAATTTAGTTTTTAAATCTTCTTTAGAATTTTTATAATAATCTAATTCTTCAATTAATTTTTTATTTTCTTCTCCTAAATTATTAGATGCAGTAATACTTTCTTTTAATTCATTTTTATTTTCAATATATTTTTCTTTTAATAAATTAAAGGCTAATTGTTTATTAGATTCTAATAATTTATTTTCTTTATTAGAGCTTAAAGATAATTTTTTAGTTTCAATTAAATTTAACAAATTAGATTTATTAATATTATTTGTATTATCAACAGCTTCTTTAATTTGATTTAATTGATTTTTAGTATCACTTTCATTTATAGCTCTTTCAAAACTTTCGTTTAATTTATTGATTTGTTTACTTTCTGCTAAACTAACTCTAGCTTTTTTATTTGCAGGAGTTACTACAACATCAAATGTTATAAAATCATATGTTTCTGGATCTATAATATTTTGACCATTCTCATATATTTCTTCTCCTATACCACGAGAGCTAATTCCTAATTTAGCTCCACTGTCAGCTAAAGCTTTAACTATTTTTCCTGTTGGTGTATCTAATATTTCTGCTTCACCATAAATAACACCTTCTTCAGGTCTTTTTTCTAATTTTGTTATAGTTATAGCAGCATTTTGTGCTTTTGTTTCACATCTATCACCATCTGGATGATCTAATTCTCCAAACAATGTTTTTGTTTCTAATGCTTCCATAACATCTTCATTATTAAAAACGCGATTATCCCATAATTCTTCACTATATAATCTATCTGCATTTCTAGTTCCATGTTTAAAGTCAGCAAATACACCTTTTAATTTACCTAAAATACCTTTACTTTTACCTTCTTCGTAAACAGTATTAGCATCTTGAGTTTCTATAATCATTGACTTTCCCATATTAATACCTCTTCCTTCTTTCATTAATATATTTTACTGTTATTGTAAAGTATTATATTATTTACACTATTCATTAATATTTTACTTCTATTTAAAGCAAAAAATAAAAAAGTAGTGCATTTTTACACTACTTTTCAATATTTTTTATTAAATTAATCTATTTCTTTTTTATCATTAATCTCTTTTTCAAAAGCACTTCTTGCATCTTTAAAAGCTTTTAATGTTTCTTCATTTGGATTTCTTTGATATTCTTTTTTTGCTTTTTCAAAGTTTTCTTGATTATCATATCTATAAAATGGTTCATTGTTAGTTGTATCTTCTTTTAAAGGATAGTCAAATTCTATACTAATTACTCTTACTCCTGTACTATAGCTTATTATAACTGGAATACCTTCTATACTAATTGATGCTTCATATTCAGAATATCCCCATCCATGTAATTGTCCATTACTAATAGCATCAAAATCATTAAATCCTAAATCTGAAAATACTTTCATATGTTCTTCATCATTAAATCCATTAAATGAATAATTTAAACTAAGTTTATTATCATTTACATATATTCTTGGATTTGAAATAATTCCATCATGTTTTTTAATAGCATTTTTTATATCTTTAAATTTTGAAGATTCTAAAACATTTTCTATTTTATCAGGTACTATTAATTTTTTTCTTTTATCTCTCGGATCTGTTATTTTAAAACTTTCAGTTTTTGATTGATTTTTTATAGCTAAATTATATATTTCTTTGCAAGTTTGTATAGCTGCATCTTCTTTTAAATTATATTCACCTGCAATTTCAAAAATTTCTTGTTTTATGAAGTCATCTACATCTTTATAATCTTTTATATGATTTTTATACCATTCTTCATTATCATAATATTCTTCTTTTGCAATTTTTTCAATAGAAGGTCTACCTTTTCTTCTTTCATTTTCATATTGGTCTTCTGTTAATGAAGCTAGATCTTTAAATCTTTTACATTGTTCTTCTAATTCAGCTTGCATTATCTTTTTATATAAAGTGTCTTTTTCTTTTTTTCTAATTTCATTAATTTCATCTACTGTATAAGACTTACCTTTATACCATCTTATGTCGTTTGATGGATTCATTATATCATCATACTTCACATAATATACATCTGTTGGGTCTTTTATAGAAGCTTGTTTTGCTAATTCTTCAGCTTCTTCATCGGACATTTCTTTCCAATCATTATGTAAAACATAACCATTATCAAATTCTCCATATCTAGCTATACGTTTTTGTGTAGTACCTTCTATTTTCTTTTTTTTATTTGTTTTTGACTCTTGTATTTCTTTTTCATAATTATCTATATCCTTTTGAAAATAAGATTGTATTTTATCTCCTATATATGCATCTTCAAAAACATTTAATTTATTCCAATCTATATTTAAACTATTACAAACATCTATTATAAAATCATTATAATTTGTATTATTTTCAGCATCAGGTCCCCAGAAATCAGTAATTAAATTTTTATTATCTTCAACTCTTTCTACAGCTAAACTTACAATTTCATCTAATGCTCCTTTATCTCTTATTTTGTTATTATAACTTTCAGATTTTTTATTATATTCTTTCATTTCCTTTTCATAATTGTTTATATCATCCATTGTTATCCATTCTGGTTTTTCATTATCAGCAAATGAATTATATAATTCTTTCATTTTAGCAATTTGCTCATCTATATCTTTTGCCCATAATTGTTTTTCATTACCATTTCCATTACCTAAAAAATATTCACAATCAGTTTTTAATCTATCTAATAACATATATAAAGTTTCTTTATTATTTCTATCTTCTTTTTTTAGCTTTTTTTAGTCTTTCTTTGACTATCTTTATCTACAACACTTCTAATTTGATCTAAAAGATTTTTAGGCATTTTATCTATATCTGAAATTCCTGTTAAAACTTCTGCTACATCATATATAGAATCATCTGTAAATATACCATGACCTTTATTTAATACTTTTTTAATTGCTTTTCTTATATCTTGATTAGTATAATTATCATCATTAGATTCTGTTAAAGGCTCTTTACCTGTTAATCTTCTACATTCTTGCAATACTTGAATTTGATTTCTTATAGATATTTGTTCTAATTCACACATATTTAAAAATGAATCCCTTATTGTTTTATCATTAAATGTTTTAATTTCATCTAATATACCATTATTAGCTATAATATCATTTATTTTAGATTCAGTTTTTGAATCTTTTCTATTAAGATCTATTATAGCAGCTTTCATTACATATCTAGAACCTTTTTGAACAAATTTATCTTCTTTTGTATCATATGCTCCCCATTCACCTTTATATTCTTGTTCACTAGGAAATTTTCTTAATTGATATCTATCAGAAGATTCATTTAATTTATTTTCAACTTTCATTCCAAACTTTGCAAAATAAGATCCGTCAGCTATTTCTTGTTTAATATCCCAAGGCAAAATTTCTTTCCAATCTAATTGGCTTAAATGACTATCTTTATTATGTGATTTATATATTTCATAAGCTGCATCAAATCTTTTTGCAGTAAGAGCTGCTTGTTTTTCCCAATCATCTTCATCTTGTTTAGCTTGTTTTCTTAAAAATTCAGGATCATTTATTTTTTCTGCTCCAGTTTTTATAGATTTATCTTCTGTCTTCTTTTCTAATTCAGGAGCTTTATATTCATCTCCTTGTAATAAATAATTTTTTGAAGTTAAGAATAATTCTTTTGCACAATCTTCCCAAAGATCTTTATCTTCACAATTACCATAATCTTGCATACATTTCATATCAATAACACCTTTATATTGTGTTTTAAAATCTTCAAAAGATTGTTTATCATCTTTTTCAATTTTTGAATATTTATCTATATTATCAACATCTACAGCAGATATAAGAGTTTCATTATTGTCATCTAATTTAGATAAATAACCTTCATTAAGATTATAATATTTTTTCATTATTTATAAACCTCCTATATTTAATCATTAATATTATTTAAATAATCATCTAAACTTATTATAGGTTCAGATCCTTCAATAAATGATAATAAGGCAAATACATCTCTTAAAGCTAATGTAATATCATCTAAAGAACCATATGTCTTATCTATCCAATCTATTTGCTCTTGATTTAAATTATGTTCTAAATCTAAATTCTTTAAATCATCTAAACTTAAAGGTTTTTTAGTAAAATCTGAACTTGGGAATTTGGTTCTATCTTCAGATTCATTTACTAATGTATCAACTTTATCAATCAATTCATCTTTTAAATCTTGAAGTTGATCTACTTTTTCAATACCTTGTTCTAAATTTTGTTTAGTTTGTTCTAAATCATTATTATCAGGTATATTGTTTATATCTTCAGCTTCTTTAACAATTTTATATCCTTCTTCTATTAATTGTTTATATTCTTTTTGTAAATTTGATTTTGAAAAAGGTTTATTTGTAATACGTTGCTTATTTTCATAATATTCTACAATACCATCATCATTTAAAGAAATTGTTTTTATATTATTTTCTTTTTTAAAAGTAACTTTTCCTTCATTAACTAATATTTTATCTATTTCAATTTTTTCAGGATTTATTTCTTCATAATTATTAAATTCAGCTTCAGGTGCATCAATTTCTATTGGTTCTTCCATTTTTTCTGGATATATTGTTAAAGTATATTCCCATACATTATTATTTTCATCATATACAATATTTCCTAAGAAATAACTATCATTACCATCATAAGTATATAATTCACCTTTACCATCATCTAATTTTTGTGTTTGCATAACTAAATTATTAGCATCACAATATTGTTGTATTATATTAGTATTATCTTCAACAGATTCTGTAATTTTATTTTCATTTAGAAAATTTACAAAACTTTCTATTTTAGTTTTATCTTCACTTTTTAATATTTCTATTTTTATTTCTCCATTTATTTTTAAAGTTACATGCATTGGTTCTGTATCATAACTAGGATCTTCATTTCCACCAACTCCTGAAACACTAACTCCATCTATATTACTATCTATATTTTTCATATATTCTTTTATATCAGCAATTATTTCTTCTATTGAAACCTTTTTATCTTCTATAGTGGCAATACCAAAAGTTATTTCAATATATTCATCAATAGCATCAAGCTTAGGATAAACTTTATCTAATCCTTCTTCTTCAAAACTATCCTTTAAATATACTTCATCTTTTAATAAGTCTTCAATTTCTTTTTCAAATTCTTCAATAGCATCAGTTTCTTGATCCCAAGAAAGATCTCCTTTCTCATCATCCCAAACACTATCAGCTTTAGTTGCATTTAATTTATAAGGAGCTAATCCTTTAATTATATAAGTATAATCAACTTTATCTTTATATTCATCAAAAAGGCTATTATCTTCTTCTATTTTATTTCTTTTATTCATAGCCTCTACTAGAGCTTTATGTGTTAATTCTCTTTTCAATTTAAATTACCTCCTTTAATTAGATTTTATTGTATATATGAATTTATTATTTCGTGTTTCAAAAGTTACTTCATTATTTAAATCTTCAAAATATTTTCTAATTTCATCTCCATATGTCATAGCGTTCATTAAGCTATTACTATCTCCACTTATAACAATTGTTATTGTGTTTTTATCAGATTCAATTGTTACAGTACAACCTGTTTTTTGTTGAATTGTTTTTTGAATTTGAGATAAATTTGCAAAAATATCAGATGATGATAATGCTTCTTCTTTTTTATTATATGGTATAGTACTTATAGTTTTCCAATCAGTTTCATTTTTTAAAGTTTTAACATAACTATCAGCTTTTTGTTTATCTGTAAATATTTTAGCTTCATTTATATTAGTAGTTGTTATATAACCTAATTTATCTGGATCAACTAAATCTTCAGCATTTTCAATGATATCTTTTATATAACAATCATAATCATTATAACCATTTGCTATATCAGTATTTGAATTTTTTGATAATCCAATAACATAAGAACCTTCATCAGCTTCTTTCAAATAACTTTCTACTATATATTCAGTACATATATCATTAATATTATCTATTTTATTAGATAGAACATCTTTACCTTTATTAATTTTTTGACAAGCATAACATACATCTTTATTAATATTTTTTATATTACAAATTTTATCAATTATTTTATTTAAATCTTCTTGAGATTTTGTATTTAAAAGCGATTTAATTATAGATTTTAATTCTTTTTTACTCTGATCCATATAAATTTATTATCCTCCTTTAACTGATTCTTATTATATTATATAATTTAAAAAATGTAACGGGTTTTTATAAACTTTTTATATCTTTTAAAAACTCTTGCATAGCACTTTCTAATTTAGTAACAACTTTTCTTTTAGATTCTTCTAAACTTAAACTTTTACCTTTTAAATCAAAATAATGATCTTTTAATTTTTGAAGCATATCTTGATTTCTCAAAGCTTTAAATATTAAATTACCTAAACTCATTTCTCCTTCTTCAGCTAATCCAACTTTTCTATTCATATACAATTCATTGATATATTTTTGGACAGCTTCCATATCATTACTATTTAGCATTTCATTACATTTAGCCAATGTTGCATCTAATTCTTCTGAAATATCTGGAATATCATATTCAATAGGTTTAGGTTTTTGAATCCATGTATTTTTTAAAATACTATACCTACCATTAGTAGCATTGCCTGCATTAACATCTTCTATATATAATTCTACAGGAATGCCATAAATATCTATATCAAAATTTCTATTAAATGATGATTTTTTAGAATCATATAATTGTTGTAAAATAGTTTCATCTATATAACTTAATTCATTATTTACAACAAAATGCAAATCAATATCACTTTGACTATTATAATTATAAGATGCATTAGATCCTACAATATCAATATCAACTAAATTAATAGGTAATTCGATAAAATCAAGAAACTCTTTAGAAATATCATTTAATTTTTCAGCTACTTCAGGTTTTAATTTATCATTAAACCATAATTTTGGATTTAAAATAGGGTGTAATTCATAAGCCTCTTTCTTTATAGATTTTTTCATTATTATTTATCTCCTTTATTTGTTTTCTTTGTAGATTTTTTTGTAGATTTTGATTCTTCTTCAGTTATATCTTCTATTGATTGTGTTTCAGTAGATGTATTAATATTATTTTGAGAAGTAGTTGTATCTTGTACTAAATTAATTTTAGATTCTGACTCTTGTGGCATATATGAATAATAACCTATATCTTCTTCATCATAATCAAAAACTCTGACAAATTTTAAATTTTCTAAAATTCTTAATCTTGTTATTAATCTTTCTGTAAAAGAATCTTCTTTCCAAATATGATCTTCTTTAGGTTCTAATTTTATATTATCAATAGTTAATACTCTATCAGAAATATTAATTACTTTTTTAATTTTCATTGCGTTCACCTCTAATATTATTTTACAAGAAAATGAAGAAGAATCTTAACAATAGTTAATCTTCTTCATTCATATATTTATTTAATTTAAATTAGGATTATTTTCTTCTTCCATTAAATCTTTATATGATACATTAAATTTACTTAAATCATCATAATAAAAATTAATATTAGGATCAATTTTAACAACATTTTGATAATTAGCTCTCCACAAGTAAGCATCATCTGTATAAAAAGATAAATCTTGTCTAAAATATACTCCTCTATTAATATGATTAGCTATATCAGAATTATTTTCAATTCCTGAATTGAAATATATATTAAATTTATGAGCTATATTTAAACCATGACCCACATAAACTAGTAATGAAGGTCTTAAATGATAATAAAATAAAAATTCTCTAACTAAAGCATCATTAGTAACTTGATCTTTAGACCATACACTTAATTGATAATTAATTGTTATAGGTATAACCTGAGCTCTAACTTCTATAATTTGATTATTTTCATTTACTCTTTTAAATACTTTTTCACCTATGAAAGTTTGATATCCTTGTCTATCTAAATTTAATTGCCAATCAGTTCTTTGCAAACTTATAAAAGGTAATACTACCTTATCATCATCTAATTGACCTAAGATATTAAACATTCTATCAGCTGGTCCAATTTGAACATTTGGATTTATTTCATTATTTTTAGTATTTTTAAATCTAGCTCTAAAGTCTTCTACAATAGCTCTATCATAAGCATAAACAGATACATCTTGCTCATGAATTTTTTTATCAACTAGACTCTTTTTATTAATATCTTCACTCATTTATATCTCCTTCTATTCAGCTATTATTTTTACTTTAGTCATACTTCCTAAAGTTCTCATAGCAAATATTTGCCATAAATTATTTAATTTTTTATGATTAAAATGTTTAGAAGCAGCTGTGAACATTCCTGTTCCTTTTAAATTTATATCCCCAGAATTAAGAAATCTTATCAATTTTCCAATAGATGTATATGTATTAGGAATTCTTATATTATTATCTATTTCAATGATCCAGGTATTATCTTTACGTTGTTTATATGTAAACGAATCATATATAGCTTCCATAATACTTTGAGTATCTATATATTTAGTATTGATCCAATCAATCCATTTAACTTGATATAAATAATTTATTCTCAATTGAATTTTTTTTCTATTTATAGAAGTATTTATATATTGAAATATTTGATCAGATATCCATTCTACAAATTCTGGGATAATATTTAATTCATCATCTCTAACATTCGTAAATTGAAATTGCAATATTAACATAAGCTTAACCACTATAAGGACTATTTTCTTCATTTATGAATTTATATTGATTCTCCCAATTAATATATTCTTGCGGAGTAGTATCAATATCATGATCATTTGTAATATATTTAGATGATTGATCTTTAGATGTTCTATCTGATTCAGCTTGATTAATTTTTTCTGTATTAACTAATGTATATTGATTTTTTTGAGGTAATTGATCAAATACAGGAACTAAAGCGCAAGCATATGAATCCGGATATTCCAAATCATTACTTATTTTAGATATACTAAATACTCTAGGTCTTGGAGTTCCTTTTGTAGCTTCAACCATAACACGACACCCAACTTGTAGTTTAGGTGTATCATAAGCAAAATGACATAATATTGGCTGTTGTTCATTTAACTCAGATACCCAACCATATCTTTTTAATGTATCTATTGAAGGATTTTCATCAAATATTACATCAATTCTAGTTGGCATAGAAAAAGTACTATTATCCTCTGAATGTATAGTTAATTCTTTTTTTACAATATATTGATATCCAACAGATATTCCTATTAATTTACACATCTCTTTAAAATATCTTCTATATATTAGAGCATCTTGTCTATTTAATAGTCCCATAGTAACTCCTTTCTATTTATTCTATATCTAATAATATTTTTACTTTATCATAATTGTCATATAATCCAATAATTTTACCTATACTTCTTATATTAAAAATAGTTTCATCTTGATCATATCGGATTGCTACACCTTTTCCAGGTATATCAGAACAAGTTACTTTGTCTCCAATACAAGCTATCCCTATGATATTTGCATCAACACATCCACTATTAGATATAGTAATTTCATTATTATTGACATTTGTACAAACCCCAATAATTCTATCTTTTTTATAATTACAACTTTTATATACTTTATTATTAATAGCATTTTGAGAAATAATATCTCCTACTTCTATTGTTTCATCAAATAATTTTTCATATACATTATCCATAATAATCTCCTAATCTATTTGAAATAAACGCAAAACATTATCTTTATAACATGCCATTAAATTTTCCATTGTATATATTGGTGTATTATCTCTATTATCATAACTTACAAATTTAAATCCAATATCTGTTAATATTTCTTCTGTAACATTATCTATTAAATATTCATTTTTAAACAAATTATCTAAAACAGCTATACTTGATGCTTTTGCAGCTATTTTCTGTGCTATACTTTCTAAATTATACATAATCATAATAACTCCTCCTTATATTATTATTTTACATAAAAATATGTGTATAAAAAATTATACACATATCTAAATTATTTACTTTTTTTATTTGTTTTCTTTGTTGTTGCTTTCTTTTTGTTAGTATCTTCTTCATCTTCATTATTTTCTGATTTTACTTCATCTTGATATCCTGCAGCATCTTTTACTTTTTTCACAGCTATATTTGATAATAAATCTAGGATTGGAACACCCATATATCCACCTAAACTAGTCAACCCAGCAGTTAAATATTGACTAACTCCAAAATTTTTACATAATAAATATATTACAACTCCTACAAACATTGATATTGCACAACCTACAATATAATAAAATAATGACATTTTTCTAGGATCATTCTTTTTATTTTCCATTTCAGCTAATCTCCTTACTAATCCCCCAAAAGAAGCTAACAAGGCATTTATGATAAATTCCAAAAAATTGAATTTTTCCATTTAATTATATCCTTTCTTTAGTTTCTATTTTTTGCTTTAATCCTAGACCATACACTATCATATACAGCAAGCATTGTTATAATTGCTATAAAGAAAATTCCTATTGTAAATTGAATCATAATTGTTTGTTCAAATGTTGTATATTTATCAACACATACAATTAAGTAATATTGTGGATCTGTATAAGGAATTTGTTTCCAATATATATTTAAATCACCAATTGGAGTAGTTACAACATATTCACCTACCATGTTATTTTCTATACTACGCCTTAAAGATTGCATCTGCTCTGTATTTTTATCTACCCCGCCTAGCCAATCAAAATCTTTTTTATCTTCTTGACTTGATAATAAAATATTTTCAAAGTCTAAATTTAATAATCTTAAATAAATTCCTTGATCATCATCTAAAGAAGATAATGCTTCATCTAAAATTTTATCAAATATTACTTGATCTGGTACATTCTCTCTTTTTAAAGATTCAATGGAATCAGCTATAATATCAACTGTGTACTTTGCATCATTATATCTACTCATGTAATAAGATTCATTAAAATAATTAAATATATAAAGAAAATACGCTATTAAAATAACACATAATAACAAAGGTAATAATATTGAAAATTTTTTAATATTGTATTTTGTTTTCATATTGAATTTACTCACTCCTTTCAAAAATTTACATAAAAAAGGCTATTGTATATTATTTATGTACAATAGCCTATATTTTAAGCTACTTCATTAGGAATTCCGATTCTAGATAATTTATTATTTGTTACATCATTTTCAAAAGCTTCTAATAAAGTAGAACCTGTATCATCTGATGTATAATCATTTAATACTCTAGCTAATAAAGTTATATTATTTTCATTAATTACAAAAACAAGTTGATTTTGTTTATAATCTGTATTTTTTGCAAATGGTATAATTTTTTGTAATTCTATTATTGATTTTAGTTCATCAATTGCAGCTTTAATATTTGTTGCTTCTAATTGTGAAGTTGTATTATCATATTTAATATTATTTGCATTAGCTGAAATATCAATATCAATTGAGTCATCAGATTCAAAATTAATATCTAAAGAATTATCATTTGATGTAATATTTAATATTTGAATTGCTTGACTATTATCTGCTGGTGATACAGAAGTTTGTGTTATTTTAAATCCATTACCTGTTTCACTATTATCTATTAGAATTGATTCAACTAATTTATTATCTTCCCCTAAAAATGTTTTATCTAATTTATTATTAGATATTTGAGTTATATTATTATCAATTACTTTACTTGAAATAGTTAATTTATCATCAACTAAATTTATATTGATATTTCCTTCTTTTAAAATATGTACAAATGAATTACTTTTTGATTTATTTTCAATTGTAACTTTATTAAATTGCATTGTAATATCTTCTTCTGTATTAGCTATATTAAAATCAGTTAAAAGAGTTTGAGCAATATTACTATCTAATTTCGTATTATCTCTTAATATTTTAGGATTTGTTTCATCTGTATTATCTACTAAATTATAATCTGATGTAACTGTATTTACAATATTTTTATTACTTGCTTGAATATTTCCTTGATTATTTATATATAAATATTTTCCAGCATCTGAGGCATCTTGTTTTATATTTAATTTATTATTATTTAAAGTATCTAATTCAGATTTAATAGTTGTATTACTTCCAGCATTTATATTTATATCTTCTCCTGTTAAAGTTATATTCTTATTTCTATCAGGACTTACATTGTTAACAGTACTAACACTACTTAAATCTGTCAAGTCATACATTTTAGTTAATCCTAAATTATCAGTTCCATATATTTTATTTGTTTCTTTACTTAAAGTAACTTTATCTTGACTAAATTTAGTCAATTCAACCAAAGCGCTTTGAACATCAGTAGAAGCAAGTGATGTTTGACTAGGATCAAATGTTATATCTGATGCTTTTCTAGAAAATAATAAATCCCAATTATCAGCATTAAATGTTTCTTCTGATACTAATCCTTTATTTGCTTTATATAATTTATTATCATATAAACACATTTGGTTTAAACCATATCTAAAATATGGAGTAAAATTACCAATAGAACCAGTAGCTTTTAAATTAACAACAGTATTACCTAATTCATCTACACCCCAAAATGATTGAACTGAACTATCATCAGATTTAAATATGGTCTTTTGTAAAGTATTACCACCTGTTCTAACATCTTTTAAAGTTTTTGAAACAGTCATTATTTGATTTGTATTTTCATTTGTGATATTTAAAGCTGTAACAGTTTTAGCATTCATATCATCAAATGTACTTATAGCTATTTTACCTTGTAACGCTGTTTTTAAATCTTGATTATCATCTACACTACCTTTTAAATTTGCAAATGTTACCAAATAATCTAATCCCATTGTTTCATATAATAATTCTGACCAAGGAGTAACTCCATCTCCTCTTTTTATTCTATGAGTATCATCTTCAACACCATACTCACCTAGGGCTAATATAGGATCATTTATTGTCCATTGTGTGCTTGTATCATGTCTTAAAATGATTGTATAATATTTATTTTCTTCTTCCACTAAAATAACCTCCTTATTTAATTTAAAAACCTAATAACCAATAGAAATATGCTTTTTGCTTATACATTTTGTAACAATCTTTTAGTGATGCTTTATCAAATTTTAAAAGTATTTTTTGTCTTTTTCTTTCTTCTTTATCTAATTTTTTATTTTTTAAAAGTTCTTTTCTTCTTTGTATACATCCTTTACATGAACCTACACAATATTCCCATTGTTTTACTTGATTATCTTCATCTAAATATTTTATTAATTGTTTATGAGTTTCTTCATTTTATATAAAAGGTTCAAAATCTTTTAATTTTTTAAATTTCAATAAAAACAACTCCTTTTATTCTATATCTAATAAAGCAATAACTTGGTCTTTTCTATTTGTAAATTTTATTACTTTACCAATTGATCTACTATCAAAATATTCTTTATCTAAAAAGTCTTTAGATTTTGCCTTACCAGCTTCTCTACTTATGCATAAACGATCTCCTAAATCTACATAACCTGTTACATTTACTTTTTGTGTACCATTATAAGCTACTTGTATAACTTTAGATTTATCAATAGAAGAATCACCAGCATCAATCATTATAGTATCTACTTTTGATGAATTACCTCCATTAAGTATAATATCATCTTCTCTAACTTTAGAATTACCTGCATTTACAGTTTCAATATTTAATATTGTATTATCACTAGAAATACAAACACCTATAATTAAACGAGAATTTATTAATAGTTCTTCTTTGTTGTTATATACAGCTTTTTTTATTAAAGATGTATCAGGATCTAGCATTATTATATCGCCTACATCAATTTGTTCAGAAGGTATGGCTTTTCTATAAAAATCAATATTAGCCATTTAACAAACCTCCTTTATCCATAAATTTTTTGTTCGATTTCAGTATATCTAGATGAAGCTTGTGTATTAGTTTCAAATGTTTCTATTTTTTTAGCTCCATTAACATAAACATATATAATTCTTGTATCATCATGTTTATCTATATAGAAATTATCTAACCAAAATAAATTTAACATATCTCCAGAATTTAATTTAATAAACATATTTATTATGCCTCCTAATTATTTATTATTATCATTAATATTTTACTTAAACAAATAAAAAGAATTGATATATTTTTTATATACCAATTCTTTTAAATATTTATATTTAAATTTTAAAATTATTCTAATATTGTTGTATCTCCAGATTCTACATAATCTTGATATAAAGAAATTATTTCATCTACAGAAGCCTCTGGATGATTTATTATATATTTTTTAATCATATGACCTTCTTCTACTTCAGCTGGTGAATCTAAATCTATTTCTAATTCATTTAATACTTGATCATATTTAGTTTGAATTGCTTCTTCTTCGGGAGTTAATTCATCAGGAGTTAATTCATATGTCTCATTCAATTGAGTAGCTTTTATATATCCCCAATCACTTTCATCATTTGGATTTTGTATTTCATACATATCATCTGTAAATTCTACAAATGAATTATCTTCTCCTTCTTCATCAGAAGCATTTTGTCCTTTCCAATAATGAGCTGGAATAGCTTTTACTATTTCATACTCTTTTCCTTTATAAGGTACTATATCACCTTTTTTATATTTTAAGTTTGATTCTTCTTTTAAATCTAATTTAGATTCTAATTTAGTTAACCAATCACTCAATTGTTTTGTTGTTACAGTTAAAGTTGTTGGTACTTCTAAATCTGCATAATCAGGATTTATATCTATAACTTTACCTTTTACCCATTGAGATCTATCTTGTGTATATTTAGGACCTCTTGCATATGGTATTGTTATTTCATCACCAACTTCTAAATCATTTACATTTTTTACACCTTCAACTTTTTTAGATTCATCTAATGGTATATCTTCTAGATGAAAAGCGCTTTTAATGGTATTTAATTTATTTATATGATCTTCTTCATCTGCTATAATTTCTTTTATTTCTTTTTCTAATACTTGATATAAACTAGGTATTAATGTTTCTTTAGCTTGTTTTAAAAATGAATTATAACCATCAATAGCTGATTGCTCATCAACAATTAAAACATCAATAGTACTGTTTGTTGTTTCTACAGCTAATTTATCTTCTTCTGTTGGATTTTCAACTTCACTTACAGCTTGTTCTACATCTTCTTGAGTTTGAGTTTGATCTTCTCCAGTACCTTCTAATTCCTCTTCTTCATGTAATTGTTTTGATTCTGTAAATTTAGCACCTTTATTTAATTGTTCATAAACACTATCAGTTGTAGCTCCTGTGATTAAAGCGTCCATTCCTACCTCAACGATTTGTTCAATAGCATCTTCTTCATCTGTTGCTCCAAAGTCAAATATAGAACTAAGTAAATCAAAATTATTTTTAACCCAACCTGTTAAATCCACATTAACAAAATCAATACTATTTATTTTTTCTTCATCAATAGGATTTGCTAATTTTAAACTTTTAGCTAATCTTACTAAAAATTCTTGAGCTGGATCATTATCTGCATCTTCTATATCTACACTATACGCTACAACCATATCATACGTATTATCTCCAATATCAATATCTTCAAAATCTTTATGTTCTAATAAATCATATAAAGTATCTATTTGATTTGATTCTGTTTTTATTGATTTATTTTCATTTAATTTTTCTTTTATATTTTTTATTAAAGCAAGTACATTATCTTCTTCAATACCTATTTCATCTTCAGGATCTGTATTTGTTACTTCACTTCTTTTATTTATATAATCTTGTGTATTAGATTTTTCAGTATCTATCATATCTATTATTTCATCATATGCATCATCATCTATTTCTCCCTCTTCATATAAATTTTCTATTTGTTCTTCTAAATCATCAAATGTATAGGCATTTAAAGTAATTCCTTCTTCTTTTTTCTTTTTCATTTTTAAATCCTCCTTTTCATTTATTAAATTTTTATTTTCTAATAATTTAAAGAAATCCTTATCTTTATTTTTTAACATATTTATTATTTGAGGTGTTGACATATCTTTATCTGGAGTATATTTTAATTCTTTTTCCTCTCCATTTTTAACGATATATTTTAATGTATATTCTTGATCTTTATTATACACGAAATATCATCTCCTTATTTATATTTTAATACCATTCTTCTTCTTCATCTTCATCATAATCATCTTCTTCATAATAGAAAGGACCATCACAATCATAAATACTACCTTTTGTAGACTCTGATGCAACTTTATCTAAATAATCAAAGTTTAAATATTTATCATTTAATTCTTTTAAAACCTCTTCATAACTATCAATACTTGTTTTAATTTTTTCTAATATTTGAGCAGCTCCTGGAACATATTTATATAACCAGTTTGCATAACTAGTCATATCATTACCATTTGAAAAATCATATCTATCTCCATCATTGTAATATTTGTATATTAATTTAGATATAGCTGTCATTATTTGTTGTGCAAATGTTTCTCCTTCTCCATCTCTAGGTAAATATTTAGCTTCAACTTCTTCAGTTTCCTTAGTATTATAATATGACCATGGTACACTAGCCTCAGTTTTCTTTTTTGTATTATAACTTTCATTTAATAATTTTATTGTTTCTTCTATAATATCTTTTTTCATTTTTAAATCCTCCTTTATTTATTTTTCATTATTTTCCTGATCTTCTTCAGTATCTACATTACTTTGATTATCAATAGTATTATCGTTATTATTACTATCTTCATTATCGTTGCTAATATCTTTATCAACATCCTGCAAATCTTCTTCATTATTTTCTTCATCTTGGTCATTATTAGCATCATCCTTACCAAATAATTTCGTATAGAATCCTTTCTTAGCATTTTGTCTTGCTAATTCATTTGGCAATGTTAATTCTTCTCCTTCTTTTACTCTTAAAAATTTATTTACATCATCTATACGTTTAACTATGAAATCCATAACAGTACTTGTTACTTGTTGTAGCCATTTCTTATTACTTAACATAGAAATTAGATGTTTACAAATTGAACCATAATCATTTGGATTAGTTATTTTAGCTTCTCTATTTTCAGGTTTACCATATTTATAACCAAATTTAGTTGCCATATATGCAAATCTATATTTGAAATCAGGACAAGTACAATCTACTTTTATATCCATACCATCAATTGAATTCATTATTGCAGCAGTAATTCCTTTTGTATTAATTTGATAATTTGGATTTTTTTCAGCTTCTACTTGAATCCAATATAAAATATTTTCCATTTCTACAGTATCCCAATAATCTCCTACTCTACAAGTAACTCTTAATGAATTAGTTGTAAATACAGATGTAGTATCAATATCAACAATTGAAAATCCTTTATATCCAGGAGCTTTATTATATCTTGTTATTGTTTGAGATTTAGCTTTTGCTAACATATCATTTCTACTTACTTCTTCTATTTTTTGTTTAGATTCCGTTTTAATTTTAGAATTTAATTCTTTTTCAGTTTTTTCTATACAATCTAATATATATTTATTTGTACTAATTTCATCCATAAAATCATCTTTAGGATTATCTGTATAATTATTCTCTATAACTTCCTTGACAGCATTTATTTTAGACCTTCTTTTATCTTCCATATACCAGTCACCGTTATTATATATATAAAAAGCTAATACATCTCCTACTTTTAATTTTCCATATTTTTTAACTAATGTATCAACTTCATTTAATACTTGTTGTTTTGTAGGCATTATATTTGATGTATCTTTATCCTCTTTTAATTGAATTTTTCCTTTACAATATTTATTACCAGTTTCTATTAATTTCATTAACTGTTCATAATTATAAGGTTCAACAAATTTATTTTCATATTTTTTATATACATTTAATGTTTTTTCTTTTCCATACTTTATAATGATTTGTGGTATATCTGATTCTAAAGTATTACTGTGTGTATTTAACGCTGATATATTAGATACCACTAAATCTATATCACTAATTTCGTTTGGTGTTACATCCCTATATAATATATATTCTGTATCATTTTGTTGTCTTAAGACCCTTTCATCTTTATTTACTTGAAACGTTATTGTAGCTCCACCATATCCATATCCTCTTACAGTTGAACACCAAATCCCAGAACCTTCTGCCTCACTACCTTTTCCATATACATCTAATCTCATGCCACCCTTAATACCTTCTTTAGATATTTTAATAGCATTTTCATTAGTTGTATTATGATATAATGTTATTAAGGAATTATCCGATTCAGTTTTTTTATCTTTAGCATCATGTAAGGCATCTTCATATTCTTTTAATAATCTCTGTAAATACTGTATATGATGTTTATATTTATTTTTATCTGCATCATATTTAGCTTTATTTAATCTTGCTTGTATAGTTGCTATACGTTTTTTAGTTCCATCTATTTGCATAGTTAATCCAAAAGTATCATTATATCTAGGAATATCACTATCATCTGCATATTGTAAAGATTCGTTCAATTTTTTATTTTCCTCTACTATATGCATATCTACATCTTTATGACTTGGTTGTAATTCATCTTTAAACTTCTGTAGTTTTTCTTTGTTATCATTATAAGAAATATCAAAAGATTTTCCATCCTGCATTCCCTTTAATACATATCCTTCTGTTAAAGATATTTTCATTACATTGTCATATACTTCTTTTAGCTTATTATATTTATTAAGTGTATCTTTATATAAAAATGGATATTTTTCTTTATCATATGTCTTTATATCTTTTTTTAAATTATTTAATTCTTTTTTTAATTGTGATACTCTTGTGTAATTAGTATTATCAATTAAATACATATCTCTATTATCTAATATAGATATATTACTATATCCATTTGCTTTTAATTCTCTTTCAAAATCTTTTTTAGAATTATAATCTCTATCTTCTATTGTAGAATATTCTCCACTTGTTTTATCTTTAACATAAGCTATTAGATGTATTCCTTCTGTTATTAAATGACCATTAGTATAAAAATTTTCTAGATCTTTAACTAATTCTTGTTTAGTCCATCCTGATTTTTTAAAATCTTTCCAATATTTATTAAAGAAGTTTCCTTTAGTATTATATATAATATTTTCAGCACTTTCTATTTTATCATCTTTATTTAGAAAATCCTTTACTTCTTTTTTAGTTAAAAAATTATTCCAATCTATACTAGCTTTTTCTTCTAATTTATTTTCTTCTTTTTCTATTACATCAAAACTTTTACTATCTATATCTTTTAAATTATAATACTCTAATCCTTGATCAAATTTACTTTCAGTACTTTCATCAGTATCATAATCTTTATTACTAATAATTACATTTTTACTATTCATATCTGCTTTTTGTAATTTATCAGAAGATTTAAATTTTGAAGATTTATCTTTATAAGATTGTAAAATTTTTAACATTTCATTAACTGTCTTATTTTCATAATTAGATGCTTTAGCATTAGGGTTTATAGCTTTTATTTTATTGAATATATCTGTTTTTTGTCTATCCCACATATAATTTTACTCCTATCTTTTTTACTATATGTATTATATAATAAATTTTAAAAAATGTAACGGGTTTTTATAAATTTTTTATATAATTTATGCCTTCAATATTATTTTACAATTAAATAAGGTTAGATGATAAAATCTAACCTTATTAAATATTAATATTTAATTATTTTTAATATCTTAAAACTTGACCTGGATATATAGTATAAGGTGATTGTATTCCATTTTTAGAAGCTATATCTTTCCAATTTACTCCTAATTTTTGTCCAATACCAGATAGTGTATCTCCTGATTTAACTGTATATGTTTTTGTATCTGTATTTCCACCTTCTCCAGGTATTGTTAAAACTTGACCAGCATAAATTGTATATGGAGAATTAATATTATTTGCAGATGCAATTGATTTCCAATTTACTCCTAATTTTTGTCCTATTCCTGATAAAGTATCTCCTGATTTAACTGTATATGTACTTTTTGACACATTATTTGATGATTGTGAATTTGATGAAAGTTTTAAAACTTGACCTGGATATATAGTATATTTTGGACCAGCTATATTATTGATAGATGCTAAATCTTTCCAACTCATACCATACTGAGAAGCAATCTTTGATAAATTATCTCCTGATTTGACTGTATATGTTTTATCAGTTGTTGCTGTTCCTCCATAACTTTGATTTACAAGTTTTTGTATTGCATCATAATCGTATCCTGCAGCTTTTAAAGCATCTTCTCTTTCTTTACCATTACCCCAAAGTCCAGCTTTTACTTCTTCAGCTAATTGCTCATTTGTTTTTGTTATAACAGGTATATTAGATTCTCCAGAATCAATACCTTGTATTAAGTTAGGATAATCCAAATATGCATAATTTGCATCTAAGCTTCCATTATATCCTGAAAATCTAGCTTGTGAGGTGAATTGCCATAATGTTTTATCACTTCTTTCAGAAGCTTGAACATTTAATCCTCTTTGACTTCCACCACTTGTTGGCCATTGAGCTACCCATTTATCATATGGATTTAATTCACTACCAGCAAGTTTACCACTAAACCAACTAGATGATGCATATATACCTACATAATATCCTTGAGCTTCAACCATACTACAGAATTTAGCACATATAGCTCTTAAAGTACTATTTGAAGGCATACCATTTCTTTGTTTATATCCATCTGCATCTTCCATGTCAAACCAACAACCATATGAATAACTATCTTTATATGGTGCAATGGCATTTAAAAAAGCATTAGCTTCTTTTTCAGCTCCGTTTACATTTAAAGCATATGAGTACCAATAAAATCCAAAAGGTATTCCTAAAGATTTACATAGATCTGCATTTCTTTTAAATTTATTATCAATTGTTCCTTGTGTACCATATCCAACTCGAATAATAACAAAGTCTATTTGATTTTTTAAAGTAGCTAAATCAATATTACCTTGATGAGCTGATATATCAATTCCTCTTTTTGCCATTATTCTTCAACTCCTTCCATAGACATTTCATCTTCGTTGTATTCAGGTTCTGTTCTTTGTAGTTCAGCATTTCCTAAGTTTTCTTCTTCCATAAATTATCACCTCTTTACTTATTCTATTAATATTTTACATTACTTTACCAAATCTATCTGTTATTCTAAAATTAAAATTATTTATACTAAAATAATTTGAATCAGTTGTTTCAATTTTAAATCCAGTTATATTAGTACTATTAAATGGAGATAATATAGTCCTTATTAAAACATTTATGGTATCATTACCATTAACCGTTCCACCAGAACAAATACAATTTAACGAAGTATTATTAAAACAAATAGTTCCTGAATATAAAAAAGAATTTCCTACTATACCTCTACCTATCATCAAACCTCGATTAAAATTATCATTTGTTACATTATCCAATTTATTATTCATAACTCCTGATATATTTACTCTAGACGTTACAGGAATACCACTTAAAGGTGTTAATAATAATGAACAAGTATCTCCAACATTACCAACAAAAGAACCACATACCTCAAAATGATAAAATTGTCCTCTATTAATAACCAAATCTGATATAGTTAAAGTAACTATATTTGAAGCAGAATACTGATAATCACCATCAAAACATGATTGCAAGTTTATATTTGCCCCCCCCCAATCAATCTTTTACCTATTACACTTCCAGCTGATGTAATAGGACTAAATATATTACCGTTTTCATCTTTTATATACTTACCATTTACTTGACTCATAATTTTCTCCTTTCAAATATAATAATTAATAAATACCTGTTACTACTATACCAACTTTTGATATACTATCATTTCTTTCTATAGATACATTACCAGCATTATTTGAATATACAAATAATCTAATTTTTTCTCCTCCATGCAATTCAACAAATGGATTGCAAACATATATATTTGAAACAGGAACATCATATGTTGTTGTGATATAAGCTTCAGCTGAAATATTTTCATTTGAAGCATCTATTGCAATACCTAAATACACTTCTCTTGCAATAGAAGAAGAAATTGTAGCAAATGCTTCTATTTTTGCATATAAAGTTCCTATTCCTGCCTTAACACCAATTGATTGACCATCTCCATTGTTTACTAAAAATCTATTATAAGGATATGCCCAATAATTAGAAGTAGTAACAACTTGTTTTGCAAATCCTCCTTGTAAATTATAAATTAAATTATTTCCTAAACTTGTTAAACTTGCATATTCTAATTTATTGCTTATAGGTTGCCCCTCCCCCGTTACTACAGTAAAGGGACTTACAATAGGTGAAAAAACTTGATTATCTTCATCTTTTAAATATTTTCCTTTAATTGTTGACATCTAAATCTCCTCCTAATATTTAAATCCATATATTTTATACGGAACTAATAAATTATTATTTATTTCATTCGAAAAACCATTAGTATATACATTAACTTCAGTTAAATAACATGAATCAAAGGCTATACTATTCACATTTGAATTATCAAGTATTCTATTCCAAGTTCTTATTGTATCTCCAGATCTATCAGAATAGTTTAAATCAGAACTTGTACCTTTTTCTAAAAAATATGAAAATCTACGATTTATTGTAGAACTATTATTTCTTATAACTTGTATTATTATATAATCAAAATCTGTTGTATTAAGATTTATTGTTTTAGCTTCAAATAAAGCTGTTGGATTAGAATTTATCCAAATTTGTTTGGGGCGCCAAGCCCCCCCCCACTCATTATACAATCAATATGAGTGATAGGACTAAAAATATTATTGTTTTCATCTCTTAAATATTTTCCATTAACATTACTCATTAAAGTAGCTCCCTTCTATATTAATATAACTTGTTCATACAATCTACAATTAACTTTATATAATTTCTACCATTCTCACTAGCATTATTTGGTAAAGCAGTAATAACTTCAATTTTAACTTTATTATCTCCACTTAATTCATATATATTTTGATTAAATTTTACATTACTTCTATCTGTATCAAATATCGCCCAATTATTAACACTCGTTTGTATACCTAATACTGTATTATAAACAATATCAAATATATCTTTATATATAATATCATCAATATTAACAGTTACATTTCCACTTGATAAAGGATTTATTGGATATACATTATATAATCTAATACTCCAATTTCTCATTCTATTAAAATGATCAGCTAATATTAAATCACCTTTATTAACACTAAAAGATATAGATGATTGACTTAGATTTACCAAATCTGACCATTCTGACCATACAGGCTGATAATAATTTTTTTGAACTCTAACTTGCATACTATATAAAGTTGTAATTGGAAATCCCGTGACTAATGATGGATTAATACAAATTCTTGATTTATAGCCTAAATTAGATGTACTAAATGCTTTATCCTCTATTACAGCTTCACTTGTCATATTTTCAGTATTACCTTTAAAAGCAAATACAAAATTATTATTAATACGAACTTCAATATTTCTATAATTATAACTATTCAAAATATCCTCATTATAAGTATCATAATCAGTATCTTCAGGTAATTCAAATAATATTCTGAAATTTGGATTATGCCATTGTGTATTATTAATAGGATAAGAAATAACAGGTTTATGTAATCTTCCTAAAGGCAATATAAATGGATAATCTAATGCAGGTCCTTCAGCTTTACCTGAATTATCTGGTTTATTATAAAATGCCGTTATAGATATATAATTCAAAATACCTCTTTTTAATTCTTTAGCTATATCAAAAATCCTATTTGCTGTTAAATTTGATGTATTAACTTCAAAGGTTTTAAATAATTTAGTCTTTGCTTTATCTTCATATATTCTTATAATATAACCATCTATAACCCCTCCATCTGCATTTGAAGGATATGTCCATTGAACATAAACATTAGGTACATCATCAATATATACATTACTTCCAGCAGATATAGAATTACCTGTACTATTATTCTCTCTATATATTAAAGATACAGGAGAATTATTTATATTAGTATCATTATCAGGTCTATATTTAGGTCTAAACTGTACAGATATATTTTGTTGAAGAACAGTACTATCAACACTTGAAGATGGATTATTTCTTTTAATAGAAATAACAGTATCTACTTTATCTTGACTTCTTTGAGCTACACTAAAATGATTATCTATAATTGTTTTATTTAATGTTTGAGTTTCATTTACTAAAGCATTATTTTCTGATTGTGTAGGATTATTATTAGAACTTTGAAACCAAACATTATCTGTATTAAATTTTAAATATGTTATAAAATTATTTTCTCCTGTATAATTTCCTATATAATTATTCCATCTTTTGGCATTTGTTTGCCAAGTTAAAGTTGTATTTCCAGTTCCTGAAAAATTAAGATTATTTAAACTAAAAGAAGATATTAAAGGAGTTCTATATGTATATAAAGTAATAGAAGTACTAGCTGTCCAATCTCTTCTTTGAGTATGTTGTCTATATGCTTGAAAAGAATAAGAAGAACCATCGCTAACACCTTTTTGATTAGGATAAAATCCATAAGTACCACCACTATTACCTATATCCCAATCTTCTCTATTTCCATTTACAATAACCCATGTATCTGTATCAGTATTATCTCCTGAGGCATTTCCATCTATCCACATTTCTCTTCTAGTATCATATCTAGATATAATATAACTTGTACTACAACCAATTGTAGGTTGTTTATATGGATTATAAGGTAATTCTGATATAGGAATACTAGCTAATAATGTATCAGCCCAACCTTTATCACAATATAAAGCAGAACTTCCTTTAGAACCAAATCTACAGTTTATATATACATTACCATTACCATTTGTCCATGAAGTTGAAAAAGATACATTAAAAGGTTTTCCATTATACATATTTTCAACATTACCATGAATTTGTGAATTATCAATACTATTAAATGAAGCAGATAAACCATGTCCACTATAAGCTTCACCATATGAGCCTCCATAAGGCATATATATATTACCTGATACAGATACTGTAACAGATGCATCTGATTCAGAATTTCTTGTGATACTAACAGTTCCTGTAAAATTCATTGTAGGTCCAGCATGTATTTGAACATTACTAACATATCTAGATGCAGTTGCCATTATTTATCTCCTTTCTTATAATAATAAAAGCTGGTATTTTTATTTACCAGCTTTATTAAATAATTATTTTTCACTTGTTTCTTCTTGCTCTGTTGCTTCTGGTAATTCTTCAATTACTGTGTTATTTTCAATTGTTTCTTGATCTGTATTTGTAATTCCTTGTTTTAAACCATATACAGCAGATTCAATTAACATGTTTAACTCTGATTCAGATATTGTTATACCTTTTTCATTTAATATAGTAGATGCTTGAGTTAAAGCTTTTTGTAATTTTTCAGGACCATCTAATTCTTTATATACTTGTTGAGCCCATCTAACTACACTATCTACAACAGTTTGAACCGTTTCATTTTGAACTTTCTCGTTGTAAGTTTTCTTAATTTTATTACCTATTACACCTAATATAACAGCTATAATTGATGCAATAGCAGGTAATAAAATATCTAAACATTGATTTAAAATATCTAACCAGCTCATATATTATACCTCCTTCATTAATAAAAAATTAGTAGATGATTATATTCATCTACTAATATTTTACATTAATTTATTTCTTTTTGTTTTAATATCCTATAACTATAAAATTAACATAAAAGCCTTGTACTCTAACATTACTAAATAATCGCACCCAATTATTATTAGATGCACTAATTCCTACATAATCAGCACCTGCACCATATTCAAAACATGCCATAGGCATATTAAATACTTTATATCTACAATTTTCTGGATAATTAACAGTAAATACATATTTAGTTGAAGCAGCATCAGGTGTAAAATCCATACTATGAGCTCTTCCCCAATGTATTAATAATCCATTAGGTAAATAGCAATATCCATTTGATTGACTTTGAGATCCTACAAAATCTGCTATACTATTTCCTTGAGGTCCTATAACAGATTGAGTACTTGTAATAGGACTAAATACATTATTATTTTCATCTTTTAAATATTTTGCTTGTACAGACATAAAAATACTCCTTTCTATATTGGGAGTATTCATAAAATATACTCCCCCCCCCAAGCATTTATATAATATACTTGAGAGAGGTTTGTAATTCATTTTAAATTAAAATTTAATAAACTTTTCTATTAAATTAAACATCTTATATTGATTTATCTAAAAATTGTTTTATTTTTGATTTTAACAAAGATTTAAAGTATTTATTATCTTTCTTCTTCTAATTCTTGTATAAAATCTAATTCATCTTCAATAAATTGTCTTGTTTCTCTTTTTACTTTAGCTCTATTAAATTTTTTACGTTTTTCATAATCTTCTTTTGTATTATCATATGCAGGTATTGTTATACAATCTTCTCCTATATCAAAATCTAAATCTATTTGAATTGGTTGTTTAATATCTATACCTTTTTGAGAGGGTATCAATGTACCTATAGACATTTTATAGTTTCTAATCATATCATTTATAATTTCTTCTTGATCTCTAGGTAGAGAATGCATATATCTATGAGCTAATTCATTAATAATAGAACCATTTTCATCATTTGTTTTTCCACCTTCAGATCTATGTTTTAAATGATGATATGTCATATTACCTTCTAATTGTTGTATCTTTTTACCTGTATATCTAGTTTCTCTTAAAAACATTTTATAAGTTTTTATTACTCTTAAAGCTTCTACTTGTTCTTCTATATGTGCTTTTTTGAACATACATCCTTTTCCGTATGTTCTTTCTAAAGATCTTCTACCTTTTGTATTATCACTCATATAAACACTTCTTTCTTTTGAAGTTACAATAAAAATTATCTTAAACCATATAACTTATATAAATAACGATCTGCATGTACACTATTTATATGAAGGAAAATAAATAATGATTTTTATTAGTTAATTATTTTCATATATACTTTCCCATCTTCACTAGGTTTTGTAGCTTTACCAATTACAAATCTATCTAATGTGTTTGTTACTTCCACAGTACCATCAGACATTACTCTTAATAAATTACCAGTTCTTACAGGACAATTTACTTTAACCCAAACTCTACCAGCTAAACCAATTAAAACTTTTTGATCTGCATCTAATTCAGCTCCACCTAAAATTAGTCCAGCACTATCTTCACTTGAAACTACTCCAGCAACTCTTAAAGTATCTTCAGTATTTTTAATTTTAGTTACTTTGCCATTATCTGTAAAACATACTACATCTCCAGGCTCAATAACTTCAGTATAATCTTCTTTTTCCATATATTCAGCTAAATCGTTATATACAGCATTATATACTTTAGAACCTGTTATAGTACCAGAAGTATTTAAATTACCACTTGCATCTACTTTAAACTCAGAATTATCATATGTACTTCCACCAACTGCAAATGTTCCATTTACTACAGTATTACCTGAATATAATGGTTGCGTTCCTGAAGCTCCAACATAGAAAGGTCCACTTGTTCTTAATGAATTAGCATTATTATCTTTTGTTATAGTAGCATCATTAGTACCTCTCTTAAATGTTATTACTCCATTTGATGTGACTAAACCATTTCCTGTTACTATTCCTGAAGCTACTAAATTTACTAAATTAAAATCTCCATCTAAATTTAATTTCTTTTGACCTATAATTTTAGATAATGTGATATCATAAGCAGCATTTCCATCTTTCCAAACTATAGAAGCAGGTCTTGTTGGATTTAATAATTCTATTTTAGCATCATCAAATACTTTTGTATGTATTGTATCTCCAGAATTTCTCAATAAAATATATGAATTATCAGTAGCAGTTAATGTTGGATTTGTTAAAATAATATTATCAGGTTTAAAGTTTATAGTATTACCATTTGTTGTAATATTTTCTCTTAACCACCATTCTGTTCTTGATAAATAAGTCTGAGGTAAAGAATCATCACTACCTAAATATAAAGTATTTATAACTCTTAAATTCTGTCTATATATTCCATTTGGTACTATATCTAAATAATTAACATTATTTTGTAATAAACTTACATTTTGTGTTGCATTACTATATTGCCAAATTGCTTTTCCTAATGTTTGTTGAATAGTATCAGTATCTACAAAATCAATGTCAAATTTCAAATCAGGAGCAACAGCTGTATCTGTAAATGATGCTTTATCATCACTTAAAGTTAATTTAGGTCTATCATTATTAGTGCCTATTTGAACAGATTCATTACCTTTTATAATAGTATCTGATTCACTTTGAATTATAATATCTTCAGGATTTGTAATATGTAGAGCGTAATTATCATTTTTATTAATATAGATACTTGCATCTCCCAAATTAACATTAGTTTGATTTTCAGTACTATCAAATTCTAGTCCATGATCTGTACCATCTATATAATAAATATTTCCAGTATCTCCACCATTACCGTCTTTATTGATAAAGTTTGTTATATATTCAACATCTTTTTCATCAATAACTCCATCATGGTTTACATCTGCAAGAATTGTTTGTAAAGCATCAGGATCTTTAGTTTTATTAATAAACTCATTAATTAAATCCAAATCAGCTTGATTAATTACACCATCTCTATTAACATCACCATAAAATTGTAATTTATCATTATCAGCTTGAGGATCTTTTATTGTTATATGAGAACCATTTTCATCAGTGTTCATAATAATACCAGGATTATTATTTTCTCTATTATCAGCAATTATAATTGGACCATATACAGTATCTCCTTCTTTACTAAAATACCAATCAGGTAAATTATAAATTAATTCTTGTAATGTTAATCTTGTAACATCTGGATGTTTTGGATCTTCAAATTTTCCTAATACATCTTCTGCCCATATTCTACCATATTTATCTTCATCTTCTACAATTTCAGTAAAATCTTGTCCATCCCAAGTTATTTGACCTAGATATAACATATCCATATCTGTTTGTGGATCTGGTTTTTCATTAAAATAAGATAAATATACACCTTCAAATGTAGTTGTAACACCTACTTTTAAATCACCTAAAACATTACTTGAACTATCTCTAGCTAGTTTAAAAGCTAAATGATAAGTACCTTGATTTACAGGAGGGTCAATTCTTAAAGTATTTGTCATTATTAAATCCATACCATTAATACTACATTGACCAGTACCAATTTGTAATTTTAAAGCATTAGTACCTTCATCATTAACTTTTGTAATTTCAAAAGAAGGTTTTACTATACAGAAATTTTTAGATGATAATCTAGTAACTATTCTAGCCATATTATATTCTAAATTTAATTTTCCATCATCCTCTTGATTTGATCCAGGATAACATGTTATATCTTGCCCTGGATATCTTACAACTATTTGATTTTCATCCATGTAAGTGCCTCCTTAAATTATATTTTAATCTCATTAATATTTTACATAAAAATAAAAGAGTATATATTTAATTTATATACTCTTTATATTTCCTAATTTATTTATTATTCTATTCACTAGCTGCTGAAATTTCTATTTGCGCAGTTTGTTCTTTTGTTGTACTATTTTTATCAGTAACAATAACAGTTATATTTTTCGTACCAGCAGTATCTATACTAGCTATGTTTTTAACTGTTGTTCCCTCTATAGTAAATTCAGCATTATCTTGTGTATCAGCTTTTAATGAATATGTATAAGGAGCAATTCCACCTACACTTGATAAATTAGCTACAACTGTATTTTCAGCTAAAGGTGCTTGTAAAGATTCAACAGGTGTTATATTTAAAGCTGATATAGCAGGTGTACCTACTGAAACTGTTATATTTTTAGTTGCTGTTTTATTATTTTTATCAGTAACTTTTAATGAAACTTTATAATCTTTCTTTACTAAAGGTGTTGTATTAACTTTTAATTGAGTTCCTTCAACTTTAAAGCTAGCATTATCAGCACCGTTTAATTCATCCTCTTTAAAAGAATATGTTATAGGAGCTGAACCACCCTCTACTGACATTGTTGCTACAACAGCATCTGCTTGTACATTAGCATTTCCTTCTTCTAAACCACTAGTTGGAGATACTGTGAAACTAGTGATTTCTGGGTAAGCAGCTAATACATTTATTTCATCAGTTTCAGAATATGTTTCTTTTGTTGAATCCAAAGCTGATAAAGTAATTGAATATGTACCTTCTACTAAATCATTTTTAGCTTTAACAATATTATCTTCTAAAATAAATTTATCAGCATCTGTACCAGATAAAGTATATTCAACTGGTTCAGTTCCTCCTTTTAAACTTAAAGTAGCGATAGTAGCATTAGCTTTACTATTATCTTCTCCTTCTCTTATGTTTGGTGTTATTGTTACAACAATATCTGTAATATCTGGTCCTTCATCTTCTAAAGGTAATTCAAATTCTTCACATTGTTTATTAATTAAAGCTAAATCTTCAGAAGTAGTAGCTTTAACACTTAAACTTTCATTAACTTTAATTGTTACAGGTACCATTATACATTTATCTCGTAAACTTATAGTTATATCTTCGTCTTTGTCATTTACAATTCTTTTATTTGCTGGTAATTGACTATAATCTTTAATCATATATATAATCTCCTTTTATAAAAATCTCTATTAATATTTTACAATAATCTATTACATCTATCATATATTATTTTTATATAATTTCTTCCGTTTGGACTATCATCTTCATTACTTAAAGCTGTTATAATTTCATTTGTTGGAGTAAAATTATTTTCAATCGCATTTTGATAATCAAATTTAACTTGTTCTTGTCCTTCATCAAAAGGACCATAATTATTAACTAAATTTTTTACAGCTGTTATTTTTTCAATTAAATTAGTATAAGGGTATTGATCTGCATAAATAATATCAATTTTACTACTAACATTTTGAGGTATATTTACCCAATTTATATTATAACTAGTTCTTACTCTATTAATTAAGGCTTTTGCATTATTATAATGAGACGCTAATATTATATCTCCTACATTAGGATTAAAAGTAGCTCTTGTTACTGTTATATTTTTTACATCAGACCAAACAGTCCACATTGAACTAACAGAATTAGCTCCATATTTTTTCTTTACTCTTATTCTTATTGAGTATAAATTTATATTAGTAGGAAAACTTGAACATGCACTTGGATTAATAACTATTTTTCTTAAATAAGTTAAATTTTCAACTAAAGCACTAAAGCATTCAGGTGCAATTATAGCCCCTTGGGTACCTCCTTCGCTTTGAGCTAAACAAATAGTTAAAGATCCATTTATTTGCACTTCTATATTTTCATATCTATAATCTTCATCTTCATAACCTTTATCTGCATCTACAGGCAATGTAAAACACAATCTAAAATTAGGATTTAACCAATCAGCATTTTGCACTGGATAATCAATAACAGGTTTAGCTAAATCAGAAGATAATATAATAAAATCAAATATTTCTATAGTACCTTTATTATAATACCAATATTGACTAGGATCTGTACTATCATTTGCAAAATATGGTGTTATATCTAATTTAGTTAATTGTATTCTAGGAATATCTGCTTTTGGTATAGTATAATCTTGATTTTGAGTATAATATGTTTTTACAATATTGCCTTTAGCATCATATAAACGAATCCTATATCCTTGTGTATAACCAGCTTCTATACTTAAATCATCATAAGCCCAAGCAACATTGATGCCTGATAAGTTACTATCATTAATTACAATTTGACCTTTTGATACACTAGACCCAGCATTACTATTTCTTCTATATATAACATTATTACCAATAACTCCTATTTGAGGTCTATATAAAACCACAAAATTACCTGTAGCAGTTTCATCTGACCACCAATCAGCACTAGGACTATATCTTTTCATTTCAATAACTACATTTTGATTATCATATTGTTTTGGAACTAATGATCTAATTTGAGCTGCTGTTTGTGTCCATGTTGTTACATTACCAGCATTACCCCAATCAGTATATGTTGTATCTGAACCTCTTTTTAATCTACATCTAGTTTGAAATTCTGATTCATAAGCTGTCCACATTCTATTATTGATATTTGCTATTGTAAATGAATTAGCTGTATTAGCATTTTGTCTTGGTAAATTTATAGTTATATTAGTACCAATTACAGGTTTTTGATAAGTATATATTGGATAACCATCTTGAGGATTCCAAGAATTTGGTGATAATGCTTCTCCTCCTTTAGATACTAAAGTAACTCTATATCTATTAGCATTTGTAAATCCTTGAGCAGATCTTAATGTAACACTATCCCATACACCATCACTAGAACCACTAACATCTCTTAATTTAGGTTCCCATTTAACTCCCCAAGATGTAGCATTATAATCATGAATAGCTAATGTAATAGGTACACTACTATTAGATCCAGCATTATAACTATAATGAAAACTCCAAGAACTTACATCTACTCTACCAATCTTTGTATAATCATTTGGATTCAACCATATAGAAGAAGGAGTATAAGGATCTGGTACATAAACTGTAAGTTCTCCTACTATAACATCAGCATATCCCCAATCACAACCACCTGATTGACCACAAACTAAATGTATTTGAATTGTTTTATTTCCTGCTCCAGTATTAACAGAGCCTGAAAAATCAGTACTTCCATAATATGAACCATGAGTTACTGTAAAATCTCCAGTTCTTACTCCTCCAATAACAATATATCCAGTTACATTATAACCATAACTACCATCTGAATATACTCTGTTATTTGTTACATTTCCCCAAACATTTATAGTAGTACCTGATATTGAATAATCAAAAGAGCCTGTAGCTCTCATGGCTGGATGACTTCCATGCCAAGTAGAATTAATTGATGCCACTTATATTTCTCCTTTCATTTGATTATATAGCCCAAATATATACTGTTACTCCATTTGTTGATATAGCTGATGTACTACTTAATTTAATTGTATTAGCATCAACAATAGTATTATTAATAAAACATTCTTCCTTAGTATCTGTCATTCTACATTGAACTATAACATTATTACTATTTAAATTATGATTAATTGTATAATCTGTTGCTGTCCCATTTCCTATAGTTGTAACATATGATCTACTATTAAAACAATCATCTACATATTGTTTAGATGTTGGTTGAGCATTCATTGTAGGCATAAATGCTGTAGTATTTGATTGAACTTGTGTAGTTAAATATGGAGGCACAAATGTATCTGTAGAACTACTGATTTGTATACTATCAATAAGGGCATCTGATGTATTTGCAAATACTATATTTAATATAAAGAAATTATTTGTTACATTATTTACACCTGAAGTATTTAAATTATCATATATATAATTATTAGTACTTGTACTTGCAACTGTTATATTCTGAGCTCTGTTCTTTAAAGATTTATCTATTACAAAATAGAATATACCTTCTTTTTTAGTATTACCTTGAGTATATTGTAAAGTAGCTATTATTAAAATAGGTTTTTCTGCTCTTGAATCATATAATTCATCTAATTTACTCTTTAAATCATCTAGACTATCATTATAATTATAATATAAAACAGCAAATTCTATATTCATTCCTTCTGTTCCAATTGTTATTGTATCTGTACCAGTATTACTTACTGTTAATCCTCCTGTAAAATCTAATTTAGGTCTATGATCATATTTAATACCATCATTATAAATTGTATAACTTGCATTTTCTAATATATTTGCATATCCATTTTCTGTTATAGTCATTTTGACATCTAGATTTTGTAATCCGTTAGTTTGAGTATTATTACTTGTAGAATCAAATATAATGTCTCCTGTACTATCAGAAACTAAACTAAATGGACTTGTTAAATTACTTACTGAAGCTCCTTCTATAATACCTTTTTGAGATGTTAATACTACTTTATTTTGAGGTATTGTTTCTCCTAAATTATAATCTATATAATTTAATCCAATTGCATTAACATCAGTTGCTATTAAATTAACTATACCAGTTTTTCCATTTACACTTAAAACATTATCATTTGTATTTATGTGATTCCATTCAGAATTCATAAATACACACCAATCACCTATTTTATAATTATCTCCTTCAAAAGTTCCAGCTGTACTAACTTGATATAAATATCCTTCTTCTGGTTCTGTAGTAGGTGCACCTGTTGTAGCATTCCATAAACCTTTAGGCATTAAACTAGCAGGCATTTCAGGAATTTGAGCTTCTGGTATTTTTCCATTTTCATCTAATGAAGGAATTAATATTCCTATATCATCTTCTCTTAATACATCATCTGGAATATTTAAAGTTGTATTCATTGATAATGATTGTGTTGCTGTATCTAATGTTCCTGAGGCAGTTATTCCTCCGGTTAAAGATATTGCAATTGTATGATTTAAAGCGCTAGCGCTTAAAGCATTTGTAGGTAAATTTCCATCATTATCTAATTTTAAAGCTTTTCCAGGTGTTGCTATACTTGAAACAATATTATCAGCACTTAATGAAACATCAATAGGAGTAGTACTAAAATCAGTTGTTACAGATCCTGTAATATCTCCTATAAAATCTATTGTTCTAACTTCAGTTAATTTTCCAGCTGATAATGAAGGTGCAGGTAATATTCCATCATCATTTACAGCTAATGCTTTTCCTGGAGTTGGAGTTGTTGTAGGTGAAATATCTCTTATTTTATTATCTACTTCTGTTCTATTGTAATATTCATCTGGATCAAATACATCTAATTTATCTATTTGATCTTGTAAACTATCCATTCTATCTATATAGTTTTGATGAACATGTCTATCAGGATTAACTGTTAATGTTATAGAAGTATCAGTTAGATGAGATATTTTACCAGTTCCTGTAGCTCCTCCATTAAAGCTTAAATTAAATTCATTTGCACTGAATTTATATTGTTCTTTAATATCATCAAAAGTAATTGTAATACCTTCACCATTTATGTTATTCATCATTTGTTTTACTATAATAGTTGCTTGTTCTTGAGATTTATCATTAAAATCTGTTATATCTGATGTTGTATGAGTATGAACTTTATTTGCAAAATCATCAGGAACTTTTCCTTGTAAAAATTGAACATTAAATTCCATTGGATTAGGTATTGATTCATCTTTTAACTTATTATAAATTTCAATAGGTGTTAAAACATGTAAAGCAGATGCATCTAAATTACCTTCATGATATACTTTATACTTATGAGATGGTTTTTGATATAAGTTATAATCAGTTTCAGGACTTTGACTATAATCTATATACATATCATTTGCCATTGTATGAAATTCAGATCTTATATATGAATATGTAGGTTTTCCATCAGTAGGAATAGTATGAATATTATTAATTAATGTAAAATATTTACTTTCATCACTATTATTTTTATATACTACAATATAGCTTGTTTGAGTTTCATCAGGCTTATTTGATAATGTATATTCTTCAGCTGCAACTTCTACCGTTTGAGGAGCTTTACAATTATTATCATTAAATGCAATTTGAATTGTTCTTAATTCATCACTATCAGGTGTAACTGTACTTTCAGAATCGCTTAATGTTATTAAAGATACATTTTGATAAGGAATAGAATCTTCATCTGTTTGAGCTGTATCATCACATATATACAATTCCCCTTGAGTTGATATTTTACCATTAGGTAATAATCTCATACCTCCACCTAAAAAAGAACTTATAACTAAATTATCATTACCATCATCTATATACAATTTTCCCTTTATTATTCTTTGTCTATCTCTTATTACAACAGATCCATCTTTAAGTAAACCATTATCATCTGCTGCAAGTAATGGTTGATCATATCTATAAACAGGATCTATATTATTACTACTATCATATACATAAGCACTAGGATATGTACTATCAGACCATAATGTAATCCATTTATTCATCCATAACCACAATGAATTATCTTCCCAACAATAATAAGTTGTATTCATTGAAGGTGTGATATTATATAATAAATCATTTACAGTTTTAACTCCTGTATAAAAATACAAGGTACGTTTAGAATCAGATTCATCAAAATATAGTTTTTGACTATCTAAACACATATACATATTACCTTGTTTTACAGCAGTTCTTAATAAGTCAAATTCAGTCATTCTAATTATTCTATTAATTACTGGAGTTGTTATTGCCATATTTCTATCTCCTTAAAATAAAAAAAATATTAATGAGTTTATTATTTCTCATTAATATTTTACTTAATTTAGATATATATAATTTTTCTATTATTCCTCTAATCTATCAAGGTATTCTATTTGCAAATGATACAATTTTCCTAGAGCATCTGAATTAACTTCTCCAGCTATAATAACTTTAAAATTTAAATGAGATTTTGTTAAATCATCATAAAGTCTTTCTTCTTTAGATACAGATTCTGTTCTATCATCTGGACTTCCCCATATAGGTTTAAAATTCCATTCTAAATCATAATTACCCGAATTATCCCAAGCACCAATTACCATACCTCTATTTGGATAAATACTGGCGTTTACATTATCAGAAAAAACTGCTCTCAATCTAACATACCTTTTGAATCCAGGTAATATAGGAGTTTTATTGTTATCTGGCATTGCAAATCCACCATATATAAAATTACTTATATTAACCCAAGCATTGTGACCAAAAGATAATCCAGATTGAGATGAATAAATTAATTTAGTTCCAATAGGTATTTCTTCTTTATTTTTTATATATTCATATAAATTTGTTTCATTTATTATTACAGATTTAAAAGCTGTAATTGGTGAAATTATTTCATTATTTTCATCCTTTAAATATTTTGCTTGTACAGTATCCATGATATATCCTTTCTGGGATATAATAAAAAATTATATCCCCCCCCCATACAGCTTTTTATATGGAGAGGAAATATTTATAAATTTCTAAATATTTACATATTTTTATTTAAATAATTCATTAATTCATCTTGTTCTTCATAAAAATCTTTCATCTTTTTATTAATAAAATCAATAGCTTCATCTTCTGTTTTAAAAGACCATCTATTTTCAGGTACAGAAGCATTTATTTCATCAGTTTCATCATCTTTATATACAAAAATAGATAAATTGGGATTTGTTTTATTTGTTAATTCAATATCTCCATTATACTCATATAAATCTTCATTAAAAGCATAATCATTTACAATTCTAGAATCTAATTTAGATAAAAAATTATCTTTATTTAATCTATTATTATTTTGTGATTCTTTTAAATATTCAGCTAATGTTTGCATTAAATTATCCATTTAATATCCTCTTTTCTAATAAAAACTATTTACAATAATATTTTACTCTAGTCTATTATAATCAGATTTTATATTAATTAAATATCCTTATTTATCTTTCTTTTTTCTGCTGCTCTTCTCAAAGTTTCTTTTTGAATTTTATTAGCATGATATTTAACTAATCTTTTAATATTTTGTTTTGGATATAATTCTTTATATCGATTTACAAGTTGTTCAAATTTATGTCTAGTAATATTCATTTTTTCACAATATTTACCAATGGTTAATGTATCATTCATATAACCAACAATTATTCTTGTAACTTCTTCATCACTAAAATTAGATGTATATGCATTACTTATATTTAATTTGGTTCTTAAATCAAATCTACTTTCTTCAGCTATTATTCTATTTTGCGGATCTTTTTTACATTCATCACATAAAAATGTAATGTAATAAGGATCTTTTTTATTATGAAGAATCTTTCCAGGTTTACCGCAAATACAACATTTCTTTTCAATTTCAGGTTTTCTAGCTACTAAATTAATAATTTTAACTCTTGTATTTTGCCATTCCTGCATTTCTTTACGATGTTCAGGACTAGATTTTTTTCTTCCTCGAGACCATGTTTTTTTGCTCATTTCACTTCCACATCCTTTCTTTTTAAAGTCAAGTATCCTTATATATATTATACTATATAATTCAAAAAATGTAACGGGTTTTTATCTATTTTTATTTATAGTTGTACATCTTATATTTGACCACTTTATTTTATGATTTTCTAATATTAAAGTTTGACTTGTAGAATCTACAAACTTATCAATTATTTCTGTACCATCTTTCAATTTAACAAATACTCTTTTACCTTTTTTAAATCCATGATGTATCATTGAAATAAACCTAATCCTTTAAATATACTTTCAATAGATTTACCTTCTTGAAATTGTTTATTTATTTTATTCAATAAAATAATACCATCAGCTTCTTGTTCTGTTATAGGATTACCAAGTTCTGCTTGCATTCGAATAAATTCTTTTTTATCTTCTTCCTCTTTTCCAGGTCTAAATCCTATTAATATTGTTGGTGGTATAGGTATTTGTTGTTCTAAAGGTCTCCATATATGCAAACAATAATTATGATTATTTATATAATTTTCTTTCTTTGGATGTAATTGAAAACATTCCTCATCATCATTCCAAAACATTTCTTTCATCTCTTGCATATAATTCCAATCAGGTAACATATCATCAAATGATACAGATAAATGTTCCCATCCTAAAGCTTTTGTAAATTTAACACAAGCTTGTTTATTGTATTGTGTATTTAACATTAATTTTAATTGTATTGCTTTATCATCATTAACTTTTCTTAATACTTGAGCTATTCTTTTATCGTTTAATATTTCATTAATATCCTTCATATAATATTCCCTTCTTATAAATTTTTTAAAATATAACCATTATATTTCATTAACTTTTCAAAATCTTTTCTTGTAATATATCCATCAAAATTATCTCCATATTGACCAGAACATAAAATTTCTTCTTTATCTGTATTATAATTTTTACATAAACTATATTTACCCCATCTATATCTAAAATAATATATGATATCCTCGTCATCTATAAAAATAAATTGAGTAGGCGCTGCCATTGTCAGCATTTTAAATTGCTTAACGTTTATAATTTCTTTATTACCATCATATTTATCAGGTTTAGATTCAAATTTTAAATAAATATTATTATCTAATAAAATATCAGGTATTTTTTCAAACATTAAATTTATTTTATCGTGTACAAAATCATCTACTAATTCCATAGTCTCATTATTATCTGAATCTTTTTCAGTAATTAAAATATCTTCCTTATCCTTTTTAATAAATTGCCATTTATTTTCCATACAGACAAAATGATATATTTCTTTAAGATTAGTATGATACGCAATAACAAAATATGAAGTAGGATAAAGTGATGAAGATGAAACATTCCAACTTTCAATATCTAAAGTTATAATATCTTTTTTAAGTTCACGTTTATAAGATTCTAATTGTTCACTTATAAAAGCTTTACTTAAAATTTTATCTATTTGAAAATTTAATTCATTTACAATATTCTTCATACAATCTTTACAAATATCAGTATCAGATAGTGTATAATTTTTTTCAGCATCTTCATAATAACCTATATCAAATCCATCACAATCATAATGTATAGTATTTGGATGATTTTCTCCTACAAATTCAAATTCTTTACCACAAATATCACATTTATAAACATATACATCCTTTTCTACAGTTTCTTTTTTTAACATTCTAGGATCATCTTCTTGTGATATAGGATATGTTGGATGCCCTATATTATGAGAATGACATTTATTACAAGAATATTCTACTCTAATATCTTGAGACCCACAATCTTTACAAAAATCTACTACATAAGTTGTCCCTGTTTCAAAAGATTTTTTTATCTTTTTAACAAACATTTTTATTCCTCCTTATTTTGAATAGCTTTTTTATACACTTCACATTCTTTATAATTATCGATATAACATACTCTATCAAATGTACTCCACTCTTTATAATTTTTTATATCTTCATCTATAAGGATTTCACAAGCATCATAATCATGTCCATCAGTTTCATATAAACCGTCTCCATTATAACTGCCTAAAAAAGGACATCTTTTATTTTCTTTCATATTTTAATCCTCCATATATTTTTTATATTTATTTTTAGCATCATTATAACCTTTTTTATACATATCATCATATGCTTGTCTTTTATGTTTATAACAATCAGGACATAAACATTCTCCATCTAACCATATTCTATCTCCATCTCTCACATCTTTATGACATTTAGGACATTGAACTATTTTATCTAAATATGAATCCATTATTATTATTCTCCTTTTTTAAAATTTTTATAACATTGATACCATATCAACGGAAATCCAAAACAAAGTAATCCTTGAATAAATGGATCTTCTATTGTATTTAATTCTTTCTCAGTATTTTTATCTTTTTTATATAAATGAATAATTTTTAAATTAAATAATAGATACGTAAATGCTATTCCACATAAATAAGTATAATTGAAGAAAAACAACAAACCAGCTAATATTTCTATTATATTTCGCATAGATACTTTAAACCTCCCTAATATTATATAACATTTTTATAAAAATGTAACGGGTTTATTTATAATTCCATTTTCATTTTTTAATGCATATTTAATAGCTTGTTCTATTTTTATTGGTTTATATTGATTTACATCTACTCCAGCATTAAAACCATGTCTAGGAATAGCTCGAGGTAAACTATGAATATGACCATGAATTAATATATAAGAATTAGTTGTCTTATTCATATGTTTAAAATCAGATATAGGATAATGCATTAAACAAATATTCTGACCTTTATATTTAATTTCTAAATAATCATAGATACCTATAAATTTTGTTTTATCAAATATTTTATTTTCTAAATATATACAATCATGATTTCCTTCAATTAATAATTTATCACCATTTAGATGATCTAAAATATCCATTGTTTTTATAGCTTTATAAAAACTAAAATCACCTAAAATTATTACTAAATCTTTATTAGTAACAAGTTTATTCCAATTATCAATTAATTTTTGATCATGCTCTTCTATATTATTAACATTTAAATAAAAACTTCTATTTTCATATTTTAAAATATTAACATGTCCAAAATGAGTATCAGCTGTTACAAATACATTATTATATTTAGATATATCTAATTTTTTAGATTTGATATTCAAAGTTTTCTTTATAAATTCATTTATTATTGTTTTTAAAATCAAATACATATTATTGATAGTTTGTATATTATTATGATTATAATTTTCTTTAATTGTACAACTACTTTTTGTTATATTATTTGCATATTCTTTACCATAGTTAAAAGCTTTCATACAAGGTATTTTTTCTCTTTTAATGTCTATAATAAGTTTTCTAGTAGAAGCTGAAAATTGTTTTATAGCATCTTTATATGTATAATGATTTAAATATAAGTTATCCCATAAAATAGATAATCTTATTAAATGAGATAATGGTTTACCCTTATACATATATAAAGTTCTATCATAATAACTAAAACTATTAGTATCTTCTATTATTTCAAAGGCTGAATTATAACAAGACTTAATAATACCAAAAATATTTTTATATAATCTATACCTATTTATATTAGCTATATCTTCATTCATTTCAAAAAATGTATTTATATATTCTTTATAATCTTTATTTATAATTTTATAATCAGTAAATAATATTTGTAAAAAGTGTGTATTTTGTTTTTTCCATTGTTCAATTAAATTTCTTATATCAATAATATCAACATGCTCATTATTAGGCAAAATTAAAGTAGTAGATTTTATAACATTTCCTAATATTAAATCATCATAACTAGGTAAAACAGCAACTATACTATCTACATCAGATTCTTCATCATCTAAATTATAATTTTGACTTCCTTGTAAAGCTACAAATAAAATGTTATATTTTTTATCTACTACATAATTATAATGAGCCTTTAGATGTTTAAAAATATCTTTTTTACCCATTTTATATAACTCCTTATTAAAATTATATTACTCAGCACATTAAATCGCTTTAAAATTGATTTATGTGCGAATTAAGACTATTTATTTTTCATTTTTGCTTTTACTTCATCATATTTATTTTTTAATAAATTATGATTATCACTACCATATTTTGCATGGTCTAAATATATACCACATTTTTTTAATTCTTCTGAATAATCATCAGGATTATATTCTCCAGTTCTAAACATATCTACAGTCACATATAAATCTTCCATGAATTCAGGTAATCTTTTAGCTCCCATTCTTATTGATTCACTAAAATGAAGCGTATAAGCAATTGCAATAGAAAATATATCTATTGCATTTTGTAAATCTTCTTTATATTTTGCTTCGTATTCTTTTTCTAATTCATTTCTTAATTGATTCTCAAATTGATTACCCCATTCAAATAACTTTTCTTTATTTTTATCTCGAGCTGCCTTTTCTAATCTTCTCACTTCATACTTATCCATATTAATCACCTAATTATATATTTTATTTTATACCATATACACCAAATAATGATGCTCCATTCCATCCTACACTATATCTACAATTCCAATCAAGTTGTTTTTTATTATTATTATTTAATGAAATTAAACCACCATTATAATAAGCACCCAAAGCTTCACATTTCCATGTACATGTAAAAGCTTTTATTGTTCTTGGTATTAAAATAACTGGAACACATTCTCCAGTAGTATTTCCTATATAAGCTAAAATTAATTTATAATTCTCCCAACTATTACTTAAAGCTTGATGTTGCCAAGCTCCTGTATTATCATTTGTATGCGCATCTCCTTGCCATAAAATATCCATTCCTATATATTTAGTTAAATTACTTCCATCTTCAAATATAACAGCCTCAGGACTAACTATAGGACTTATTATATTTCCATTTTCATCTTCTAAATATCTTGCATTAACATTTGACATAAACTCTTATCCTCCAAAATAAATTATTTATTAATATATTTTTTCTACAGTTAAAAATGTATGTGTTTTTCTACCTATAAAAATATAAGTACCTGCAGTACCAGCTTCATAATACATTTCTATTTTATCTCCTTGTCTAACATCTCTAATTGCAGGAGAAATACTCAATGAACATAAACCATTTTTTTGAGAATCAGCTGTTTTTTGAAAAACTAATTCATTATTTCTATATATAATTATATGCAACATAACTTCTTGTGTATTTGGCCCTTGCCATATATTTAAATTTCCAGATAATTTAACATAATGTACATTATTACTATTTACAAGTATACTACCATTTGAAATTATAAAATCATTACTACCAATAATAGTTTCTTGTTCATCTAAAGGTATTTTATATCTTGTCCAAGCCGCATCTACATTTAAAGTATAATCATTTTTTAACACAAACGTAATAATAGAAGGGGTTAAATTCCCCCCCCATTGCAATTACACTATCAGAACTTACAATGGGACTAAAAATATTTCCATTTTCATCTTTTATATATTTTCCAGGTACACTACTCATATTTATATAACCCCTTTTCTATATTATATCTAAAAATTTTATATATATTTCTTATTAACATTGCTACTGTCATTGGTCCTACTCCTCCAGGAACAGGAGTTATATAGGTTGAATAATAAGTATTAAAATGACTTTGTTTTATATCTCCATAATCAATGTCTCCACAAAGATTACCTTCTTTATCTCTATTCATACCTACATCTATAATAACTTTACAATTTTCTCCAATATAATCTTTATTTATTATTTCAGCTTTACCAATTGCAGAAATTAATATATCAGCTGTTTTAGTTATATCTTTTAAATGTTCTGTATATGAATTACAACTTGTAACAGTAGCATTTTTTTGTAATAATAAACCAATTAAAGGTTTACCAACTATAGCACTTCTACCTATAATAACAATATGTTTACCTTGCAATTTAATATTATATTCATTTAATAATTCTAAAATTCCCAAAGGAGTACATGCTATAAGACTATTATCATTATATTCTTTATTATATAATAAAGCACCTAAATTATATTTAGTAAAACCATCTACATCTTTATTAGGATCAATATATTGTTCAATTCCTTTTAAATGTTCAGGTAAAGGTTGTTGAATTAACATTGCATCAAATGTTTTACTTGTATTAGCAAGTTGTATATATCTTATCATTTCAGCTCTAGATACTTTTTCATTAAAAGATTGATGATAAAAAATTATACCACAATTACGACATTGTTTTTCTTTATTTCTAATATAAATATTTGAAGCATCATCATAACCTACAGATATTACTAATATTGATGGTCGCTTTATTATATTATATTTTATACATAAATCATTAATATCTTTTTTTGTTTGTTCTATTATTTTTTGAGATAATTCTTTTCCTTTCATTTCAATTATCATTTATTTATTCTCCTTATCCATGAAGTATTTTACACTATCAATAATATCTTGATTATTTATTTCTTCTTGATAAGTATCATACTTGACATTTTCTATTTTAAAAGGAGATTTTTCTCTTTTTAATTCCATTATAGCTAATATTGCATAATTAGCTAAATCCATTAAAGTATCTTCTATTTTTTCATCTTTTACTTTTACATCTGAAAGTTTAACATCATCTTTATTTAAATTTCTAACTCTGTTTAATTTATCTTCCATTCTTACTAAAAAAGAAACTAAACCATACTTTTCATAAGTATCGTGAACTGAATTACCATAATCAGCATTTTTCTTAATATATAAATCATGCATTTCATCTAAAAGTTGTTTATGTACATCTATATATAGATCATTAATATTTTTCATATATTTTCTCCTTTAAAATATAAATTTATAAATCAAATAAAATATCCATATTATTATAAGTAATTTTTCTATATACATTTTTATTTTTGTTTCTGTAGAAATACCAAAAAGTTTAATTAAAATACGACTTTTATGTATTTGATAATAGCATATTATAATATCAATTATAGATAATATTGTCAAAACATTAAAAATGTATTCTAAAAAGTTCATATTAATTTCCTCCATATAATAAAAATAAGTAGATATTATCTATATTTATTATAACATCTACTTATTAGTTTAAAGTCTAGATAATATATTAATTATTGACTTTTTTACTTTCATTTAATTTTCCATCCATTACAAGATCATCTAATAAATCTGTTGTTACTAATGATGAAGCTGTATCTATATCATCTCCATCTTCTTCACATTCAGTAATCATGGTTGTTACTTGATCTTTTAAATCTTCATCAACTATTAATTCAGATGCAGCATATAAATCACTATAATCTTCTGCATCCATCATCATATCTACTATTTCTTGAAATGATGTTTCTTCTTCAGATTCTGTTAATGATTTATTTTCTCTTAAATCAGATACACCTGTTATTTCTTTTACTCCTTGATAATGATTATCATCAATTTTATTCATTGCATAAAATACTTTAATATAACTATCACTATTATTAGCATCTGTATATATTACATATGAATTATCTCCACTTCCACCATATTGTTCCATGTTATAAGTAATACCATCTAATTCTAATGTTTCAGGTAATTTATTTAACCCTTGAAAATATTTTTGTAGATCTTCATTATTTGGAAATCCATCTGAATTTATGCTTTCATTTTTATTACATTTAGATTCATCTAAATCTTTTTCAAATCCATTATCATTTTTTAAATCAACATTTTTAGCTTCATTAATTTTATCTGATTTATTAATATTTTTCCATTTAGATAAATCTTTTTCTAAATCACTAAGTTGTTTAGCTACCATATCCATATATTGTTGTAAATCTTCTTTTTCTTTTTCATCTGTTTCGTTATCAAATTGTTCTTTAGCTTTAGCTAAATTCTCATTCCATTCATTTATAAGATTCTCTATATCATCAACAGTATTATTTATATAAGTAGTTGAATATTGTTTATTTTCTTCTTCTAATTTACCTTCTTGTAATATATTTCCTTGAGGTACTTCTTTTGATGCTATTTGTCTTTCAGGCTCTTCTGTTTCATTTGTTTCTTCATCTGAATCAGTTTCAGTTTCTTCATCATTATTTACCTCTTCATTTGGTATTTCTGTATCTTCTTCGGTTTCTTCATTATTATCAGCATCTTCTGTAGCTTCTATTTTACCTATAACTATAAATGATTCAGGTTGTTCTAAACAAATAGGACATGTAGCTCCTGGTTCTAAAATATCTTTTTCTACAAATGTATTACCACATCTTGGACATCTTTGAACATATTCTCCTACATATTCTTCATCAAAAGGTATTTTTCCTTCTGGAGTATCTTCTATAATTTCTTGTGCTTTTTCAATTACTTCATCGTATTCATTACTAGTTATTTCAGGATCTGTAATAACTAAAATATCATCTACAACTCCTTCTACATCCTCTGGTAAGCTATCATATAAAGCTTTTATTGTTGCTTCTTGTAAATTTAAATTTTTTTCTTTCATTATATATCCTCCTTTTTATTATTTAACATTTTTAATTAAATTTAATACATCTTCCATAGTTCTTAAATTATCTTGAGTTATTTCAAAATTACCACTTGCAAATGCTCTTAAAGGTTGATCAGGATTATTAATTGTTACATTTATTTGTCCTCCTTGATCACCCAATAATATAACACTTTGACTTTCTCCATTATCAAATGCTACTTGTACATCATATCCTTTATCTGATAAAGTATTAAATAGATCAGATGTTTTTATTACAATTTTACCATCTTTTGAATCAGCATCAAAATCTGAACTAGTAAACATAGCACTTATTACATTTGCACTTTTATCATTTTCTTCTTTTAATCTAGCTTTAACATTTTCTGTTTTCTTTTCAAAATTCTTAGCAAATTCATATTGTCTTTTTTTCTCATCTGCATAAGCTACTGATAATTTACTAATACTATCTTTATAATGTTCTTTATCAAAATTTAAATCTTTTAAATTATAATTTTTAGCATCTTGTTCCAAATTATTCAATTTAATATTATCAGGTATTTCAGGATTTTGATATATTTCTATTCTAGAATTATAAAAACTTTTATAATAATTATCCCAATCTTCATCTGTCCAATTAGGCATTGTTTGATTTTGTAAAGAATTATATAAATCATCATCCATATCAGTTAACATTCCAGGTAATTTTACTTCATTTAAATTATTTGATTTATTTTCTACTGGAACTTCATATGCATCTATTTGATCAACAACTGGTTTTTGTTTAAATTTTGTAACCAATGTATCTTTAAATGCTATTTTATAATTTGCTAAATTTTCATTTACCCACATATCTACTGCATCTACTTCATCTACAGCTCCATCACCTATATAACTTTTTATATCTTTGACAATTTGTTTTTTAGCTTCTTTTGTTAATTCTCCATATTCATTTAATTTATAATAACTTGGTGCTTCTGCATATGTAGGATCATTTTTAGTTGTAAACCATATATCTTGATCTTCCAATGCTGCATATAATAAATTTAAAATTTTATCATCATTCATTTTTATTACCATGCCTTTCCTTAAATATTACTAATAATATTTTACAAAAAGAAAAATAACATAATGTAAATTTAATATATTATGTTATCCTCCAATCAATTATTTAATTAATTTATTATCTATTTAATTTATTAACCCAATCAAATAAATATGAAGCTATTTTTGCATTTACAGTTTTTGGATATTGTTTTAACATTATATTTGTTTTCATTGCAAATTCCATATTCCAAAAATTATATCCAACTACATATGTTTGATCTTTACAAAATGCTACTTTAATAAATTGACCTTTTCTACCAAAATTAATCAATATATAATCATTACTATTTCTAGCATTTTTAACTTTATTCTCTAAATCATTTAAAAGTATTTTTTGTTTTGGACTTAAATTAATAATATGCTTCATTAAATAATTACCTCATTTCTTTTAATCTAATTCTACATCAGTTATTTGAATAATAGCATTATCCATATCTTCAATATTATAAGTTATAGTATACATATCATCATCATCAAAAACTACTAATTCTTGAGGCTCTGCAGGATTCATGTTATATAAATCACTTGTTAATAAATATACTTCATTGTATTTACCTAATACTCCTTGTAGAATAGTATTTAATTCACCTACTGTTAAATTTTGACCTATTCTATTTTGCAATAAATTTAATATATTATTATCTATTTCTTCATCCTCTTCATTTTCTTCATCAGCTTCTGTTATTTTTGATTCTACAAGCATATCTTCTAAAGCATATCCATTTTTTTCTGAAACTTGTAACCATTTTTCCATTGTAGAAAATGCAAATTCTTCTTCAGGATTTATAGCATCATTATCATTATTCCACATATCTACTATTTTTTCAGCTTGTTCCTCTGTAGCTTCAGGATAATATTTTTTAACTAATTCTTTTCCTTCTTCATCATTAATTTTTTCTACAGCTTCTTTTTTAATTTCTTTATTTTCTTTTAATTTATTATCTCTTTCTGGATATAACCATAAATAATATACATCATCATAATCAACATTTAACATATCTGATAAAGCACTAAATACATTTTCTCTAACTGTACTATCTCCACCTTTACCTTCTTTAAACATTGCATCATATACATTATTTCCAGCTTTTAATGTATCTAATATATCTTGAAAAGTAGTATCATCTCTTAAATCATCAAATAAGAAATTATCTTCTGGTACATTTTCCATATACCATTGTTTAAAATTAATATCTTTTAATTTATTTGTATTTTCTTCTAATGATTTTCCTTCTTTTACAAATAATTTATTATAATAATCTTCTATTGTATCTATATTACCATCCCATCCTAAATTTTTAATTTTAGATATGATATCAGATACTTTATCAACAGTTTCATTTGAAAGATTATCTAATACATCTTCTACACTTTCTTTTACAATTTCAGGTGATTTGTTTTTAAATATATTTACAATTGCTTTTACTGTTGATTCTGCTTGTTCTTTAGTCATTCCTAATTCTTTTAATTGATCAAATAATTTATCACTTGTTTTTGTTTCTTCTACTAATTCTTCATTCATATCTTCTGTTATTTCAGGAGTTAATCTTTTTACATTTTCTTTCATAGTATCTAAATTTAAAGTATGCTTGTATTCTACCATTGGTCTACTATATCCATCATCATAACTTTTTTCTATCCAAGTCATTTGGTTTCCTTTTACATCATAATCTATTATTCCATGTTCTTCTGCAAACTCTAAAGCATTTTGTTCATAATCTGATAATATTGGCCAATCGTTAGAAGTTTTAACATCTACATCAACACCTTCAAATACTTTTTCAGCTACATCTAAATTAGATAAAATAACTTTACCTTCTTCTAATTCATATTTTGATAAATCTTTTTCTGATTTCCATTCTGTTGGATCTGTTGGTTCTTTAAATACATCAAAAGATGTTACTATTTCTTTTCCATCAGCTTTTCTTTTCCAATATACTTTTTCATCTGTTAGCATATTTATAACAAAATTATCATCCCAAGCATCTTCTTTTAATTCTTTAGATTCTGTTACTTTTTCATATTTAGATAATTCTTCATCATCAATTGGAACTTTATTTTGATCATACATATTACCATTTTCATCTTTATATAATTTAAAGAATGTTCCATTTGGCATTTTATATGTTGCAACATATTTATCAATTGTTAATTTTTCATCTTCTGGATAATCAGCACTTTCATCTAAATGTACTTTTGAAGATAAAGTAATAAAATCATCATATAAAGTATCTAATATTTGTTCTGCTTCAGGTGTAGCATAACCATTTTTAGTATTTAAAAATTCTTCAATATGAGCCATATCTGATTCAAAATCTTCTTTATCTGCTTCTTGCATTTTCATTGGTTTATCTGAATTTGAATAATTATCAATTCTTCTTTCTACTTCTCTCAATTTGTCTTCATATTCTTTTACTTTAGCATCATCTTTTAGATCATCATATTTTGTTATCATTCTAATTATTGCATTTTTTCTTTGCTTTAAAGTATCTAAAATATCTTGGCTTTCATTATATAATCCTTTTGCTTTACTATCAGCGTATACTTTATCAGAAGCTCCAAATAATTTTTCATCCTTAACTTTCATAGTTATTTAATCTTCCTTTCTTTTTTATTTTTATACTATTTTACATTCTACTAATATTTTACATTGAATTCTTATAAAATATTTCTATTTTATATTTCATGATTATTATATTATAAAATTTAAAAAATGTAACGGGTTTTTAAAGAAAAAATAAAGATGGATATCTTATACTATCCATCTAATAATGTTTTTCTTTTATTTTCTCTAGTTTTAAATTCAATATTCATATCTTTAAAATATTGTTTTACTGAATCAGCTTCTACTCCATCTATTAATACATCAGACATAGCACCTTTTCCGTGTAATTTTTTATAAATTAATTCATCATAGCTATCTTTTATTAATAAATCTATTACTTGCACAGTTTTACTTTGTCCTATACGATGGCATCTATCTATACATTGATCATAAGCAGCTCTACTCCAAGGAGGACTTAAAAATACAACTATACTTGTATTAATTAAAGTATATCCTACACCAAGTGTTGCTTCTTGTGCAAAAATTACAGAAAATCCTTCTGAATTCTCATGCTCATCTACTATTTGTTGAACTTTATTTCCCATACCACCCATTATTAATTTTGGATTATATTCTTTGCAATATTCTAAACCTAATTTTAAAGCTTCTGTAAAAGGGCAAAATACTAATACTTTTTGATTGTTTAATTTAGCTTCTTCTAAAATATCATTTAATCTGTTGAATTTCGTACTAGCTATTTTTTTAGATGTTAATAATTCACAAGCAACAGTTGCTTGTCTCATTCTTGTTATAATAGCTACCATCTCTTCAGGTTCTTCTATTTTATCCAAATCTTTATTAGGTAAATTTCCAATTACTTGATTAAATATACTTTGCTCATCTTTACTAAATTCTAACCATTCTTGTTTATAAATTTTATCAGGTAATGTTAATAAATCTTTTGTTCTTCTAATACTACTTTTATATAATATATTATGTAATTCTTCCATATTTTGATATCCTAATATTTGTCCCCAATCATCTTTCATAACATATTTTCTTTCAAATAGCCACTTATTGTAATTTATTAAACCTATAAAACTCATTGGACAATATAAATCATATGGATTATTTACAAGTAAAGTACCTGTCATTCCAATTTTACTTGCTTTAGAATCTAAATTTAAAATTCCTTTTGATTGTGACGAATCTATATTTTTACATTTATGACACTCATCTATTGCTATCATTTCCAATCCACTATTTTGAATATGATAATTTAAATAAGCAGAAATACTACTATTTGATTTCTTTTCTTCATTACTTAATCTTAATTTTTCTATGTTAATAATCCAAAAGAATTCTTCAGGACAACTTTCTATTTGTTGTTTAGTTTCTTCTAAAGTTAAATTAATAATATTACCTTTTGTATTTTTTCTAGTGCCTAATACAATTGCTTTTTCATCTTTACAAAATTTATTAATTTCTCTTTGCCAGTTCCATTTTAATGAATTTACTCCACATATAATTAAACAATGTTTTAAACCTCTATGTAATTTTTTATATCTAGCTAAAATGATTATTTGCAAAGTTTTTCCTAATCCTTGCTCATCTAATAATAAAAAGTTTTTATGATTTAAACCATATTTTACCCCTTCTAATTGATAATCATATGGTACATAACCATTAAAATCTAAACCATTCAAAATATCATCATCTGTAACTAAACGAGCTTTAGGTGGATCATTTAAATATCTTATATTACAATCAGCGAATAATTCTTTAATTTCTGCAAAACAACTATATGGAACTTCCCATTCATGAGTAGCTTTTAAATAAACTCTATTCCAATATTTTTTTATTTTATCAATATTTTCTCTAAAATCATTTCCAGAAAATTTTAAAAATAAACTATTTCTATCTAGTGTTTGATTTTCAGCAGCACCAAATTCAATTGTTATCAAAATACTTCACCTCATATATATTATAACTTCTTTATATTATTTAAATCTTATTTTTTAGGAAAATTATTTAACCATTTATAAGCTGCTTCAGTAAATCCACATTGTTGTAAACATCTTATAGCTTTATAACTAGCTTTATTTGGTAAATTTTTTCTATATTCATCTTTTTGAGATAATATAGTCAATAATTGACTATAATATTCATTTAATATAGATATATTATCACATTTCATTATTTTTTCTTTTATTTCTTTTTCCTGAATATTTAATTTTTTTATATTATCATTTTCAGGTACATTTACTTTAGTAAACATTAATAACTTATTTAATAAAAGTCTAATATCTGCTTCAGCTGTTTCAATACTTATAGGAGCCTCACTATAAACAGCCATATTTTGATTTGGATTATCTTTATTATTTTCATAATAAGTAATTAAAGATTCTGCTAATACTTCAAAATCATCTCCAATTAATCTTTTTAATTCTTTAATATGATGTGAATAATATATACAACATTTACTTAAATATGGTTTAAAAATACTTCTTTCAAATTGTTTTAATATAGGTTTATATACTTTTATAATTTTCATTATATCAGAAGGACCTACACCATAAGCAGCTAAAGCCATTAATTCCTTTCTATTGTTATCAATTAATCTATTTTGAGGAGTTACTTGAGGTAAATGACGAGATGCAAAAGGTGTTTTTTCTTTATAATAACCTAAATCAAAAAATCTACTTACACCTGTTTCAGGATTTATCTCTTTAGTAATATATCTAGCAAAAACTATCATAATTTAATGCCTCCTTTATTATTCTTCGTCCTCTGATTTTAGATTAGTTTCTGTAGCTATAAAATTAGTTACTTTTGAATCTTTATCAGATAAATCTTCATATAATCTTTTTAAATATACACTTGGTTTTCTTGAGTTATAATTATATATGTATTCTATTTCTTGTAAACAAGTTTCTACATTTGTCCATTTTTGCATTAAATGAGCTTTATCTAATAATACATTCTTTAATTTTGTATTATCAACTTGCTCCCATCTATAACAGAACATAATAGCAGTTAATAAATTAGATACATTATTTGATTGTAGTCTAACTTTTTTATTTGATAATTCAACAATTATATCAAATGCATATTTTAAACAATCTCTTGCATATTCATAAGATTCTTCTGTAACTATTAATCTTCCAGCTTTAACAGCATTACTTGGAGCTTTCTTTGTACCAAAAAGAGCTGTACATAATGCATTAATACTCATATTCTTACTACCATAAATAGAACTTATCTCTTCTAATAATTTAACCATTAATTGATAAGATTCATTTCCCATTTCAGCATAACATAATATAAAGTCCGTTAAATTCCAAGGTGTAACATTTATATTCATTGTAATACAGTCTTGTATTCTTAATCCAGGTTTAATTATAAAATTAACTGGTAGTCCTCTTCTCTTACAAGCTTCTAATCTACCTTGTCCGTCAATTACTTCCATTTTTTCATTTACTATTAATGGAATAGGTATATAACCTATTTTATCAATTGAAGCTAATATCTTTGTTACTCTTTCTTCCATTACTCTTCTATTTCCTATTACTCTTTTAAATCCTTCATAATCGGTTGTTCTAAACATTTCTTCACTACTTTTTACATAATTCATTTTTTCATTCCTTCTTCCTTCATATAAATTTTAATTTTTAATTATTTTTATTAATTTTATCAATATACCAGGTCTTATCTTCTTCTTTAGTCATAGCTAATAATGCTTCTGCAAGTCCACATTGAGGACAAATTTCACTCTTATTGTCTTTTCTACTTATTGCTGGATGATCATTGTACTTTCTACCACATCTTGGACATTGTCTCATCCTTTAAACACCTCCTTTGATTTAACACCTTCATTGTAATACATAATATCATTTAATTGTCTTAAAGTTGTATAAGCATTTCCATCTGTTTCTTTTTGTTCTCTTAATTTAGCTTCTATTAAATTTAATTTACCTCTATAATATAGCATGTCTGCTCTAACTTCAGCTAATTCATCTTCTAATCGTTTTTTACTTTTAAATTTCATTATACTCCAACTCCTTTTCATTTGATTGAATTATTTTCCATGTATAATCTACATAGTTAAATAAACTTATATAATTTAAATCTACATCTTTTAGCTTTAATATTATTTTTGTATTTCTATTTCTTAAAGATCTAACAACTATAATGTCTATTATTTCAAACTTGTTTAGAAATCCAAGAGGACTTATTATATCACCTATCCTATAAGGTATAAATACATTATACATATCCTTATCAATCATAACTATTTCTCCTTTCTTTTATATTTTCTTTTGACTGTATACATTATATTATAAAATTTAAAAAATGTAACGGGTTTTTAATAAATTTTTTAAATTTTATTTAACATTTGTTTTTATTAATATTCTAGGTTCATCATAATCAGGATCATCAGCATTATTTTCATATTGCTTTAAACAATCACATAATCTATTTATTGTCCTTATTAAACCATCTTTTTCTAAACTATTTAACCACTCTATTCTTTGTTCTTCTGACATTTCTTCTAATAATAAATTATCTTTACCTACTCTTATATAAATTCCACTTTCCACGAAAAACCCTCCTTATTTCTTATTTGTTTAGAATTTTTAAAATAAATAATCACATCACATTTATTAGGAAAACTCTTTATAGCTTTTTTAAGTTCAGTAACTTTAATATTATTTCCCCATTCATTATTATATATTAGAAAAATAAAACTATTATTGACAGGTATATTATGAAAATCGTGCCACATACTAGCTGGTCTAAACCATTCAGGAGTATTACCCCAAGTTCTTTGAGGTCTCGCAACTTCGATATTATCTACAATAAACATATATTTAATAAAATCATTTTTTACTAAATAACTAAATAATTTTTGTTTTTGCTCTTCAGTTAATATACAATATTCTGTATTATACCAGGCATAAGGTATACTATCATCTTCATTATATGTTTTTGTAAAAAACATCTTTATATTGCTTGTAATATCCCTCATTATAAATTCTCCTTTATTATACTAGATCCACCATAAGGAGGTGTAGAATCTTTACTACTTTTATTTCCTTTAGGTTTATATCCACTGTTAACCTCTTTATCAATACTATCAATTTCATTTTGTAAACTTTTAATTTGTTTTTCTAATTCTTTCTTTTTATATTCTTTACCTAATTTCCTAACAAATTGTTTAAAGGCTTTTATATCCTCATCCTCCATATCATCAAATATTTTTAATACTCGTTCTAGTCTTTGTTTTTCTTTCTTTTGTTTTTCTAACTTCTCTTTATTTTCACATACATTACAAATGACACATTCACCCATAGATAAAGGCTTTCCACATCTTATACAATGTGTTAATCCTGTCATCGCCATACCCATATTAATCACCTCCTATTTTATTATTATCCCAATAAGCACTTCTAAATCCTCTAGCCATATCTATTAAATAAATCCCATTGTAGTTACCGTAATCTTCACAATCTGTACATAACATAAAATCTATACTCCATATACCTTTTAAAGTATCATCAAATTCCAAACCATGTATATTTTTATAAATATAATCTGTTATATATTCTAAACGTTCAATAGTACTATCTTGTTGGTGAAACCATTTAAATACAATTTTATCTGTTATATTATGTAAATTTTCATAGCAATAATCATAATCCCAATAATCTGTAACATATTCGATTTTCTTTTTATCTATATTATAAAATACTCTTAATTCTGTTCTTAAAGGCATTCCATTATATATTATAGGAGTTATTTGTCTATTATAAGGTATTAATTCTCTAACAACTAATTCTGTATATCCTCCAGTATCATACATAGAAGAAACATAATTTAATTTCCATAAATTTTCAGCTAAATGATCTTTATCTGTTATACAAGTACTAAAATCAAATTTATTTGAAAAACAACCGTTTTTAATACTATAAAGTTTTGAATTATTCATTTTATCTAATGTTGGTTTTAATATAAGATTGATCTTATTCCAATTTACGTTACTTATATTATCTGTTTCTCTCATAATTTCAGTTTCTTGCCAAGTAAATATTTGATTATTTATAATTTTAGCTGTTTTAAATTTACCAAAATCCTTTATATGAAAATACCAATTTGAAAAATTTTCAGGATAATTTCTATCTTCTTTATAACTATTTTTAGATAATTCTTCAAAATATTCAGGAGTATATTTATCTTGCATATCTTTAATCAATCTCATCATATTTATATCTAAATCATTTTCCATTTCCATTCTCCTTTTATTTCTGATTCTTTATAATAATACTCCTTATTACATTTAGGACATTTATATATTAATAAAGGTGGATTACTTAATAATTGTTGATTAGTATTTTTTAATGGTTCTTTACAATCATCACATATAGGTATTTTATTTACAAAATATTGTGGAAATAAATATTCTTTTTTTATCATTAATAATTATTATTCCTTTCTATATTTTTATTCTCCCAATATACAGTATTAATCATTGTATTTATTTCTCCTCTATTTTGGAATAAATTTCCTACAATATATTCAGTAATAGCTTTTGGTATAATATCAGGTAAAGTATCTAATACTTTTTGAGTAATTTCATCCATTTCTTTTTTAACATTTTCTTGTTCTAATAACTTATCTGTAATACTTTTTGATATTTGTTCTTGAAGACCTTGTATTAATTGTTTACCAAAGTCAGTTAATTCTGTATTAGACCAATAGGAATCTTTTTTATATAAATCTTGAAATTGCTTATTAAGATAACCTTGTATTAATTGTACTTGTTGTTCTTCATTCAAATTCAACAATAAATTATTTAAACCTTTATCTAATTCTTTTAATTGTTCAGCACTAACTTCTAATTCAATTTTCATAAATTTCCTCCATATATTATAATATTATTTATCTTCAGGTTCTCCAGCAATAGCATTATTTAAAGTTGTCCACATTGCAACATAATTATCACTATATGCTTCTAAATTTTCTTGCAACTCTATAACTTGTTCTTGTGTACTATTCAAATCATTTTGTAATGTTTTTATTTTATTATTTGATATACATAAATAAATAGTAAATAATAAAACAAGAATAATATATAAAATTAACATAAAATAAAAATATTTTTTATTATTCAATGTTATCACCTCAATTAATTTAATTTTCTTTTAACAATATCACTCATTGTTTTTCCGTCAGCTTGATTACCTAATTCAGATTTTGCAGTTCTCATTACAAGTCCTATATCTTTTTTAGTAGCATTTAATCTAGTTATAATTTCATCTATTCTTTTTTCTAATTCAATTTCATCTAATAAAGGTGGTAAATATTTTGAAATATAACCAATTTCTCTTTTTGTTTGTTCTACTAAATCATCTCTATTACCTTTTTCAAATTGACTTAAATCATTATAACGTTTTTTTCTTTCACTAATTAATAAATTTTCAACTTCAGGATCTGTAAGTGATTTTAATTCATCTTTTTCTTTTTGTAATATTGTAGCTCTTAATAATTGAATTGTATTTTTCTTAACAACATTATTCTCCTTCATAGCTGATTTTAAATCTTTTAACAAATCATCTTTTATCATCTTTTATCAACCTCCTTATATAATAACTAACATGTTATACTTGAGTTTCAATATAATTATCAAAAAAGGTTTCTGCTTTTTTCCAAATATCTTCATCTTGTAAATAAGTTTTTAAAGTACCTTTATATTTATTAGTGTTTGAATTATAAAAAGATATTATAGCCTGTTTAATAAAAACAGATTTATTTCTTATAATTAAATCTTTAGTAACTTTATGTTCAACATCATTACTTTTTAAATCTTTGATTAATCTATCATAACTATCTTTATATAAAGCTTCTAACTCTTCAGTTGTATATTCAGGAACAAACTCAGGAAATTGCAATAAAAATAAATTATTTTTATCTTTATTAATTTCAATATTTATAGGATTTAATTTTAAAGATTTACATACTTTCTTTATTTCAGATATACCATCATTTATGTTTGTATCTTCTGCTACATAACATTCTAATGAAATACCATCATATTTTTGAAACTTTATAATTTTTTTACATTTAATTTTTAATTCCTTTTGAATTAAATCTAACATTCTTAATTTTTCATTTTTCATTCTTTAAATCCTCCTTATATAATATAACATTTTTAAACATAAAAACAGATAGTTATTTGGTTATAAATAACTATCTGTTTAAATTTAAGTTTTTATTTTAAATAATCAGGAATATCTGATTGATTTGTTTCATTATTCTTATTATTTAATGCTGCTTTTACTGCTGTAATTTCATTTTTAGATAAACTATCTGATGCTTCAGTTTGTGCAGAGTGCGCTACTTTTTGAGATTCTACTGAAACAGGTTGAGATTCTACAACCGGATTTTCTTTTTTAACAGTTTCATTAGTTGTAGGTGTAGCTTCACCTGCTTTATCTTTACCTGTTATTTTTAAATATAAGTTATAAAGACCTGTATATTCTCCTCTTATTTGCTCTCTTCTAACTAATAATTCATTTATAGTTTTTTGAGCATTTTCAATAGCTACTTCATTATTATTGAAATCTTGAGTACATTTACTCATTTCATTTTCTAATTCTTTGATCATTTTTTCATCAGCCATTATTAACCTACCTCCATTATTTTACAATTTTATTATTATTTTACAAATTTTATAACACTTCCATTAATCTTTGTTGTAATTCACTTATAATTGCTTTTATTTCAGCTCTTGGTATAAAATTTAAACTTTTCATACTCATTAAATTATCTCTTGATGATTCTATATGAACTAAATAAACTAATTTAACAATACTTTTATTTATTTTAAGATCTTCAGCTATAGAATCTAATACTTTTAAAATTTTTTCATTTAAAATTTTTAAATCTTCTTTTTCTTCTACTATATCAGAAACATTAGCATCTTCATCTACTAAAATATCAGCCAAACTTAAATCTTCTGTTACTACATTATCCTCTAAATTAAATAAAGGTTTTGGTTGTTTCTTTTGAGTTTTATCATAATCTATAAAATCTCTATGTATAACAGCATAAGATAAAGTAGAAATTCTATATTTTTCAGGATCATATATCAAACAAGCTTTCCACAATCCAGTTTTTGCAATTTGTAAAGCTTCATCATAATCCCAATATTTTGTTCTATAATAATTAGAAGCTACTTTATGAGCTATATTTATATTATCATTAAACAATTTTTCTATCTTTTTTACTTCTTCAGGACTTTTATTTTTAGCAGATATCTTCTGATAATATTTTTTATTATCACCCATAAGCAAAAGTAACCCCCTTCAAATAATATTTTATATATATTATAACATGTTTTGATCAATTAATAACTTGTTAATATATCTAAAATATTATTTTTCATTAAAAAATTATGTAATTGTTGTGTTTTATTTTTACCATATTCTGATTTAAATATATTTAATTTTAGCCCTTTACAAATATCAAAAATAGTAATGCGCTGTTTTTTTATTGATTTAATATCTTCTTTATTTTCTACAGGTTCCAATTTTTTAAAATCAATTTTATCATTATTTAAAACACGTTCTTCGAATAATAGTATACTATCTTTTACTTCAATATCATTACAATTATTTATTAAATTCAAATAATCAGGTTCAAATTCAGCAATATTACAAATCAAATATCCTGCTATAACTATTAAAGATTGCAATTTTTTATCTTTAATTGAATGTACTCTATCCAATAATTCTATCATTTTTAAGTTATCTTCATTTCTAGAATCAGAAATATTAAATCTAGCTCTTGCATTATCATTATTTTTTTCATCATAAATATTAATTTCATCCAAAGAACCATAAAAATACTTTCCTCTTCTTGCTCTTACATCAATAATATTTTTTACAGCATTGACTAATAATGCTTTTGTATTAGCATGATTTATTAATAAATTAGATTTCTTTAAAACAATTTCATATAAATAATCATATAAAGCTATTTTTTCTCCAAATTCAATTTGAAGTGAAGAACCCCAAAAAGTATGTACTGTTTTCCAAATCATATTATCTAAAGATTCCTCAGAAAGCCATTCAGGTAATATACCTATATTTGGATTATCATATCTTATTTTTAATTCATCCAATGTTAGTAAATCTTCATACTCACTTAATATTCTATTTACTTCTTCCTCCTCTATATTATATTTTTCTGCGTACATTTTTGTCTTTTGCTTTTTAGATGTATATTTGCGCATATCACTACCTCCTTTGTATTTATAAATTAGGCTATTCTTTTGTAACAACCTGACCATATATTATATTAAAAAATATAAAAAATCAAGTGTTTAATTTAAAATACAAAAAATTAAGCAAATGCACTTATATCAACAGGTTGAATGACGTTACATAATTTTAAAAAACCTAGCAAAGCATTGATAATAGTGAGTTTAAAAAATTTTAAATTTTTTTAAATTTTTTTTAAAATTTTTTATAAAAAAACTATATAGATTTTATTTAAAATAATAAGGTAAAATATATATTTACATTATTAAATAACTACACAAAGAAAATAATCAAATAGTTTCTCTTTTGCTAATTTACCTGTTTTTATCATTTCATCTAATTTAGCCACTTCATAAGCAGTCTGCAATAGAGAATCAGCATCATATGGTATTATATAATCTCTAATTGTTTTGATTCTACCCCAATTATATTTATATTCATATGCAATATTGCCACCTTGATATTTACCATATTTCACTATTAAATAAGCAATAATATAATCTTGAAATATACTTTCTAAAGCTATCCAAAATTGTTCTTGAAATTTTTCTTGTACAATATGATACCAAAAAGATAAGGCTCTAAAATTACCTTTTAAAATATCATCCATTAAAGCATAACTATGAAATTCAGGATATTCAAATAATAATTGATTTTGTGTAAATAATTCATTATATGCAGCTTGCTCGCTAATATTTTTCGCTTGAGCAAAAGATCTTATTTTATCAGCTTCTAATAAAATTTTATTATAATTATTATGACAATTTTTAGCTAATTCTTCCTTACTAGCAATATCTAATTTTAATTCACTTTGTACAAATTGCTGAGCTATATTATCACTAACTTCAGGAAAATAAGTGACATTTTCATCGAAATTTTTATATAAACTAGTATTAGTTATATCATCTTCATAATCTAAAATTACACAATCGTTTTTATCTATTTTTGTAATAAATTCTTCAATTTTATCTTTTTTTAGTCTAGCAAAATCTAAATCTCCAGGCACTACATATAATGTAGTAGTTTTAAATAAGTTTCCACCACCAAAAGAATTACTTAAGTTTAAAGCGTTATTTACAATTGTCTTTTTAGAATATTTTTTCGATAAATAATCAATATAATGTTTTCTTAGACCAAAATCTTCTCCATAAAAAACATAAAATTTATTTATTTTATTAGCTAAAATATCCTCTTTTAAATCTTTTAAATTCTTCATTTCATATTTTCCTTTTTATTAAAATTATATATTTCATAGAATATTCTATATAAAAGCATCTTCCTTTTTAATGTATATTCTCTTTCTAAAGATTGTTTACCTTTAATTATTATTTTTAATATTGTATTATAAGAATAAAATTTTTGATTTTCTATTTTATATTTTATAACATTTATTAAAAATTCTAAAAACAAAGCAACAGCATCTATTTCCTCATATCTATTTTCAAATCTAGCCATTATTTCTAAAATATCTTCAATTTTCAAATATGTAATTTTATTTACTATTTCAAATGTAAAATTAACTAAACCATTTAAATTTGGATAATCTTTAAAATAATTAATTTTGGCAGGACTATTAATTCCAGCTAGTATTAATTTATTTTTCAAATCATCTTCAGGAAAATAAGGTTGCATATAATCAAATAATTCATCTTGAGAATAAGGATTCATTATTATTAATCTAGCTCTACTTTGCAATGTTTTTATTTGAGGCCCTCCAGTAATAACTATATAATTACCTGGAATTGGTTCTTCTGTTACTTTTAATAAAGCATTTTTTGCTTGTAATGAAGCTTCTTGAAAATCTTTAAAATGATATAAAATATTAGTATTAGGCTTCATATTATTTATTAAATCCCTAACAGAATTAACAGAATTATTCATTTTAACATAATGTAATTTAAATTTTTCACATAAATATAAAGTTAGATAAGATTTACCCATATGTCTATCCCCTTGAATAATTAAAAAATTAGGTAAATCTTTCCATTTATTTATTAATTCTAAATTTTCATGTTGACCTATTATATACATTCTTCTACAATCCAACTTTCTACTAATATTTTTAAATCTTCAGATGAATAATTATTTCTAATATGTAATAAATTTAAAAACTGATTTCTTAAATTATCTAAGCATTGATTATTTTTTAAAAATTCTATAGTGTTATCTGAAATAGTTACAATATTACTATCTTCAGTAATTAAATATTTAATACAATTTTGTAAAAATTCCATATACAGTTTAACAAATAAAGAAGTATCAATACCAGTTAAATATAAATCATTAAACATTATTAAAGCTTTTTTAGAATCTTTAAATAAAATTAATCCACATAATTTTAATAAAGTTTCTTCATCTACACCACCACTAGTAACTTTTTGAACATTTTCAATTGTTAATACAGGACTAAAATCTATACATTTTTCTAAAGTGGTTATAGCATCTCTCATTCCACCTTTAGCTAATCTAGCAATATATTGTATAGCAGATTCTTCATAATCAATATATGCAGCCCCCTGTCCTTCTGCTATTTGTCTAGCCTTACATTCTTCTTCAGATACATTAGGATCATTAAAATAATCTATATTTTCTTTTTCAATTATATACTTTAAACGTTTAACAATACCTTGAGTACTTATTCTTTTAAAATTAAATCTTTGAACACGAGACATTATAGTACCTATAATCTTTTGAGGATCAGTAGTACAAAAAATAAAAATAACATATTCAGGAGGTTCCTCTAATATTTTCAACATAGAATTCCATCCAGCTGTAGTTATCATATGACATTCATCTAAAATAAATATTTTATATTTACCTTGTAAAGGTCTTGTTCTACATTCTTCTTGAATATTACGCATAGCATCAACACCATTATTACTAGCACAGTCTATTTCTATAGGTCTACCTTGACCATTATTAATTAAATTTGCTATAATTCTAGCAGATGTAGTTTTACCGGTACCAGCTCCACCACAAAACAAATAAGCATGCTTTAAATTATTATTTTTTATTTGATTTTCTAATATTGTTTTGATACTATCTTGCTCGCTTACATCTTCAAATGTTTTTGGTCTATATTTATTTGCTAAAGATAATTTCTTATTCACTTTAATAACTCCTTTATTTATCTTTTTATTTCATTTTCAAATTTTAATTCATTAAGATTAAATTTTCTTTCTTTACTATTTTTTGGCAAATTTATTACCATTAAATATTGAGGTAATATTGATTCAAACCATTTATTATTAAAAGCATAAAATATTTCACCTTCAACTTTTATTGTTTTTAAAAAACCATTATAAGCACTTTTTCTACTAGCCATTTTATTAGTCAAATAATCAATTCTAGTACCTGATAACCAATATAATTCATCACAACATTTTACTAAATCATGTCGCAATGTACTTGTAGGATCTTTTGATAAAGGATCTATATAATCTTCAAACCATTTCATAAGTAATTTTGTAACACCATAATCATTATCAAATAAAGTACTATTATAACAAACTTCTTCTAAATCAGCGAAAAATAATTTTACTTTTTCATAATCAGGTTTTATACCATTACCTAAAACTTGTTTAAATCTAGGGCGTAATCTATTATACCATATTTGTATAACAGTTCTACTATTATATAAAACAGGCGTTATAAGAGTTTTAATCTTATAATTTTTCAAACTATCTTGAATTATATTTTTTAAATGTAAAGGTAATTTAATATATTTCTTTCCGCCATCAGCAACAGAAATACTTATAATATAAATTCCTGAACTAACAGTTACACTACTCTTTTTTAATTTAATTATTTTTTCTGAGTTATTTTCAGCTTCTATAACTGTAGCAGTTCTATCAGGCATGAAATCTACCTCCTTTATAAATTAATTAATATCTTTAAGTAAATCTATAAAGTATTTAAACGTATTTTCATCAATGATATAATATCTATTTTTATTATCTCCAAAATCAAAACATAAAGTATTATATTCTTTATTACAAGCAAATTGTTCTTCTTTTAATTTATCCAACCATTCTTTTTTTATAGAAAAAGATTTTTTAGGTTGCATGCAAGTTTTAGCTTCTATAAGCCATTCTTGACCTATATATAAATCACCTTTTTGAAAAGCTGTAGCTCCTGAATTTGGAGTTCTATTAGCATTTAAAGATTTTGCAATTGCTTTCTCTTGATTAGTACTAGCATCTCTTGTAGATTTATACATCAAAACACCTCTTATTTCTTTTTAAAATCAATTTTAACAATATTTTTTGATTCATCAATATTACTTTGCTGTCTTATTCCAAATAATTGTTAAATAAGGCATTATTTGCGTCATATAAGATCTAAATTTAGTTTCATCTAAATCAATAGTATCTTCATCTGTAATTTCAATATTAACTATTTCCATTCTACCTACATATGCTATTCCATATTTTTTAACTTCAGGTAAATTTTGAATATGTTGAGCTAAAACACCAGCTAAAATATCATCAATAGCTATTAAATGATCATCATTTTCTAAGTTTATTTTTATCATTTCAGCATTAAATACTTCTTCTGGTTTACTCGCTCTATATAATTTATATCTAACTAACATAATTCACTCCTTATTCATCTTTACTTGTATTAACTATTTTATTAGCATCAGCTAATATATCAGCATCTACAACTTCTTCTACTTTTTTACCATCCATAGCATTATCTATCAGAGCTACCCATTCTTCATGTTGCTCTAATTGTTCTTTTAATTTAGGTTTACCTTGAATTTTTTCAGTATTTAAAATTTCACCAGTGTTGGTATCTATAATATCAAAATATGAACCTTTTTGATTTATAACACCTGTTTGTATACCTACATCAATATAATCATTCATAAAATCAGGTCCTGTTAAATAATTTATTGTATAATAGCCAACACGCCTTGTAGGTTCAAATATTTTTGTCTTTTTTACTACAACATGTATTATATTACCTGCAGGATTTTCTGCATTATTAGTTAATTCTTTTCCATTTACATCTATAAATTTACCTTTTCTGAATTCAAATCTAGCTGAACAAGCATGTTTAAAAGCTCTACCACCAGGTGTTATTGTACCTCCAAACATACTATTTAAATCTTCTCTAACTTGATTTATCATTATCAAAGTACATTTATATTTAATTAAAGGGCCTTTAATTAAATTAACAAATCTGGTTAATGTAGCCGCTATTCCTCCATAAGCTTTTTTCTCTAAAGACTCATCATATACTTGTTCAGATACTAAAGTAGCTACAGAATCTAAAACAGCTAAGCCTACTTCTCCAGTTTCTATAACTTGTCTTAGTACATCTAAAACTTTTTCAGCTGATTCACCTTGAGGTTGCCAGATCATTACTTTTTCAACATCTACTCCAAATTTTCTTGCCCATACAGCATCAAATGTTCCTTCTTCATCTAAAAAGAAAATCTTCTTTTCTAAAAAATCTTTATTTCCTTTAGCTTGCTCTTCTTCATATTCTTTTTGAAATTTTATCTGAGCATTTTTCATTAAATCAAAAGCTGATGTAGTTTTACCACTACCTTCAGGTCCTGCAAATTCATATATTCTTCCTGTAGCTAATCCTCCAAAGGTCATATAATTTAATCTAGGACTAGTAAATCTAATCTTATCATATTCATCTTGCTTTACACCATAACCAATTGTATTTTCTCCAAATTTTTTACCAATTTCTTTTGCTAATACATCTAATCGAGACATTCAATTTACCTCCAATTATTAATTTTCTTCTAAAAGTTCTACAGTATTTATATTTTTATACATACTAAGAAAAGGTATTCTAGCTCCAGTTACTTCTACTTTATATTTTTCACCTATATCTAGTTCATTATATAAATCTGTACTATTAAATTTACCTTTAAAAAACAAATCTTCAATTTTATAAGTTTCTCCTTCTTCAGTAGCTACCAAATATAAATCTGATTCACCATTTCTTTTTACATATTTATCTTTTACAGTTATTTCTATTACTTCTTTATTCTGATATTCTATTGTATAACAATAAAACCCAAAACCTATAATTGCTAAAACAAATAATAAAATTAATATATTAGTAATTATATTACTATTAATATTTTTTATCATCTTTTCTACCTCAACTTTATTATATTTAAAATCTATTTCTATATTTATCAATATCATATTTTTGTTGTCTAGAAGCTTGTACTTTTTTTACAGCATTTAAAGTTTCTATTGCTAATTCAAATTTTTGTTTTATAATTTTATAACTACGCTCATAAATTATTTTTTCTAATTGCTGAGCTCTTGTTTGTAGATCTGCAACTGCATTTTTATCACTAATAGTTCCTCTAGCTGCTCTATATGCTTCTGATTGCGCTTCTTTATATATTTGATTTGCCATATCACTTTGCATACCTACAATTTCTTGTTCTTCCATAGAATCATATAAAACAATAGGAAGTTGAAGAAGAATATCATCTATCTCTAAATCAGTTAATTCATTACTATCATCTTTTAATAACTTTCTTATATTATGAATAATTATTGTAACATCTTCTGTTTTATTTTTTACAATATTTCTGATGATATCTTCTATTTCTACAGTAGATTGAGCTCTTTCTGTAGCACCTAAATCATATTTTGGTTTATTTAAGTTATTATCTTCCATTATATTTATTCAACTCCTATTTTTTGTCATCTAACCAGCTTTGATAAAGTTTAAACCAATCTTCTAATAACATTGTAGCTTTCCATGGTTTTCTATTTTTTCTATGAAATACTACAGGAATTCTTTTTTCCTTTTTTGTTTTTAAATCTCTTATACTTTGTTCCATAGCCTTATCAATATTCAATTGTTCTACTCTTTTTACTTCAATATGTATTCCTGGTAAGCCTTCACAATCTGCTAATGATTGCTCTAACTTACCATTTGTTTGTGCAGTTCTATGAACATTTGTAAAACCGTATTTTTGACACTCATGAGCAAATTCTAATTCACCATGCGCACCTTTTTTCTTACTATTAATAGTTTTCTTTTTCTTTTTAGAATCCATAAATTACCTCTTATTAATTCATAATACTTAAACCTATTTTTCTTTCTCCAGCTAAAATACCTACTACATCTTTATTATTTTCATCAACTAAGAAACATAAAGTTTCTTCTGTACAATCTTTTAATGTAGTAATAAATGATTTAGCTTCTAATTTAAAAGGTGCAATATTCTTATTAGAATTTTGTACAGGTAATTTAGAAGCAGCATAACCACCATCAACTTGTACTACAATATATCCTAGTTCTGTAGATATTAATAAAGTAGCATCATTCATAGGTATAAATAAGGCAGCTTTCTCTAAATCATTTAATAATTTAGTTCTACTAAACGTTATTTGAGTATCATATTTAATATTTTTTAATTTATCAAGACCTTCTAATGGATAGTCTCTAAAATCTTCAAAATCTTTACAATATCCTAATAATGTAACTTCATCACTTTCAATTTTTATATATTGATTATATGGAACTCCATCAATCATTTCTTTACCAAATCCAATCTTTGCATTATCTCCAAAATTAACTTGAGTAATTATATTAATTAAACTTGGAGCTATATAAAATTGATAATTTTTTAATTCTTCTAAATTATTTTCAATTTCAAATACATATTTATCTGTAGCACAAATATTTTCATTACAATATACTCCTGATAATTGAGTATCTACAGCTTGATTTCCTGAATAAATAACAGCATGCGCTATTGCTTTTTTAAATGCGGCTAAATTGAAATCAAAAGTTTGAATGTCATTAAATTTCTCATTTATAGGAAAATGTAATTCTTCTCCAGTACTAATATCATATCTTTCTGCAAATTTATAAACACCATTGTCTGCAAATACATTTATAATATGAGAATCTTTATCTAATGATAATTCAATATATTCTCCCATAACTTTTGATATAAAAGCTGTAAATAAAGTATTACTAATTCCAATAGATATATCTTCTGTAAATCTAACAGATGTATCTTTTTGAATTAAAATATCAGCTCCATTACCACAAATAATTTCAAATCCTTCTTCACTAAATTTCAATTGTAATACTTGTGATAAAGGTTGATTTGTATTGTTTATACTTATTTTAGAAGCATTAGTTAAGAATTGTTGAATTTTTTCCGTTTTTATTTTCAAAGAATTCATTACTACAGGTTCTTTATTTTCTACTTTATTTTCTGTCTCTATCTCAGTAGCAGATTCATTAACAACTATATTTTGAGTATTTACAGGATTAATAGTAGTAACTGTATTTATTAAATCAGCTTTAGCTTCATTCATAACTTGTTGTACTGAATTAGGTTGAATAACAGGCTTAACTACAGTTGCGGCTGCATTATTATCATAAACTAATGCTTCACTATTAATATTATTAACTTGAGCATTTAATACTTGTGCTGTATTATCTTGATTTTGAATATTATTCAAATTATTTGTATTTTGAATATTATTTAAATTTAAAGTATTATAATTATTTTCCATAATCTTTTACCTCTTTCTATTAATTAATCTCTTTTATACAAATTTTGTATTTTAGCTTCAATTTCTTTTCTAGCTTCTATATTTGATCTTAATTTATCACTCATAAATGTAACATCTGTAACACCATCAGCTTTTGCTCCTCTAGCAGATACACATCCATGATTCATAATTAACTGAACATATACTTGATCTGAACCTGTTGCTAATTCTATACATTCAGCTATATCAGAAGCTAATTTTTCTTGTAATTGTAATCTTTTAGAACACATATGTACTATTCTAGGTATTTTAGATAATCCAATTACTTTATATCCTTCTTTTTCAATCATAGCTGGTATATAAGCTACATAAGCAGTACCATTATACATAAGAGCTAAATGATGCTCACAATGTGAAAATACATCATTGACTTGCATAACTACAATATTATCACTAGGAACAATAAAACTTTTATTATACATATTTGCAATTTCTTGATTTGTATATTTTTCTCCTTCTAATAACTCTTGCCAATATCCAGCTACTCTTCTAGGAGTTTCAATTAAGCCAGGTCTATTTATATCTTGTCCCATTGCCTCTAATAACATTTTTGTAGCTTCTTGTACTTTCTCATAATTAAATTTATCTTGCATTTATAATCCTCCTTTCTTATACACCTCTTTGATCTACAGGCCATATAAATTTATGTAATTGTAATTGAACTCTCACTGGAGTATATTCATTATATAAATCATTATCTTGTAAAAATTCTACAATTTCCTTAGGCTCTATTTCACCAAATACAGGACTTAAATAAACTATATTATGATATAAATATCTTTTACCATAATCTACTTTAAATATAAGATTTTTTATAATATCTGCAGCTTTTTCTAAATCTTGTCTATTACCGACAACAAATTTATAAACAACATTTTTAAATAAATATTTATCTATATCAAAATTATCAATTAACATTTTATTTTCCATGCCTGAACTTGGGCATTTATAATCAACTGTAAACCAAACATTTTCATACTCATCTTTAGGAGTACCATTAAAATTAAAATATTTTTTTATAGATACAGAGCCATTAGTTTCTACATTAACATTAAAACCTTTCTCAGATAAAGCTCTCAATAAATAATCTACATCTAAATGAATTAAAGGCTCTCCTCCAGTTAAAGTTATATTTTTAGTTTTATATTTTTCACATTCTTGTATAATTTCTGTAATACTTAATTCTTTATAAGGTTTATTTTCATTTTCTTGTTCATAAGAATATTTAGTATCACAATATCCACAACGCAAATTACAACCATATAATCTTATAAACGTGGTTAATTCACCAGCTCTTTTTCCTTCACCATCTATACTATTAAAAATTTCAACAACTTTCATTTTAAACTCTCCTAATAATTTTTTAGCATAATCTCTAGGATTAACTTTATATGGAAGTCTTCTGACCCCTGTTAATTCCTGTTTCCAATCTTTTAAAGCAGACAACATTTTATCTCCTTGCTCTACAGTTTTTATTGTTTTTAAATGAACTTCTGCTTCAGAAACATTTAATCTTTTACTAAATTCTTGCAATAATTCTACTCTAGTTAAACTTAAATATTTCATTAAAAAACTTCTATATCTACCAATCAATACATATAATTGATTTAAATGTTGCTTTTCATTCATCATATTTTCTTAATCCTCATCTTCCTCATAAGTTGCTATATTTCCTTCTGATTCTTGTACTGTAACTTTATAACAAGTTACTATTTGTTCACATATCCATTTTGCTATATTTTCTGCAGTTGGATTTATTCCTTGTAATTCTGGTACTTCATTTATATATTGATGGTCTAATTTATCATGAATCATCTTTTTAATATTAGTAAAATCTTCTACCATACCATTTTCATTTAAATTTTTAGATTTACAATAAACAGTTACTATCCAATTATGTCCATGTAAATTTTGACATTTACTTTCATAATTTAAAGTTAAATTATGTGCTCCTGCAATTTCCATTCTTTTTGATACATAATACATATTTTATTCCTCCTAGCTTAATATTAATTTTGTAGAATACTCTTCTTTAATTGAAGATAATTCCATTTCTACTATTTTTATATCTTTTGGATATTTATAAACATCATATAAATTATAAGATACTCGATCTTTTAAATATTGAATTAAATTTTCAGCTACTACTTCACCATCTAATTCTATAAATGGAATTGAATATCGTTCTAAAGTCTTAGCAATTTCTTGACAAATAATATTATTTTTATTAAATATAAATTGTCTATCAGGTACTGAATCTTTCAATATTCTTGTCAATTCTTCTTGTGGAATTATCATACCTAAAGGTTCTGTTTGAGGTCCTTCTACTATAACTTTTAATTTATATGTTCTACTATACAAACCATCATATTCAGTATTAAATTTTGGTAATATATGAGCTGTTTCAAATGCTACACTACAACTTGTTTGTAATCTCATTTGACTTTTCTCCTTTCTCTTATAAAATAAATCATGTCCAAATAATTGTATATATTTTGGTCTTAATATTTTTATTGCTTGTTTGCATTGATCTCGATTAAACATTGAAACATGAGTTATTTCTGATGGTAAATTCATTTGAGCAGCTAACCATTTATACATTGTATTTCTAGCTCCTCTTCTATTTGAACTATATAACCAAATTGCATCTAAATATAAATGCACTGTATGTCTATAATGTTTTACATTTTTATAACCAATTTGTTACACCTCCTAAATCATAATACTCTTTATTATTTATAACATGTTTTAGAGGGTGTAACAAATAAATTTATTATATTAATAAATAGTTTTATCTGCCTTTTCTTTAAATGAATTAAATACTTTTATAGTTTCATCTCTATCCATAGGAATAGTTTTTAATATTTCACTTGTTGAATTTTCATCATTCATATTTTGTATAAATTTATATATTATATCATCTCTAAATCCTATATCAGCTGCATCTTCTTTTGTATTACCATAATATACTGTTTTTATATTAGCCCATATAATTGCTGATAAACACATAGGACAAGGATAACAGCTTGTATATAATTCACAACCAGTTAAATCATGAGTATTTAAATTTTGACAAGCATTTCTTATTGCCATTACTTCTGCATGAGCTGTAGGATCATTATTAGCTAAAACATGATTATTTCCAACTCCTACAACCAAATCATCTTTCACTACAACAGCTCCAAAAGGACCTCCTGCATTTGTTAATAAATTTTGTTTACTTAATTCATCAGCCATTTGCATATATTTATTCATTATAATGTCCTCCTTTTATTATATTTAAAGCTTCTTTAAATTGATCTACTATATCTTTATCATCTACTTTATAAAATAAATTATTTATTATTTTATCTACAACTGTCAAAGCTTTTTGTATATCTTCATCAGATCTAGTTTCTTCCCATGGAAAATTAATCCAATTATCAGTTTTTTCAAACATCCAATAATCAGGTTCTACTAAATTATTTCGTTTGTAATACATGGAAACAATAGTATATCCTTTATCTTTCCAAGCTTCTGCGGTTTTTCCTGTATCTACAATATCATCTACAATTAAACATCCTTTTTGAGGTGCCCCTAAAAAAGGTAATCCATATTTATGTGAAATCATAACAGCAAATAATAAACCACCTCTTGCAGGACCATAAACACCTGTAAATTTCTGTTCTTGAATAAAATCTTGCAAAGAATTTATAAAATGATCTACATCCATCCATGTAACAAATTCTTTTTTTATTGTCATATCTCTTTCATCTCGTTCATTAATATCAAACATTTTTTAATTCCTTTCTATTTAATGAGCGTAACTTCACTAAAATCTAAATTATAATTTTTAAATTTTTTAACATCATTTGCTAATTTACTACTATAACAACCAATTCCTACACCAAAACTGGAATCATATATTTTTATTCTATCTATTTTATAAATATTATCAGTTATTTGTTTTAATCCTATAACACCTCTAGTAGCTCCAAAAGCTCTAATAACCATTCTTTTAAGGTGTTTAGTAGAAAATATTTGCATATCATTATAAATATAAGTCTGATATGGATAATCTGTTATAGGTTGTAAAATAATATATTTATCTATAAATTTTGTTAAATCACAAACCAAGTCAGTTTTACTTAAATTTTTATATTTATAAGTAACTTTCATTGTATTTTCCATATTAGCTCTCCTTAGTTTTTAATTTTAAATATTTAACAAATCTAGCAGTTAAAGGTGATACAACAGCTTCTACAAGTGTTTCAATACATGTAGTAAATAAAACTAATTGACCTATCATTGTCCATGAGTTTTCAACTGTTCCTGGAATATTTAATGGAGCAAAAGCAATTAAATAGAATAAAGCATTATCTACAAGTTGTCCAAACAAAGTAGATATTATAGCTCTAAACATAAATCTTTTTGAATCATTTTGATCTTTACTTCTAACTTTCATTATATACATAATTTGAGTATTTATAAAATTACCCAATAGAAAAGCTGTAATAGATCCTATAACAATTCTCCACCCAGTACCTAATACAGTTGCATAAGAACTTTGAATAAAATCACTAGTTCCTGGAATTATAATAGCTATCCAACACACTAAATTAAATAAAAGATTTAATATAGCTCCACATGTAAATGTTTGTATTGCTCTTTTTTTACCCCAAATTTCAGTTACAACATCCATACATGCAAATACTAACCATGAGATTAAAGTACCACCTGTTGTTATAGCCATTAATGAATTGCCAAAAGTCTTTACAGCTAAAATATTTTGCATTATTGCTCCTGCTATATATCCAGCAGTTATTATTACTAACCAATCTGATATTTTTATATTTTTTAATTTACTTAACATATTTAATTCCTCCTAGTATTTTTATAGTTGGTCGGATTTACATACAACTATTTATTTAATTTAATTTTTTTACATTATTATCTACATATTCAATTGGATCCTCTACTCCATTTAATTTAAAAGCATTTATTCTATCAATACAAGTACCACAAGTACCACATGCTTTTTCTCCACCTTCATAGCAAGACCAAGTTAATTCATAAGGAACTCCTATTTCTAAACCTGTTTTTACTACTCCAGCTTTATTCATATTAATTAAAGGTCTATTAATATGTATTTTTCCATAAGTTCCTATACTAATTGCTTCATCCATTGCTTTCGCAAATTCTGGACTACAATCAGCATAAGCTTCACCAGCTGCATCATCTGCATGTGCTCCATAATAGATTTCTACATCTTCACCAGGAAATAAACTATCAGCATAAGCAGTTGCTATTGAAAGTAATAATCCATTTCTAAAAGGTACATAAGTTGCAACTCTACCTTCTCCATTTTCTGCTATTTGTTCTGCGTAACTTTTATGCTCGATAGCATCTCCTCCTTTTACTAAGGTACAAACATTTTTAGCATATTTCATTACATTTGAAATATCTTCCTCAATATGTCTTACACCATAATATTCTGCAATCTTTTTAGCACACTCCAATTCTTTAGCATGTTTTTGTCCATAGTATAATGAAGCTGTAATAACATTTTCTTTACCGTACTTTTGTACAGCAAGACCTACACAAGTTGTTGAATCTACTCCTCCTGAATTTAATACTAATGCTTTTCCCATTTTAAATTCCTCCTTATTTTTTATTTTTTTATATAAAAAGCCTATCCTATTTCTTAGAATAGGCTCTTTTTAACATTATAATTTTGATTATTTATACTATTTGCTAAATTATCCCAGTATTCTATATTAGATATTAATAATTTAGTTTTTTCGTCATTTCTAAAATTATTTTCTTCTTCTAACAATTCATCATCTTTTGCTTGTTCTATAGCATCTAATTCTGCTTGTTCTATTGAATTTCTACCTCTTGGTTTAAATATTTTATTATAATCATCAGATCTATAAGAACCGAATTCTGTACATTGAAATCCATGATTAGCATTCATTCCGGGTGTAAAAGAATCACAAGATTCAAATGGATATTTTCTCCACATTTTTTCAGAGCTTACTCCAAATCCATGAACTTTTACATTTGGATTACTACTAGTTTTAATTATATTAAAAGCTTCTGTTAAGAAAGCATCTCTTATTTTAGTAGTTTTACCTACTAAACCTCCTAAAGCAATATAATCTAATGGTCTTCCTTGTGAATCTCTAAATTCCATAGCCTGCTTTAAATATTCAAAAGGTTCTCCAACATGGAAAGTATATAAAAGTTTTTGTGGATTATTTAATCTATTATACATGTACAAAAAATTATCCCAAGTATCTTTTGCACATTTTGCTTTTTCATCCTTAGACATTGTAGGTAATGGTATAACATCTATTTGTCCAAATAATGTTACATATTTATCCCATTTATTTATCCAATTAATATATTCATCAACATCAATATTAATATTTTTACTCCAAGCAGTAAAAGCTCCTGAATCTATCATAATAGATCCTTTAGTTATACTAAATGCATCTAATATTTTATCATCAGTTAAATTCTTGAAATACCAATAAGAATGCAAACTATTAAATTTTCTATCTCCTAAATTCTTTACATAATATTCTCTAAATTTTCCTGATAAATTACCTGAAAATACATTATAAAATTTCATTTACTTACACTCCTTAATTTAATTCACTTTCATACTTATTAAATATTTCATACGCTTCAGGAGTATCATCTAATGGAATATCTTCACCATACCAAACTTTAAAGGCTTCGACATCACATTTCATAGGTACTCCTATTTTTTCAGCTCCAGCTTGTATCATTAATTGACTCATTAATTGACCACAACGTTTCCTATTAACAAAAGGACATTCAGCTATAACTTCATCATGCACTGGAAACAACATCTTAAATCCTAAATCTTTCAATTCTTGATTTGTTCCTAATAAAATCATAGCACGCTTACTCATATCAGCTGCACTACCTTGTATAATAGAATTAACAACTTGTCTATTTGCTTCAGCTATATATCCACTATTATTTGTTATATCTACTCCATGTTCTTTTGCTTGCTCTATAATTTTTGTTCGTCTGTATTGATTTGCTTTTTCTAATTTTTCAATATAATAATCTTTAATATCTTGACTAACTTCTTCTTGTGCTTGACTAGTAGCTGTAAATAATGGGTTAAAATCTACAGGTCTTTTATCATTATATTTAAATTCAAATCTTTCATCTTGAATATGTTTTAAATATCTTCTACGACCCCAAGCAGTTGTTGTATAACCCAATCTTTTTGCTTCTGCTTGTTTTTCTTCTACGAATACTTTTATTAAAGGATAAGCATTAAAGAAGTCATCAATTAATTTTTGTGCTTCATCAACACTCATTCCTAATAATTCAGCAACAGATGCTGTACCTCTTCCATATAATATACCTAATAATACACTTTTAATCTGTGTTCTTCTTTTCTTTCCTTCAACATTTGTTCTATCTGTTTTATTACCATTTTCATCTAAATAAAATTCTAAACAGTTTTCATATGTTGTATGAAAAGCTTCAGCTGCCATTGTACTATATAAATCTTTTCCAGTAAAATAAGCATTTTGCATTGATGTATCTCCACTTAACCAAGCCAAACATCTAGGTTCCTGTTGTGAAAAATCACTAGATAATAATACATTACCAGGACCAGCTCCAAACAATCTTCTTATTTCTTTAGCTTCTCCTTTTGAAGGTATTTGTTGTAAATTTGGATCTGAACTTGAAAATCTACCAGTCGCAGCACCATATTGATTTAAAGATGTATGTATCTTACCTGTAGAAGGTTCTATTCTTTTTGGAAGTGCTACAAGAAAGGCATCTATTAATTTTTCCATTTTTCTATATTCAAGTAAGGCTAATGTCAATGGTGTATTTATTTCCTTTAATTCATTAACTCCAGTACCTTTTCCAGCTTTTGTTTTATATTTTAATATATCATAAAATAAAATACTTAATTGAGCTGGACTAGAAATTAATATCGGATCATCTAATTTTTTATTATAATGTTTTATTCTATATTCTTGTATTTGATTTTCATAAGGTTTTATTTCATCATATACTTTCTTTTTAGCTTCTTCCAATCTAACTGAATATTTTTCATATAATTCTTTTAACATTTTATTATTGATATGCACTCCAGTTCTTTGCATATCTTCTAGAATTGGTAATAAAGGCATTTCTATATTTTCGAATACATATTTTATACCTTCCATATCAGGTTCATTCATTCTTTTATATTGATATTGAAATAACTTATAGGTCATTAAAGCATCTTTTCCAGCATATATTGTAGCTATATCTAAAGGCACATAATCAAAAGTTACTCCTTTGAATAATGTATCAAATCTATTAACACCTTCATCTTCTACAGCAATATATTTATTATATAAATATTTCAAGTTATGTTCTTCGTCTTGATCAAATAAATTAGCTGCTAACATTGTATCCCAATAAGGATCTGGAATAGGATATCCAAAAAATGTTCTTAATACTGCAAGATCGAATTTTGCATTATGATAAATCCATTTATAATTTTTTGTTTTAAAAATATTTCCAAATATTTCTTTTATATCATTTATTGCAATTTGATTTAATAATCTAATATTATATAAACTAGATTTATGATTAATTGGAATATATACAGCCTCTTTTCCATTACATAAAGATATTCCTACTAACTGATCAGTTAAAAAATTAAGTCCTGTGGTCTCAGTATCTATACCTATTATATCTTCACTATTATTAAAGAAATTAATTAAATCTTCTTTATTAGTAATACATTTACTAACGTCTTTATAATCTTTTAATTTCTCTTCTACTAATTGTTTAGCTGTTAATACTAAATCATCAATTGTTTGTCCTTTTTTTAACTTAATATTAGGTTGATTAACGGAAGAACTCTTATTTGATTTTGTTGATTTTTTAGGCATTTCAAATAAGGGCATTCTTATTTCCTCCTTTATTAAAACATATCTAAAGTTCTTCTAGTTGCAGTAGGAGCTGCTTGTTGTGTATTTTGACCATTTTGAGTACTTACAGGTTGTGCATTTGGATTATAATCATAATCAGAAGGTCTAATAATATTTATCTCGAATGGATCTTTTATTTCTCCAAATTGATCTTTTGTTTTACCATCATTTGCTCCTATGGCAATTGGAGTATAAACAGTATTTTGCATATCTTTTCCTGTTCTTTTTAATTTATATATTTGTCCTGAAATTGGTAAATTTGCAGGTATTTCAGCAAAATATGGTTGCAATGTTTTTTCAAGAAATGATCCAGATCTTTTCCAATATTGAATTTCTCCAGTATCTTCATTATAAATAGGAATAACAATTCTAACTACAGGTCTATTTCCTGATGCACACCATTTACATACATCTATTGGATCTCCTTCTTGTCTAGCACAATCTATTGTTGCATAATTTTGATTTTTATTAAATTCATGAACAACATATGCTTCAATATCATTATAATTATTATATAAGAATCTAACATTAGCTGATTCTCCATCTTTTAATGAAAAAAATGAACCTCCTCCCCTTGAATAATTTTTAATTTGATCGTTTGTAATTCTTGCCATTTTACATTCTCCTTTCTGGCCTGGGAGCCTATCCCCTGATTTATAATTTTTATAGGCTATATATTATAACATCTAAACGATGATTATAATCTAACATTATCTTTATAATAAAATAATAACCATTCTTTAAAAGTTACTGCAGCTACTTGACTAAATTCTTCTTTAGATAAATCATTAACATCTTTACCTTCAGGAATTAAAGCTACATATGTTTTTATTTTATTTTCTTGTAAAAATTTTCCTAGTTTAAAAATACCATGTCTTCCTGCATCATCAGGATCTAAAGCTAATACAAAACCATTACAATTTAAATTTAGTAATTCTTTATATTGTTTTTCTGTACCTGTACCTAAAAGAGCTACACCTTGTTTACCAAATTCTCTTAATGACCATAAATTAAAAGGCCCTTCTACTACATATACATAATTTAAAAATTGATTTAATTCATAAACACCATATAAAGGTTTTATAAAATTTGGAGGATATCTATACATTTTTTTATCTATACTTCTTCTACCAATGCCTAAACATTCTCTATTTATATTTCTAATAGGAAAAGTTATTTGATTATTTTGGGCATCAAAACCAATATCATATATATTAGCAGTTTCTTCTGAAATATTTCTAGAAGCTAAATAGGGATGATAATATCTATATGTTCTTAAAACTCTTTCAGGTATAATATTTCTATTAGGTATTTTAAATAAAGGTTCTTTCTTTTTATACTCAAATTGAGATTGAACTATTAAAGTTTTTAAATTAAATAAAGATTCTACTTCATCTTCATCATATAAGGGACCTAATAAATCTTTTATAACTATATCTAAAGGTTTACTCTCATCACAAGTAAAACAGTGAAACATTCCAATTGTTGTTCTGTTTGAAGGAGTTATTCTTATAGTAGCACTAGGTTTTCTTTCTTGTCCTCCTTTATGATAAGGACAAGTAACTTGTAAATTATCAGGAGTTTTTCTAATATCTTTAAAATAATAAATACCTGTTTTCGTTTTTAAATAATTTCTAATAGCTATAAGTAATTTTTCATCAATCATTAGAAGGTCATACCTCCTCCACCAAATATCTGTCTAGCTTTTGCCTTTTTAATAGAAGAAATTTCACTTCTTACCTCTCTAATAGGTTTATATTTATTAATACCATAATCAACCTCATATTTTTGAACAAGATCACTACTACCATATCTATTTTTAATAATTTTTAATGTTAATATTCCATTTTCATTTCTCATAGATATAACTCTTGTTGCATTTTGAGCTACAGCATCAGATTCTGCGATATTTTCTAACTCAGGAGCATTTTGAGCGTTTATACCTTGTCTATTACTTTGAACTAATAAAATTACAGGTAAATCATATTTTATACTTAAAGTATATAAATCATCACTAATATTACCATATTGAAAACGAATAGGATTACCAGGTCGATAATTTTTATCTTCAACTAAAGATAATTGATCCACAACTAACATTGTTAATTTATCCCTTATAATCATTTCTTCTATATCATCTACATTTGCTCTTCTACGTAATTCCTTTTGAGTTAATACTCTAATAAATAAATTATGGTCTTTTACAAATTTTAATGCTTGCTCTTGACTATCAGTATAATTTTGTTTAGCACAACATAATATTCTTTCTTGTAATTGTTGTGTACTCATTTCTCCTGAATAAATACCCACACGTTCTCCTTTTATAGCAGCTGACATTGCAAATTTTAATCCCATCCAAGATTTTCCTTGACCTGTTCTACCTACTACTATTACTAATTCTTCTCCACGTTTCCAACCTATAAGTTTTTCATCTAATTCTTTAAATCCAGTACTAATAACATCAGATGGATCTATTTTAGCTACTTGTTCAATATCTTTAAATAAATCAACTGATTTATTATGATGTCCTAAGAGTTTTAAGTCATTATAGATATCTCCAATTTTTTCTATATATTGAACTGGATCAGTCTCCATTAAATCACTATGTTCATTTAATAAAGATACTTCATATTGTATCTTACTTTTCATATAATCTTTTTTTAAAGCCTCACATAAAGCATTTAAATCACTTATTTCTGTATATTGTCTCATAGATTCATCATCTATTTGAAATTCATAACCAATTACAGCTAACTCAGGATATTTAGAATCTGTTACATAACTTTCTATATAATCATACAATTTATGATTAGCATATGTAAAATATTCTTTATTAATATTATTTAATATAAGAACTTCCCAATTATGATCTCTAACAATACCTAATAGTAAGGCTCTTTCAAGTGCATTTCTATCTAACATTCTAAATTCATCCCTTTCTTAGGTACTTCAAAATTAATTCTAGAGCAATCATATCCAAAATCTACATCCATCATATCAAAAATATCAGCTCCAATGACTTGACTTAAATTAGATGTTCCTCCTGCAATCATATATATATTACAACAATTATTACGTTTTCTAATTGAAAGAATATCATATATTTTATGTTTATCATAAGTACTCTCCAATTTAGAAAATTTATCCCAAATAACCATTGAAGCAGTCTCTATACTATTTAATAAAGTATTTAAACTATGTGCAGTATTTTGACTTAATTGATTAACATTCATTAATCGTTTATAATCTTCAACAAGCAAATTTGTATCAATATAAACAATATTTTCTAATATATCATTATTTATATGTATTTGTTTAAAATATTCATTAATAATTATATATGCAATATATCCTGTATTTTTATAACCATTAAAATTTAATAATATATTATATCTATCACTTACAACTGTACTTATGTTTTTTATAATATTTTCTAATTTACCTGTTATATTTACTCTATATTCATTTCTATAACCTATAGGAATATCACTGAAATCTATATAATCATTATATGATTTTTCTACTGATTTTATATATTCTTCTGGTTTATTTTTTAATTCTGGTAATAATTCTAATACTGTCATTAAATCATCAATCCTTTAAAATAATCTTGAACTTCTGTTTTATTTAATTTCTTTCTAGGCTTATCAATTTCTTCTCCCTCTTTAAACATAGATCTATCTAAATATATTAAATCAGCATCATCATAATATATATTTCTAGTAGCACCATAATGTATAGCTCTTTTAATTTGATATAATATCTCATTTTCATTTAATTCTATATCAGAATATTGAATGTCTTGTATATGTTTCATACAAACTTTTTCTAATAAATCTTGTGTCATATCTTTTAATACTTTTTGAGTAAAACGCCCTCTATTTCTACTTTTAAAACGATAATCAACATATTTCCAAAGTCCTATTTTTATATTTTCTGTCAATAAAGAATTTGTTTTTACATAAAAATAACATTGTTTAATATCATCTTGTTTTGATACTATCTTTTTTCTCGTTATTTGATTTAATGAAAAAGCCATAATCTGATTCCTCCTATATAATTAATAACATGTTTTTGTATAAAAATAATTGCTAAAATAAGCATTTATAATAACTATATTTTAGCAATTATTTTAGTCTTTATATTAAATTTATTCGTCTTCTACAACTTCTTCTTTTATAGCTTCTACTTCTTTTTTATCATTATGTTTACTACTTAAATCAAATACTATACTGCTTAAAACATCAACAGTTATTTTAGCACCTTCATAATTTAAATATTCTTTTGATAATACACTTAATACATCTAATAAAGTTAATTCATTATATCTAAACATTTTCTTTAGTTCTGTTAAGTTTAAAATATCATAAGCTGTTTCAGAAGTTTTAAATTTAAATGTATTGAAAAATTGTTGAATTTTTTCATTACTTGCTTCATCTTCAATTGCACTAATAGAAGCTAAATCATCATCGGTTTTTAATTCTAATTTATAACCAACTTTTTTTAATAAAGATATTAACTCTCTAGCTGATATTTCAACCGGATTTTGAACAAAATATTGATAATTATCATATAAAGAATCAGCTTGTTCATTAGCATATTCTAAAGCATCATCAAAATTAAAATTATTTATTAAAGTTGATAATTTATCTGTCTCATAATAAGTACCTATTGTTGGAATAAGAGTAAATGTTTTATATACTAATATTCCAGTATATACCATATATGTAGATTTATTAATATTGTACTCTATAATAATTACAGGAGCATAATTTACAGCAGGTAATTCAATATCTTTATTGTAACATATAAGTTTTACTATATTTTTACCTTCACTATAAAATTTTCTTGTTTTTGTTATTGTAGTTACATTTAAAATATATTTTTCTAAATTTTGTTTAAATTCATTATATCTTTCATCTGTTTGTAAATCTACAATATCTACTAATTCATTTGCAGAATTTGATAAATATACTACAGTTGATTTATCAAAAGTAAATGCTTCTTTTTCATTAGGATTTTCAGCAGCTACTTTTAATCTGTAATCTTTTAATTGTTTCCAAATTTCAGGAGCTTTCTTATACACATCTTTCATAGTACTTGCTTTTAAATCTAATTCGCTATGTAAAAAATTTTCAGCTCCTTTTAAAATTTCATATGTTTTTATGTCATTATCACCTGTATCAATATCTAAAAATTTTGGTGTTTTCCAATCAATAAATTTAGGTTTTAATATAACTGGTGTAATTGAATCAAACATTTTTAATTCCTTCCTTTCTTATATGTATTATAAAATTCAATAAAATCTTCTTTAGCACATTTTTTACAATAGAATTTATCATCTAATAGAAAACCTTTATCAAAATATTCTTTACATTTAGTGCAAGCCTTATAACCATCATAACAAATTTGTTCTATTGTAGTATCAGCTGTATGAATATTTATTGAGTTATTATTTAACTTTTTTATATCTTGATCTAATTTTTTATTTAACTTTTCTACATTTGAAGTAATATCTTTTAATATATTAGATGAAGTAGAATCAACTTTATCTATAGCTTTTTCTTCTTTTTGAACAATACTAGCATCTTCAATAGAATTTTTATTTAAATAAGGACAAGGATATTTATCAACACCATATTCTTTAGATAATTGTCCTTTACATTCCTCACAAAAAGATTTTAAATAACTTTTTCTAGTTCTAATTACTAATTTACAATCACTATAAACTTGTCGTGAAAATTTTGAACCTTCTTCTAAATTAGATACTATTTTTCGTTTAAATTGATTTTTTATAAGGTTATTAACAGGATTAAATTTCTCTTCAACTGCATCATTTGTATCTTTTACAAATTTTATCTGAAAAGTTTGAGTTTCTTTATCATAAGATAAATCAAATATATCTCCAGCTTTATAACCTAATTCTTTAATTAAAGCTCTTGGAATTGTAATTTGATTTCTATTTGTTAAATATACCTTCATATAGACTCCTTAAACATAAAAAAATATAGAAGATGTAAAAATCTTCTATATATTATAACATGTTATTCTTACTTAATTTAAGCTAATTTTGATAAAAATTTATTTTCTGTTATTATAGGTATATTATATTTTTGAGCTTCTTTATTTTTAGTAGATCCTGAATTTGGATTATTTGTTATTAAATATTCACATTTTGATAAAGTACTTGTTAATTCATATCCAAATTGAGCTATATATTTTTCAAAGTCTTTTCTCTTCATTGACTGTAATGAACCTGTTACAGCTACATATTTTGTTTGTAAAGTAGAAACCTGTTCAAATTTTACACGAATAAAAGGACCATTTAAAATCCATTTAGCATTTTGCAATTTATTTATGTTTTGAAATATAGCTTCTGTTGTAGCTTCTTTAACTATATTAAATATATCACATCTAAGATTTCTATAATCATCATCTGTATAAGCCGAAGTACATAAAACATAACTAAATAATTTTTTACATATATGAGGATATTTACTTAATTCTTTACAAGTTTTATCTCCTAACCTTGGAATATTTAATGCCATTAATAACTTATATAAACTGACTTCATCTTCATACAATTTTTTAAAAAATTCTTTTATTTTTAAATCAGTTATACTTAATTGTCTTGTATTTAAATCAGTTTCAACATAACCTCTTCTTAAATATAAAGATTCAATACTATTTATACCATACATATCTAGATACTGTTTCATTATTGTCCATTGTAATCCATCCGTTTCACCTATAATTTCACACCATTGTTCTAAATCACTTAATTGAACATTTGGACAATTTTTATTATTGCAAACTAAATCGACACCATTCCATCTTAAAGCTTCATTACAAACCGGACAAGTTGTTGGTAAATTACTTTCAACAGGAGATATTACTTCTACAATTTTAGGTATTACTTCACCACTTCTTTGTATTTTTATCTCAGCTCCAATACCTATACCTAAATCTTGTATCATTTTAGCATTATTCCCTGTTGCTCTTTCTATTCTTGCTCCTGATAATTCTACAGGTTCAATTTCTACAACAGGTACATATCTTTGTAAACGACTTAAAGTCCATTTAATATCTCTAACAATTGTATTAACCGTTTCAGCTGCAAATTTATAAGCAACTTCTGTATATAATATTCCATTATTATTTGTATATTGAATATTATCTAAAGTTAATACTAAACCATCTAAATTATAACCGTTTTGCTTAAATAAATTAAATATATTAATAGCTGTATTATCCCAATCTTGAGTTATATATATACATAATTCAGGAATATAATGTTTAAAATTCTGAGATAACCATTCTAATACTTGATGTCTATTTCTTAATTTATTAGATTCATCTCCAACTACTTTATAAACAACCATATCAATATATTGTATATCCTCTTCTATTTCATCTCTATTAATTATTCCAGCAGCAAAATTTCTAGGTGCTATCATATCAGGATCATTGTATTTTTGTTTTAATAATTCCCAATTAGAATTAGAAATAATTAATTCTCCTCTAACACCTCCAGTAAAACTTTTATCTTGTATTTCATTTCCTAAAATTTTAATTAATTTATTTGTGATATCTTTACCATATTCTCCATTACCTCTAGTTATTCCTTTTATTAATTTACCATTTTTATAATAAGCAACAGCTGATAAACCATCCAATTTAGGAGAAACATAAATCATTTGATTTACTTTAAACATATCAGGAATTTCTTTATATGTTTTGCATTTATCAAGACTCCCTATATGAGTATATTTATGTTTAATTTTATTACCTTGTACTTCAAATCCCCAACCAGTTGTTAATATTGATGAATCTGGTTTTATTTTTCTTAAAGTATGTACTAAACTATCAAAAGTTTCATCAGGTATTAAACTATTACCTTGATAATAATTTTCTGCATAATATTTAATTTTTTCTTCTAACTCTTTCACTTCCATATAATAACTAACCCTTTCTTAAAATTCTATCAACAATCTCTTTATCAGTTATAACATGATTTTCTCTTAATTTATATAAATCAGTTTTATTATCTAACAAATTTTTTATATATTTATCTAAATAATAATAATATTTATGTCTTAATTCTTTATAAGGTGAACCATGCGTAACATTTATATTATGATATTTACAAAAATCCTTACAACGAATAATAACCTCTGGTTTAAATTCATAAGCTTTATCATATTTATTTTTATTTAATTCTACACTTTTAACAATCATTATTAATTCTTGAATATCTTTATCTTGCATAATATAACCTCCTATATTAATAGTAACATGTTAATTATACAGAAGATTATAAAAATATTTAACTTTTATTGTACTTATTAAAATCTTGTACTATTTCTATCAAATCCGCTAATTCTTGTACTACACTTTCTAATCCTTCAGAATGTCCTTCATCCCAAGCTTTATTTAATAAATAATTGGATGCTTTTTCTGTAAATTCAAATCCAACCATTAATACTCCTAATAAATCTTTAAAAAACAAATCTCTTAAATCTTTACCTTCTTGAACAAAAGCATCTAATTCTTGTTTATATTTTTGTTTATTCATTTCTACTTGTTCTCTATTCCATTTAACAGATTTATTTTCATCTGTAACATAAGTATCTTTCATTTTTTCTACATCTTTTTTAGGATATTTTAATTTATGATTATAAGCTCCATTTCTAATTTTTTCTCTTACACCTGTAATACCAATACTAATCATTTTTATCTCCTCCTTTATATAATTTTCCTAATATTTCTTCAATATGATTAGCTAGATCATTTTCTTGTATACCTATTTTCACATTATCACCAAAAACTTTATAGCTTTTAGCAAATTTAATTTTAGCTTGTTTTGAAGCTTCTTGTAAATTTTGAGCTCTTATAGTATAATTAGTTTTATATAAATCAGATTTTGCAGTTAATTTATATATCTTTAAATCCATTCAAATCTCCCCTTTATACCAATCTTAATAAATTATTATAAAACTTAAATTTATCATTTAACACTGATTCTAAATAAGAAATTAATTGTTTATCAGTCCCAGTTATTAAACATGTATGCCCTCCATAATCATTTCCTATTTGCACAATACTATTAGTTACAGCATCAGTATATCTTTCAACACTGCCTATTTGTCTATTTCTTAGTCCGAATTTATCATTAACTCTTTTACATAATTTATCTACTTCATTCATGACTACAAATCCTCCAAATATTTTATTAAATGATCAGCTCCTATACCATCTTGTAAATCAGCAACTATATCATCTTGACAATCTATATTATGTTTATCTAAATATTCATACAATTCTCTCCAATATACCCTTAGGACAGATTCTTTATTTTCTATATCTTTTATTAATTTAATAATATGTTTTGGTACTTTCATTTATATTTAATACCTCCTTTAATAAGTTACATATTTATGCTGTTGTAAAATATAAAATACAACTTCACCATTACCATTTAAAATATCTTTATCATATATAGCATCTACAAAATCTATTTGTAAATCATTATATATAGATTTTTCTGAATAGTTAGTAATAGAAGAAATATTATCATAAATATAAGCAGCTAATCCTTGTCTTATATATTGTTTAAATATAGTATAATCATTTTTATCCATTTCATTTTGCTTATAAAAAGCTTTTTGCATTTTATTTTCCATTTGTATATGTAATGGAACCCATTTTTGAGGATCACTTTTATATTCTCTATTTATATAATAGTAATAAGTATTAAAACTAAACTGTTTAAAATATTGTTCAATAAATTGTGTAAAATCATTATCATTTAATGTAACTTTAATAATCATAACTATATATCTCCTTTCTCATATGATTCACTTCTAATTAATTGAGGTCTACTATTTTTATCATCAATAATATTATATTCGTTAATTCTAATCCAACCATTATTTTGATAAGTTGATACTTTAAAACCTTGATTACTTAATCCTAATATAATAGTTTCTTTATTTACATTTATACCACTAAATAATGCTAAATCAGATTTTTGAATACTTTGAATAAATTTAATTACACTTTCATCATCATCAAAATTTATATTATTAAATCTACATTTTAAATCTTTCATTTATATTCTCCTTTATATTCTAAATATTATTTCAGTATCATTTTCTTCTATATTCACAGGAACTCCTCTTAAAATTCCTAGATAATCTCCACTAAGAGTTTCAGCTAAATAATATTTACAATCCTTCCAATAAGATTTTTCTTTACTAATTACTAATTTCTTATTATCAAATAATTGCTGTTCTAATTCATTTAATTTATCTTCTAATAAAATTTGTACAACATCGTTTAATGAATTTTTTAATCCATTCATTGATGCACTATAAACATCTGCAACATTTTCTTTATTATATTTAATAATTATATTTGTATCAGTTTCTTTAATATCTAATTTTATACCATTAAATAATCCATTATAGTCTTCTAATTTTAAAGTATTACTAAACCAAGATTTTGCAATAGGGGTTAACCAATCAGATTTATTTAATTCTAAAACACCTTTCTCATATAATTCTTGTTCTAATTCATCTAATCTACTCATAACACTCATTTTTATCTCTCCTTCATATTTTATAAATTATTTTCATTATTATATACTATCCAATAATTACCTACACATTTATAACTACAATTCCAAGTATCATATAATTTTTTATCCTTAACAACAGTTAAATGTTTTGCAATACTTATAATATATGTAAAATTCTTATGAGCTATTTCATCTATAAATTCTTCTAATGTATATCTTTTATTATTTAACTTTTTAGGCATTTTCTCTTTTGTATAACCTAACTGTTTTAAATAAGCTTGCCATACTTTATTATCATTTGGCATTAATGCTTTTTTACATCCTAATTTAGTTAAGTCATTATATACATCCTCCCAAGATTTATTTGTTGCAAAAGATATAGCTCTTATTACACAATCATTAGTTTTATTTTGTTTAGGATTATTATTAAATTTAACAAATTGCATAAATATATCCTCCTTCCTATATATTAATTATACTATATTTTTTAAAAAATGTAACGGGTTTTTATAAAAGTTGTCAAAAAAAATAAGAAGTTATTTTTAATAACTTCTTAAAAATATACAAAATTGAACTAATTAATAAATTGATATATTTCTTTTATTACTAAAGCATCATATAATGAATTATGCTTTTCTCCAGGTATATTAATACCATAATCCCACAAAAAATCTTCTCTACTTTTATCAAAAGCCTCTTTATTTGATATATCTAAAAATCTAGCAATATCTTGATTTATATCATAACAAGCTGGATTAATATTTTTAGGTAAATCAAAAGCAGATCCAAATAAATCAATTAATAATACAAAATCATAATGACACACATCAGATACAAATTGTATTTCTTCACTTTTAAAAAGATCTAACCATAATTTTAACTCTTCTATTATTTCATTTTTATTACCATAAACATAAGCATTATATTCAGTTTTTCTTAATTCTTTTATTCTTTCTTCACCATATAAATTATTTATAACATTTTCTTGAATCCAATCATCACATTGTGTTTTATCATAATCATTAAATTCCGCATAAAAAGTATCTCCATTTTCAGTTACTAATCCCATACTTATTAAAGTTGTATCTTTATGTAATCCAGTAAATTCAGTATCAAAATAAATATTCATATAAATATATTCCTTTCATTTAAAAACCTGTTAAAATTGATTTTAAGCTCAAATAAATGCATTATTTTTGCAAATCTTGTAACTTTTTAATAAAATCTTTATATTCTTTCTCTGACATAACTATATCCATATATAAATAATCTTTACCAATTAAATTATACCAAGCTCTTTTTAATCTTCTTTTTAAAACTCCAAATATTCCTAATTGTTCTTCATCAAATTTACTTGAATGTAAAGATAAATAATATTCAGTTAAAGTATTTGGTATATCTGTATCTACATATTTAGTTACATGTAATTCAGATCCACAACCACAATTACAAGTATTTATAACCATTCTAGTTTCCATTTTATTATTTTTATCAACACTTTTTCCACTAAATATCATATATAAAACCCCTTATAATAAAAATAACTTGCTTTACTTTGTGTCCGGACACTCCATAAACTATTATATAAATCAAGCTACTACCCAACACTTATTTAATATGTATTTTATATCACTTAATATATTAATTTAAAAAATGCAATCTAGAAGTTTTATATGGAAAAAACTTAAACACTAGATATTATAAAAACCGATTCATCTTGAATTCTAGTCAGCTTCGATTTAACTGCAAATCTAGGTACAAAGCGCCCTTGAGCTCTCTTTTGGTTGCAGTTCCAAGGTCAGCTCTACCATCAACCTACTATTCCCACATAGTTGCGAATTGTTATATTAAGCCTCCAAACAATTAAAAATACTCTACTCAATTGATTAGATTCAATTCTCGCAAAAGCGAGATGGGATAGGAGTTTAAACAAAACCCTAATATTATATAATTAATAACTCCTACAAAAAATAATTATATAATTGTTTCTTAAAATGTACTACAAGGTACTTATTTATTATAACATCTTTAAAAAGGTAAACCATCTTTATGTGGAGCAAAAACTTTGACTTTTTTTGTTATTCCTTTATCCAAATAACTCAACTCAATTATTTTTCTATTATCTACTATACTATCTTCAGGTGCTATTTCATATTCTATATTATCTAATTTTATTGTTTTAGGTTTATTAAGTTCTTTTAAACAATCTGTAATATTTTTACCTAATAATTTTTCTTTAAATCTATTTTGTAAATCAGGACTCTCTGTTGTATATGTAGATAGCATATCAGCATAATGTAATATTAAACTTTGAGGACATTTACTAAATCTATGTGAAATATCATTTAAATATTGATTATCTCTAAAGGCTCCCATATGATTTCTGATCATCATACATTCTATATGATTTAATTTTAATCCTTGCATTAATAATAATATTACTGATTTTTCACCATGCCCATAAGGCATTAAATCATTAACTGTATAATAAGGAACTTTGATCCATTGTCCTTCTTCATTTTTTGTATTTCTATAAGAAGTCTCATATGTTTGTACTTTACATACATCATGTAATAAAGCAGTTAATATAATACTATCTTCAGGTAAATCAAAAAATTTAATTAAATTATCAAAATCATACATATGATAATAAACATTTAATGAATGTTTTAATAGTCCACCTTTTTCACTACTATGATATTGAGTACTCGCTGGCGCAAATTTAAAATCAGTTTCATCTAACCATTTAATAACATTTTCAATTCCTTCTCTATTTGTACTTTTCAATAAATCTTTGAATTTTTCCCATTTTTCAAAAATTTCTTTATCTTCCATATAACTATTTCCTCCAAATAAAAATCTATACATATTATATTATAAAATTTAAAAAATGTAACGGTTTTTATTAAATTTTTTAAATTTTATATACTAACCATAAATCATTATCAAAAAAACGATAAAATTCTTTATTATTTTTAGTTAAAATTAATCCTTTTGCCTTTAATTTATTATAAGAAGTTTCAGACATGTAATATACTTTCTTATAAGAAAGTTCGCTTGCAATTTGTATTAAATTACTAAAATCTAAATTAAATTTCATATTTTCTTTTTTAAACAATTCTATTGTTATTTTATTACCAGCTCTATCATAATAATTATTATTAGCTTGTAATAAAAAGCCATTTAATATAAAATCATTTAATTCTGTTTTAGTACAAAAAATATGATTATCTTTATTTAATTCATTAAATAAACATTGAGTGTCATGACTATTCATTTAATTTACTCCTCTTTATTAAACCAAAACTTCTTATAAATTTTTATAATATTTGAATCTGTTTGACTACAAAACCAAATAGCAAAATCATCATAAGATAAACTATTTATATCTACTTTAGTATTACCACAATCACAGTTATTTTTTATATATATTTTATCATCTTCAAAAATATAAGTTAAAGGTTTTCCACATAAAAAACAATAATTAAAATTCCAAAATTTAATATTTCGTTCTTTTACAATATTTTTAAAAATATCTCCTTTATATTTTTGAAATTTAATATTTTGTTGTATAATTTCATTTCTATCAAGTTGTCTTAAAATATAATTATTTTTATCAATACCTCTTTTTATATCATCTAAATGTAATGTATAAACTTCTCCAGATTTAAATATTAATTGAACTTCATATAAATTTACAATTAATTTATCTAATTTATCATAATGATGAAATTTATTACTTTTATTAGAAATTTGATAAGGTACATCTTTAAAAACTTGTATACATTGATTTTCATAATTAAAAAATAATATACAATCTTCTTGATAGCATTCTATATAATCAGATTTTTCCTTTTTCCAATCTTTTCTAACTAAAATTTTTATAGCATCTTTCATAAAAATATTTCTATATATTTTATAAAAAATATTTCTTGGTTTTATATATATAGTATCTCCAGGTTTCATTTTATCACAATCATATTGACTAGGATTGATTATCGGCATTTATAACTTCTCCTTCTGTTTCTATATTAGGATTTATTAAATTTGATAAATCACCTTGTTCATATTTATCTATGTTACTTAATACTATTTGAATAGCTTTTCTAATTTTATCTCTTTTACCAACAGCTATATTTTCGTCATCATTTACATTAATTATATTACTATTATCAATAATAAAGAAATTTTTAATTTTATCATTATTTATTAATGAAACAATAAATTGATTTGTATCATGTAAAGCTTTTGAAATATAGTCAGCTGTATACATTAAACTAGCAGTATCTGTATTAGTTAAATCAGTGTCAATTCTAGTAACTAATTCATCATATAATTTATCTAAAGTTTTTGATAATTTTAGTATTCTATTTAAACTAGTTTTAGCTTGTAATAACATACCAACTTTTAATTTATTCTCAACACCTTTTAAATCACGAATATCTGCTTCTGTTATAGTAACATCTTTATTAACTAAATCATCAAAAGTCAATTCATGATTATTATTTGAGTCAGTAATAGTAGGTAATTCTTTATTAGAAATCCAATTAAATTTTAAAGCTAAAAGATCCTCTAAATATTGTCCTTTTTGTAATTTTATTTTTTCAGCAGAAAATTTATCAAAAATATCCCAATCAGCCCAATATTTATCAAAATCATTTTTAGCTGAAATATCAGGATATACTAAAAAATATTTTATTTTTAATGCATTTAAACAATTTAAAATAGGTTCACAGAAATTCATTATTACAACTTCATAATCAATAATGTTTTGTTTAATATGATTAATAAAATCTACAATCATATCACTATTACTTGGATTTATAGCAGGATTTATATACATTTCAATAATTTTATCTTTATATTTATTTGCTACAAAAGAACTACCTATACCTTTAAAACCAACAATTAACATTAATATTCACCTCTTATATTAAATTAATAAATCCTTTAGATATAGCTGTAGTTACTTTAGATAAAGATAAAGTAATTTTAGCTAAACAATGTAAAGGCATATTATCGTAATCACAATTTAATATAATAAATGATAATATTTTGTCAATCTTCTCATCATAATTTTTATTTAATTGTTCTATTCTCTTATTCACGCAATATTTAAAATAAATATCCTTATCACTTATTCTATTAAAACTAAAATCAGATATAATATAATCTATTGTAGCATTACTTGTTCTAAAATGTTTTCTTATATTCATATTGCTATACTCCTTTAAAACAATTTATCTAATTTTCTAATTTGTTTTAAAGTTATATTTCCATTAGATTTTAAATAATTATTAAAACTATTTAATTCCTGCATACAATATTCTTTTGTTAATCCTAAATCTTTTAACTTCAAAGCATTATATGATTCATTGAAATCTTTTTTATCTATATTAACCTTTTGAAATAAAGCTAATAATCTTAAAGCTTGTTTCAATTCTTTTACAGTTGGAACTTCTATTGTTGTTCCTTGATAATATTTAATAAATTGTTTAAATCCTTTATAATTATCAAATAAAAATATCAATTCTGATAAATTTTTATATTTTTCATTATCATGCATATTTGATAATAAAACTAAACTTAAGAAAAAAGTTTCTTCTTCAGATAGTATCCTATTTATTTTTCTCTCCAAATTATTCTTCTTCAAAACACACAAGCTCCTTTATTAATTTTTGTTAATCTGATATTTAACATTCATTAAATTAGGAAACCATATACTTTCACTTAAACATAAAGCTTTATAATAATTATTTTTATCTATTAAATCTAAACTTTCCTTACTTAATGATTGTTTTAATATATGTGCTTTGTATAAATCAATTGAGTATTTAACTGAAGAATTTAATATTGTATTTTGCCAATCTTTGTTAGGTAATGAAAAAATATATGTTACATTATTATAGAAATTATCTTCAATAGCTATTTGTATTCCAAATCCACATAAAATATTTCTATATACAATAGGATCTGGATGTCTATCAATTTTATCTATAAATAATTTATTTTGTTCAAATATTATTGTATCTATATTATATTGTACTATTAGTAATTTTAATAATTTAATCACTTCACATCTAATAAAATAATTAGAACGACCTAATTTTTCCACTTGAGCATAAGCTAAAATGTTCTCTTTATCTCTAACTATTATTGGAATATTATTGTATCCATGTATATCTAAAGTTATTGTATTCTTCACTATTATCTTTTTATTCATTTTTATCTTCCTTTAAAAAATAAACTATCTAAATATTTACAATTTTGATAGTCTATTTTATAATTTACTTAACTTTATCAGCTTTATATATATCAAATAGACTTTTTCTTTGTTTTTTAACTTCTATATTATATAAAGCCCAACAATGGTCACCATAACCTCTTTGGCGTGCTTTTTCACTTTTTAAAACTCTATTACATCTTAAACATCTTTTATATTCTTTTCCTTCCATATAAACACCTTACTTTATATTATATTGAAACTGGAATAGTTGAACCTGTTTGTAATTGTAATATATTTTGATCTTTTTCATTTTCATCTACAATTAATCCACCCATTGTAATTAAAGTAGAAGCTACTGAAGCTGCATTTATTAAACTATATCTATCAACTTTAACACTATTAACAACACCTGAAGATAATAAATCTTGATATTCTCCTGTTAAAGCATTAAAACCTAATTTCTTTTCAAAACAATCAGTTAATACTTCTTCTTTATCATATCCAGCATTTTCAGCAATTTGTTCTGTTACAGATTTCAAAGAATTATATATTATTGATTGACCTAAAGTATATCCTTGAGATTCATCAACAAGATTCATATAAGCTAATAAGAAACCATAACCACCACCAGGAATAATTCCTTCTTCTTTAGCTGATTGAACTGAATTAATAGCGTCTTCTATTCTTAATTTTTTATCTTGAATTTCAACTTCTGAATTTCCTCCAACTGATATAACAGAAATTCCACTTAATAAATTAGCTATTCTTCTTTCATATTGTCTTGACTCATCTTCATTAGCTTGACTCATTTGAGTAGTTATTGTATCTACTCTATCTTGTCTATTTACTTTTAAATCAATACCAGTACTTGATATATCTTTAAATTTAATAATACTATCTGTCATAGTGATAACAATCTGTTCTACTTCACCTAAAAAGGCTGGATTAAAATCTTTTAAAGTAGTTCCTTTATCTCTACTAATTAAAGTACTATTTGTTGCAATACAAAGATCTTCAATTAAATCTTCTCTTAATTGACCAAAACCAGGTAATCTGATTACAGAAACATTTAATGGTAACCCTTTTAATTTATTTGCTATAATCATATTTAATGGTTCATTTTCTATATCATCACATAAAATTAATAATTTCTTACCACTTTTTACAATAAAATCTAAAATTGGTAATAATTCACTAGCATCATCAATTTTATCTGCAGTTATTAAAACATTTACATCATAAAAATCAGTTTTCATATTAACTCTATCATTTAATAAAAATGAACTAACACTACCATTTGGAATTTTCATTCCTTGAATGCTTTCAAAACCATCTTCTCCTGTTTTACTATCTTCAACTACAACTGATCCATATTCTCCAGCTTGTTCAAAAGCATCAGCTATTAAATTTCCAATTTGATCTGACCCACTTGATATAGAAGCAATTCTTGTTATATCTTCTTTACTAGATATAGGTGTAGCTATTTTACATAAATAATCACTAATTTGATTACTTGTATTAATCATATCTTTTTGTACTTGTACTACATTTTCTTTAATATCAGAATTAACATTAATATAATTCAAATATTCATGAATCATATTTTGAGCTAAAACTGTTGTAGTTGTTGTTCCATCTCCAGCTACTTTATTTGTTTTATTAGCAGCTTGAATTATTAATTGAGCTCCTGCATCTTCAGCATTATCCTTTAATTGAATAGCTTTTGCTATAGTCACACCATCATTAGTTATTATAGGAGCATCTAAATTATTTCTAATTAGAACATTTCTACCTTTTGGTCCTAAAGTAGTTTTTACTATATTAGCTACAGAATCTACACCTTTCAAAACACTAGATCTAGCATCTTCTCCATATTTTATTATTCTATTCATTTTTTACTTTTCCTCCTTCACTTCACTATCATAAATCTTAAATAATTCTGTTTCTACATAATTTCTAAATTCTTTATTTGATGGATGAACAATATCAGTATATTCATAATTTTGATCATATCCATCCTCTTTTAAAACATATTTTTTAGCTTTTTTATGTGGAAAACTAACTATTCTTTTATCTTGTAGTTGTATTAATTGTAAATCATGAATAACTAAACAATTATCAAATTCAATACTAGCTACTCCTAATAGAACTTTATTTTCTGGATTATTATTTTTCTTTATTCTAATACTAGTTATTTTCATCTACAGCCTCCTGTACAATTGATAAAACATTGCTTTCAGATAAAATTGTATAATTATCAATTCCATCATTATAACTTTCTCCTTGCATTTTTGAAAACAAAATAATATCCCCTACTTTTACTTTTAAAGGTACAAGAGTACCATCAGACATTAATCTACCATCACCTACAGCAACAACTTCTCCTTGTAAAACTGTATTCTTAGATAAACTCATATTTTGAGTATATGTAATTCCAGACTCCGTTTTAATTTCCTGTTTGTCTTTCATTTTTACTACGATTCTTTCGTATAAAGGCTTCAAGTTCATCTGCTAATTCCTCCTTTTCTTGCTCAATTGTTTTCTTTTCTTCTTTAGCTGGTTTTAAAGAACTATCTCCATAAACACATACAAAGGAACCATAATAATGTTTATCTTTATCACGTAAGAAACCATCATCTAATTCCATCATAGTATTTACAGCAGATTCTAAATCATTCCAATATTTAATTCCTTTAGGTAATTTAGATACACAATTACGACCTGTTTCTTTATAATAACCAACTAATTCTCCAGTTTTCTTGTTAAAAATTTTTAAATAATATTGCATATTAATTCACCAAACCTATAAAATGCTCTTTACTTATATATTATAACATGTTTATATTAATTAAATCAAAATTATTTTTTATCTACTTCTATTTCATTCATAATAACATTTATAATATTCCATAATTTATCATCTGAATAAATTTTCACTTTATTTATTTTAAATAATTCTTCTAAATAAGTTGCAAACTCCTTTAATACATTTTCATTATCGCTTATATTTAAAATATCGCTTATATTTGTTTCTTGATTTATATTTTCAAGTTGATTTATATTATATTTATCTTGTAATAATGACAAAATTTTATCATAAACTAAATCTCTTTGTTTTTTATTATCTATTATAATTAAATCACTTTCATCAGGAACATTAAATGGAAATTCAACAGGAACGCTGCTTTCAGAACAAGTATACCAGGTGTGCCCTTCATCATCTGAAAAATATTTACCTTCTACCCAAAAACATTTACCATTTTCATCTTTAAATATTGAAGGACATCTTTTATTTTGCCATCCAGGTTTTCCTTGATATTGTGAAATATCCTCCCATTCAGAATCTTCTCCAGTTAAATTAGTTAATGGCTTATAAGCTAATAATCTTTTTAATATAGAAAGAGCATATGAAGCAGTTGATCCAGAATAATTTTGATCTGCAAAAACTTTTATTACATTTAATATTGAATCATCTATAGCTTTTTGTAATTTTAAAGATTCTTCATCTTTACAACTTTTCTCTAAAATATTTAATTCATTTTTAGCATATTCATATAAATTCATTATACAGGCCTCCTAAAAAAATCAATTTTATATTCCCCACATTTTTTACATTCTTCAGATACATCTTTTGTATTACTTGCTGTATAATCTTCTATTAATCTTTCTATATTATGACTAGTTAATCTATTTAAAGTAAAAGTACATTCATCAAACGTACCTCTTATAAAAAGACCATCTTTATTTGAAGATATTACAATCCATTTTCCTAAAGAATCACTAAAATAAAGATCTACGGCATTATAATTTTCTTTTAAACATTTTAATAATTCAAATTCAGCTGGTTGTAAAAATTGCATATATAAAACCTCCTTTAATACAAAAATTCTCTTATATTTTCTAAAATATGATTTAATTCATTTTCTACCCATTCTCTATCTAAATAATATTTTCCACCAGATAAAAGCTTACCTGTTTCTGAAGCTTTTTTAAAATCTTCTTCAGTTGCCTTACAATTATCCGATTTTAAATATATTTCTATATCAGGATCATAAATTTTACCATTATATATTTGCCTAAATAAATCATCTAAATCATTTACAGCATTTAATAATTTATGTCTATTTACTACAGCACTAATATCTTGAGACGAATCTTGTGTGTCATCAAATTCAATTGTTATTTTTGCCATTAGATATAACCTCCTTTCTAAGACAATCTTTACAAATTGGAATATATTCTTTATCTCCAATTAAAATATCTTTTGATTTTTCTATTAAACATTTAGTATAATCAGCTTCCTTACCACAATAATAACAAGTACTGTGACATTTTATTATAACATCAGAAATACTTAATATCTCAGGCATTACTCCAAAAGGTTTTAATTCAGTTGTTAAATTTAATCCAGCTATATAAATATTATAATTTTCAATTAAAGATAAATTTAATAAAGGAGTACAACTGCCTTTTAAAAATTGTGCTTCATCTATTAATATTACTCTTCCACAAAAGTCTTTACTATTATGTACAATATGTTCTATTTCATCAAAATAATCAACTATAAAAGAATATATTTCAAAATCATTATTTCTAGATTTAATATACATCATATCTCTTTTATCAATATTTGGTTTAAATGTAAATATTGTTTTCTTATTATAAATATTATTATATATTTCTATTAATTTATCTGATTTTCCACTAAACATAGGTCCTATAAAAGTTGTTATCATTTAATTTAATTCCTCCTTAAATTAAAACAAGAATAACCATTACATATATAAGAATTAGCATCAGGATAAGTTTTTCTTATATACTCTAAAAATTTATCATTATTGTAATCTAAACCATCAATAGGTTGATCTATTGAATCACAAATCTTTTTTAATTTTTTACTACTTAATAATAATTCACCATTTAAAAATACCTGATTATCTTTAACTAAAATAGTACCTAAATTATAGAAAAATATATTATCTTCTATATAATCATATTTTGAACCATCAGGTTCTACTTGAACATATCTAGTATTACCTGGAATTTGTAACCCTACCACACATGATTGCTCTGGAAAAATATATTCTATTTTATAAATTTGATTATGTAATTCAAACATAACAGGAGATCTTGTATATAATTCATCTTTCATTGATAGATATCCTTCTAATCTTAAAAAATCTTCTATATATAAATCATATATATCTTTAATTTTTTCATAAGCTAATCTAGCTTTATATTCAGAAAAAGAACTATATAATCTAATCCATTTATTTGTTTCTTCTAAAAATACTTGAATATCCCAACAACTATTATAGTGTTTTCGATTATAATCATATTTTTCTACACAAGATAATTTAAAAGTAGGTTTATTCAATATTATCACCTTCTTCTATATAAGATAATTCAGCGTATTTCTCTTGAGGAAAATCAATATTATATTCTACATCATCAAATATTTCAGGCATCTCTTTTTTAAATTTTAATAATAAAGGAATCATTAATTGCTGTACTGCAGGATGTGTATGTTTAGATGTTCTTAAAGCTAATATATGTTTCCATTCTCTTATATTAGCTGTCATTGTAACTAAAGCAGCTGTACTATGAGGTAATAACATCCTTAATTCATCTGGAGTTATCGATACTATATGACTCATTTGTAAATATGTAGATTCTATATTTTTCATACATGTTTTCCAATATTTTGTCTTTGCAGCATTTATTATATCTCCTATATTAGTGCATTCTTCTTCAGATTTACTCTCGTAAAAAACAGGTTTAATGAATTTAATCTCATTATCAAATTTATTTTTACTATAATTACAATATCTTGTACTTTCAATACTAAAACTTGCTATTCTATGTCTTGTTAAATCTTTATATACCCCTATATCACAAATCATTTGAATTGTTATTTTTTCATGTTCTAATACAGATTCATGACCCCTTGTAATACAATTCGTTAATAATTTTTTATAACTATCCTCTGTAATTTTTCCTTCAGAACGATAACAAGTTCTACAAGCTCTTTCTATTCTTTTCATTATTTGAATACCATTGAATTTTTCAACATAAATTTTTGGATTAATTATTTTCATTATTACCTCCAATATCTAATTTATTTAAATCACCTTTACAACATTTTACATTCCAAGCTTCTAATTCTTCTTGGCAATAATTATATAAATCATTTAACAAATATATATCTTTGTTTTTATAGAAAGCAAAAGCTATTTCAGCAAAAGTATTAGGCCCTATATAATTTTCAATATCAGTATCTTCTATATTTTCATTAATAACTAATACTATATCTGTTTTAGGATCAGCTATTTTATCAAAATGAATTCTAGTAGCATCTTTTTTATTAATATTACTTTTTAGTTCTTCAGGTATTAATACTCTATACCCTAATCTACTTAAATGCTCTTGAATTTTTAATATAGTAGATTTAAATCTTCTACTACCACATAATACAATTTGTTTTTGTTTTTTAAATGGATTATTTTTTAAAAACTTTCTAGTATATTCTAATTCTTGATCATCTAAATCAAAAGCCATTTTAATCTCCCTTCTCATCTAAAATTAATTTTATAGCTTTATTTAAACAAGACTTAGTAAAACCTGTTTTAAAATTAGTCTTAATTACATTATGAGGATAAAAGTTAATTATATCATTTATATCATCATCTAAAATAATAATATCATTATAAAATTTATCACTTAAATATGACATTATTTCTTCTCCTCTAATAGATCGTAAATTTGGAGTTTTACCACTTAATTTTAAACCATATTCAGCAAGTCTTGCATTTACAATTTCATAATCTATTTCACTTAATCTCCAAGTAGAACTTAGTATAATTTTAACACGATAATTATTATTTTCTAAAGTTTGAACCAATATCATTAAATTATTTAAACATTTAGGATCAAATGGAACATGATTCATATGCATTGGTTTATGATGTTTTTCATAACATTTAACAATATAATTTTCATCATTAAGTACTCCATCTACATCTAAAAATATATAAATTAAATTATGATAAAATTGCAATTCTCTCATATATTATCTTCTCTCCTTATTATATTTTCAAAAACAATTGTGTATTGCATTATATTTGTTTGAGGACTAATTTCATGATATATTCTTATACCTTTCATTACTTCTGCTATATATTTATCTTTTCTATCTAATAATTTTCTTTCAAATTTTAATACTTCTTGTTCTATTTCTTTATCAATTTCATGAGATATCTCATCTTGAATATTTTTCTTAATAATTTGAGTTAAATGATCTTCCATTATAAATTCTCCTTTAATTCTTTATAAACACAAGACTTACTATTATAATAGCGTTGACGTATTTTTATTTTATTTTCTTTATTAATACATTCACCATCTATATGATTATTAGTTTTAAAATACTTACAATTTCCACATTTATTTTTAAAATCATTTGTTCTTATTTCCATTATCATTTTTTAAATACTTCCTTAAATCTTCAATATCTCCATTTTTAAATAAAAATAAATAATCACTTTCTAACATTGATAGTTTTTTATCTATAGAAATAAACATTCTATCAAACATTTGTATTTCCTTAGTACTAAATTTAAGCTGATTACTATTTCTCCATTTTCGTATATAACTTTTTATTCTAACTAAACCAGCATATCTTCTTTTAAAATTATCTTTTAAATCAAATTCTTTTTCAGCCATATTTTATACACCTCTATAAATAAGTTCATTTAAATATATGTAAAATTCTTAATGAATTTAAATTAATGAAAAATTAATCTTGTATAAGTATTGAGACTGTATATATTGATGACTATTTTTTATGATTTTTTAGACATTTGTGCGGTATATTTATAATAAATATATAATTTATTCTCCAGTACTTCCAAATCCACCTTTTCTTTCATTTACAGCTTCTGAATTATAACCAGTTACATTTGCATAAACTGTAAACATACCTTGTCCTAATTTTTCTCCTTTTTCTATAGTTATTAGATTGTCTGTTATATTATAAAAGGCAAAAGCTATTTCCCCTTCGTTATCTTCATTATCATAATAATCAGCATCTACTACTCCAACTCCATTAATTAATATTAAGCCTTTCTTTTTAGGATTTGAACTTCTGTTAAATAATAACAATACAATATCATCAGGAAATAATGCTTTAATACCTGTCTTTACATATTTAATTTCTTTTGGTTGAATTGTTACTTCTTCTGGATTAATAAAATCATATCCAGCTGCATTTTTACTTCCTTTTATAGGTAAAGAAAACTTATTATTTTGTTCTAAAACTCTTGATACATATTCAAATGCAATTTCATTTACAGGTATTTTATATTTAACAGTACCATTTCCTGTTCTTATTTCTATTTCTTTAGCCATTTTTAAATTCCTCCTTATTTTTTATTTTATTAATAAATATATTTATATCTTTTTTATTTTTATTATTTATATTATCTTGCATAAATTTTAATATTTTATCTACTTTATGTTTTTGTAAAAAATATCTAATTACTTTACATATAACAATAAGTAAAATTACCAATAATTGACCTAGAACTAATAAGAATAATCCTTCTTGTGCTGTCATGATGACCACCTTTCTTCATTAATAATATTAATAAGATTTTAAGTGAGTCAAACCATTAGCATTTTTTTCAACAATCAATTCAGTATCATATCCAATAGGAATTTCTTTATGACTTATCATATATATAGTCTCTAAAGATTCTAATTCTTTTGTTATTAAATTAATAACATTATTTTCAGCTAATGCATCACAATATCCTAATATTTCATCTAATATAATTATATTACATGAAATATTACCAATCATATTTGCTAATGATTTTTGAGCCAACAATAAAGCTATATTAACTCTAGTTTTTTCTCCTCCTGATAAACTTTCATAAGTAGCATTACCTAACATTATATCTAATTTATTATCATTTTCAGAAATATATATTAAATCAGACTCATTACTAAATAATTGAGAAGAATAATCTTTTAAAATCTTATTCAAATAACTTAAACTATTTTTTAATAGAAATGTTCTAAAATCTTTAGTAACTAATTGAATACAATGTTTTATTGCATTAATATAATTATCTAATTCATTTAATTCATTATTTTTATCTTCTTTTAATTTATTTAAATCATTTAATTGTTTATCTATATCTTGTACCATATCTTCATATTGTTTACTATTAGGTATTTCAATTTTTAATATATCATCTTTTTGTTTATTTATAGCATCTATTTGAACTTGTATATTTTGAATACTATTTAATAATTGTGTTTTTTGATTATTTGTATTTATTAAATTTGTTTGTTGCTCTGAAACTTGTTCATTTTTATCATTATATAATGAATTTAAATTTTCAAATTCTTTTTTAAGATTTTTACCTATTTCTATTTCTTTATCTAATTCTAATTGTAAATTCTTCATATAACTATTATTTTCAATGTTTTTATTTTCAAATTCTTTTATTTCTTCATTTTTATCTTCAATTACTTTTTGTATATGTTCTTCATTAACATTATCATATTTTCTACCACAAGTTGGGCATGTATCACTATTTTTTATTTCTTCAATTTCTTTATTTATTCTATCAATATCTATATTATTATAGCTAATTATATTTTCTACTCTAGTTATTTCTTTTTGTAAATCATTACATTTATCTCTTTGATTTTGTAATTCTTGATCTTTATTAACTCTTTTTTCCTCATATACTTTTTGTTCATTCTTTAATTCATTTATACTTTTTGAAATTATTTCAATTTGATTATCTAATTCAGGTATTTGATTATTAATATTATTTATCTTTACATTATATTCTTGTATTTGTCTATCTAAATCCTCAATATTACCTAATTTATTTCTTTCTTCAATTTGAATTTTAATATCATTTATTTGAGCTTGTAATTTATCTTTTTGTTGTTGCAATGATTCTTCTTTACCATTAATTTTATTTATTTCTAATTGACAACTAACATGTTTTGATTCATATATGGTTTGTTTTTCTTTTAAAAATGTTTTAAAATTATTAATAGCGTTATCAGTATTTGTTAATATTTCCAATCTTTCTTTTCTAGCAGTTGGTGATAATGAAGGTAAATTAGTTACAGCATTTTGTGATAAGAAGATACTATCTAAGAAAATAGCTTTATTAATACCTAATATTGATATTATTAATTTATTTGTATCTGATTTATTTCTAGCTGATATATCCTCATCATTTCTATATAAAACAACAGTACCTTTACCTTTTTTAGATTGTCTAATTATTTTATAAGAAACACCATCGATTGAGAATTTTAATACTACTGTACACCCTTGACCTAATATTCTATTTTCAATATCTCTATCTCCAGAACTTGTTTCTTCAAATAAAGCATATATAATAGCTTCAAATACTGAAGATTTACCACTTCCATTAGAAGAAGCCAAATCTTCATAATTATTAATTCCTTTTACAATAACAATTCCTTGATCTGATAAATTTAAGGAAATTCTATCTATACTTCTAAATCCTTCTATATCTAATTCTTCAAATTTTATATTCATATTAGTTACCTCTCTTATGTTTTTTATTTCTTAACTTATTATATACTTTTTCTTTTTCATTTATATTATTTCTATTTTCAGCTCTATATTTTCGCATATAATTTTTTCCATACTCTCTTATTTTATCTCCAGTAATAGGTAATTTTCTTCTATTTCTTTGATAAGCATTAACTTTTTCTTTATTTTCTCTTTGATATTTAGCCATAAAATCTCTTTGCTTTTGTCTATATTCTTCAAACTTTTCAGGATTCTCTTCTTTTAATTTTAAGATATATCTTTTTTGATATTCTCTTTTTTTCCTTAATTCTCTTTGCTTTTTTCTCTCTGCTTCCATATTTTTTAAATATTCTTTTATTTTAGCATATTCATCATCTTTCATTTTATTCAACCTCATTTAAAATATCATTATAAATATCTATAGGGTATTTTAATTCAACCTCATTTAAAAATTCTTTAAATGATTGTTTTACATCAATATTACTTTGTAAATTTAAGTTTGTCTGAGTTTCTTCTAAAGAAATATCTTTTTTTGAAATTCTTACATTTAATCTACTTGCTATTATTAAAGGATTATTATCTAAATATTTTTTTACATCTTCTTTAATTTCAAAAGGACAAATAATATGCAAAATATATTTATATTGAATATCTAATGAATTAATATAAGTATATAATTCATTAATATCTTTTTGTATTGTAAATTTTCTAAATAAAGGACATACAGTAGATTTAAATATTTTTAAATCATTTGTAATAGTATCAAAAATATAACACTGTGGAATACTATTTTCATCATCACTAAAACTATGTGTAGTAATAGAGCCTACATTTATAACATTACCTAATATAGATGATTTATGAATATGACCATTAAATACTAATTTATATTTATCTTTTAAAATATTAGGTTCAATTCCATCAGGTAATTTAAAATCTCCTCTAATTGAAGCTCCTTGTATATCTTGATGAGAAAATAAATAAGATGCTTCTGGAAACATAATAATATCTTTATAATTACAATATGGTAAAAATCCTAATTTAATTTTTTCATTTACATTCAAAAAGTCATTTACATCTATTGTTGTAGGTTCAGATATAACTGTAATGTTATTTATATTATTTAAAATCTCAATAGCATTAAAATTTTGATTTACCATCTCATGATTTCCAACTAGTACTAAATGAGGAATATTAAATTGTTCAAAACATTTAAAAAATTTACTAGCTACATCAATATCATAACTAGTTATAGTATGTTGATCAAAAGTATCTCCTAAATTTATTATCAAATCAAGATTTTCCTTTTTTATAATATCTGCCAAAAATTCTCCTGTTTTTAAAATCATATCTTGTCTATATGTATATAAATTATTTGAACTAGTTTGAGGTAATATAGAACTAGTTCTACTAATATGTAAATCAGAATATAAAAAGATTTTCATTAGTACCTACCTCTTTCTCTAATTAATAAAACAATAAAAATAAAGAGAATTAATAATTCATTCTCTTTATATTATAACATGTTTATATACGTATAATTATTTATTTTTTCAATAAATTCTTTACATTTACTTTAGCTTTTAAGTTAGCTTCTATTGATTGTTCATCATCTTCTTTTAATAAACATAAATATAAATTTTTCTTAGCTCTTGTTATAGCTACATATAATAAATTCTTTTCTTGTTGCATTTCTTCTTCAGATTGTTCTCTAAACTTATAAGGAAATTTAGGATAATCATAAATATATACTGTATCTGCTTCTCCACCTTTCATCATATGTATTGTAGAAATAACAGGAGCTTCCTCATATAAATTACCTTTTAAGAAAGATTTTATATAATCTAATAAATCTTTTACAAGTATAGAACTATGATCTTTCATAAATTCCATAATAAAAGAATCTATAATATCAAAATATTGTGATAATAAAGCTTCTTTATTTATAGAATATAATCCTTCCTCTTTAAACTCTTCCATACATTCTTTTAAATAATCTAATGTATAATTAGATTTCATTATTTTTTTACTTTCTTTAGATTTTTGTTTTATATATTCTTTTCTAACTTTACTTAATTCTCTTATATCAGAATCTGAAAGATCTTTATCTATTAAAGGCATATGATTTAATTTTTGATATTCATATACTTTTTTATCAACATTTAAACCTTTTACATATAATTTAATGTAATCTTTAATACATTGAGATATTTCTTTTACTAAACTATCAACTAGTTTTAAGTTTTTAAATTTAACTGATACTTTTTTATCTATTACAAATTTTTTATATATTTCAATTAAATCTCTATTTCTTCTACCTATTATCATATCATTAGGTTGTAAGTCTACTTTAAATATATCATCTACAAATTCTACAACTCCCTTATCTTCTCTTTTAGGATTCCATTCAATAGATGGTACTATAGATTTAGATAATTTAATAACATTCTCAGGACATCTATAACATATATTTAAAGGCAATTCTTTTAGAATAAAGTTTTGTTTTAAATTTTCAATTGATTTAGTATCTGCACCAGCAAATCCATAAATTGCTTGTTTTTCATCTCCAACAAAAATAAATCTATTATTATTAGTTTGTAATAATCTTAAAAAATTTTGTTGTAATATTGAAAGATCTTGTGATTCATCAACTAATATACAATCTAAATATTGTTTAATTGAAAAAGGAACAAACATATTATAATAACAAGGAAAATATATCATATCTAAAAAATCAATATTATAATAAGCTTTTCCATCATCATTTATTACTGGATGTTCAAAATCAAATTTTATTTTATCTATTATATTTTCTATTACTTCTGGAAATCTTTGTAATCCATAACTATCATAATTTCTTAATTCTCTACAACTTTGTTTCATTAAAAATTTAACTTGTAATTCATCATGATAATTAATATTATATAATCTACAAAAATTAGATAATTTAATTAATTCTGATATAACATCATTCATTAAATCTTTTAACATTTCTTCATCTAATCCTATATCTTTATTTGCTTTCATAAAATCATTATATAAAATATCCATAAAGAATTTCTTTGTAATATCTCTTACCTTTCCTTCATCTATATTTAATTCATAATTTGTATTATGTTTTCTATATAAATAAGATCTTAAAAAAGATAATCCTAAGGCATGAATTGTTTTAATTTGACAATTTTCATTAATAATTTTCGTACTTAATTCATCTACAATAGATTTATTAAAAGCTAAAAATAAACATTTTTTATTTTGTTTAATTAAATTATTTGCTATTAAAATTAAAGTAGAAGTCTTTCCAGATCCTGCTTTAGCATTAACCAATAAATTGGTATTGCTATTATTTACATTATCTAAAATATCTTTCTGATATGTACTTAATTCAAATGAATTCATAATTTTATATACCTCTTTTCTATTTTTCTATAAATTTGTTCTAATTATATTATATAATTCAAAAAATGTAATGGATTTTTAATAAATTTTTTAAATTTATTATATAATATAACAAGTTTTCATATCATAATGTGTTTTTAGAATTAAAAAGAAGATATTAGAAACAATAAAACAAAAATAATATAGTCTAGGATAAAAGATTCAAATCTGGAAGGTCCTTTATGGACCTGTAGGATTTGGAGCTTTGGTCTGGAGAAAGCTTTAGCTTTCGGAAGAATATGACAGCTTTGTCTTTTATTCTTTCTGTCATAAATATATACGTATTCGATATTGCTTAATATTAAAAAATTAAATGATATTTTTAAAATTTTTTTAAAATTTATAAAATTTATTTTTTATTTTAAAAAATATTTTAAATAATGGAACGCATTTTTGTGGATAAAAATAATAAATAGAATATAATTAAAAGAACAAAAATAGACTATAAGCAGACTTATAGTCTATGTATTTTTTATAAATTAAAATTATAACCTAGATTTGAATCATAAATTAAATTTTTAATATTTTTATATGAATCACTATTTTTATTACATTTATTTAATTTTTCTTGTACCCAATTAGTTAATTTAATAACTAAATTTTTATGATAATTAAATTCATTTTTTTCCAAGTCATAGTCATATATTTTTTGAATAGATTTTTTTAAATAATATAAAGCAGATTTGATAGATAATTTATCAAAATCCACAATTACTCTTCTATAATTTTTATAAAATTGTTTTTTACTACCTTTAATTTTATCAACATTAATAACAGAAGTATCATCACGATATATATATTCACTTTTTTCATTTTCGTGATCTAATTCTGTTTTTAATCCTTTACTAAAATATGTAATATTATCATATTTATCATTTTCTTCTAATTTAATTGTATTTAAATCTATTTCTAATTGATTTAATTCTAATGTTTCTATTATTAAATCTTTATATTCTTGTAAATGTTTAGAAATATCATAATATGTTTTTGTTTTTTCAAAATTATCCATAAATAAAATATATGAATTTTTAGTGATAATTGGATGATCATTGTCTAATTTAGCTTCTTTAATATTTAATAAATCAAATTGTTTATAAAAATCATTATAATAATTATCCATATTATTTGTTTTAACATATACTTTATTATGTTTAGCTATATAATTACAACTTTTAACTAAAATTCTTAAATATTTTGTAATTTTAGTTTCAGATATATTTAGAATATGAGCAATAAGATGAACAGGAACTTCTATATATTTAATATCTTTTCTCTCTCCATATAGTTGACTATCTTCATATCTTTTATTTAAGATTTCTTTTTCCATTAATTCAGAATAAGCCATACTAATTCCTAATATAGCTTTTCTTAATTGATTTAAAGCAGTTTGATAGCTATATGCTTCATAATAATATCTATTATATTTTTCAGCACAATATAATAATTTTTTTGCATCTTTTCTTTTTTCTCTTTTAGCTCTTTTTAATATATATAAATCTTTTGATATTAAATTTTTATTTAGTTTGACATATAAACCATCTTTAAATTGTTTTAATTCTAGTATATTTGTTCTTTTTAAAATAAATAATAATTTTCTTATTGTTTTTCTTGATAATTGACTTCTATATCTTAAAAATCTATCAGGTACTTTAAAATATGTATCAACTTTTGTATTTATAGATCCATTACAAAAGTTATATAAAGAACATATTATTAATAATGCTTTTTCAATAGTAATATTATATTTTTTTAATAACCATTCTTGATCAATTAGAGTACCTAATATAGTAGACATTCTTTTTTCTTCCGCATGCCAAGTCCATTTTTGTTTATGTTCTTTAGCTTTAACATATAGAGCAGCAATATCTATTTTATCAAAACTATTTAATCTATTTTTAGCATTTTTTAGAGATGGAATATCACTATAATTACTTAGAATCATTGCATCTAATTCATAATACATTTCATTGTCTTGATAATTAATCATATTTACTACTCCTTTCATTAAAGTTAAAGCTCATTTATATTTTATAACATGTTGCAATAAAAAAAGATGTCCAACTTAACGCTAGACATCTTTTACATAAAAATAATATCTAGCATTCACCCAAACAGTTTGGAAACCCTATTTTAACTAAATATTATTTTTAAATTTATATAAAATAGTATTTCTACTAATTTATAACATATTTAATTTTATTTGTTTGAGTGAATTTGATTTATTATAAAATAAAGGACAGTTTCCTTTATTTCTATTTATATATTATATAACATCTTTTGATATTAAAAAATGATAAAATATATAAAAATTTTTAATTTTTTTCTTTATATTATTATTTTACGTAAGTTGTTTTTAAAAAAGAGTTTTTCTAGGTTCTTTTATATCTTTTAAAGATTGTACTTTATCACTATCTTCTATTTTTAAAGTATTCTTTAAGCTATTAACTGTATCTAATAATTCATTTATATTAAATGTTTTTATTTCTAATTCATCAAAAATTTCTTTTATACTTTGACCATCTTGATTTAAATCAAATTGATTTATTATATCAATATAAATACTTTGAATCAAATCATCAGATATTTCTTTATCAACCTGTTGTAAATCTGTTAATAATAAATTTATTAAAAATTGATTTTCATTAAAATTTAAATAAGCTTTTCTTTTTGATATATTAAATTTTTTACAAGATTCAGTTAAAGCTTCTTCATTTTCAGGAAAAGCTATATTATTTGCCATACAATTTATATATAATTTATATAATCCTAAGGCTGTCTTTTCTCCTACTTGATAACAAGCACTTGGTATATTATCACTTGGATCTCCTACAATAGATTTACATCCAATATATTCTTTAATATTAATTCCTTTTTCATTTAAAGAATTAATATCTAAAAATTCATCTCTTAAAGGTCTTCTAATACGACAAAGTCTATCATCATCTTCAGATTGACTATGAATTAATTGTATTAGATCTTTATCATCAGAAACAACTATACTATTTTTAGTTAATTTTGATAAAATATAAATTAAATCATCACCTTCCCATCCTTCTATAGAAAGAACAGGAATACCAAATAAAGGTAATATAACTTTTAAATCATTTCGTTGAGTATTATATTCTCTTCTAAATTCTAAATCTATTAATTCTTCATCTGTAAATTCATGAGAATCTTCTAATAATACAGCCTTATCATCATGTTTTTTATAATTAGAATATAAATCTAATCTTCGTTTAGATAAACCAGCATCGAATACTACTATTGGATAATAATTATAAGATCTTAATTCTTTATTTAAAATTCTTAAAGAACCAAAAATACCTCCAGTTTTCTTACCATTAATAGTACTCATCTCCCAATTATGAGGTTCAGATAAAGCACGATGTAGCATATAACTACCATCAAAAATTAAAACTCTATTAAATAAATAATTCATATATTAGTTTTCCTCCTTTTTTAATGTTATATAATCAATGCCAGCGTTTATATATATTTCATTTAGACAAGCTCTATATATAGATTTTACTAAAAGATCATAAGCATCCCATTCTTCTAATTGCTTATAATCTTTATTTAATTCATCTAAAAATCCTTGAACTAATTGAAATCCACTACCAATTACACCATAATTTTCACAATCTATTATAGATCCATCATTATACATTTTAAATATTTTATCATTATCTACAATTAAAGCTTCACCATCAATACTTATAATTCCATCTTCTTTATAAACTCTATTATATTTCATTAAAATATTAAAAATTTTAGTTACTATATTATTAACAACATATTTTTTATCTAATTTTATTTTATCTAAAATATCTTTATAATCCATTAAATCATCTAAATTACAGAATACTAAATCCATATTTCGTATACTACCGGCCATTCCTAGAGCTGTTTGAGAATAATAACTTTTCTTTATTTTTTTAACATTATTCACAGCCATATTACCACATGTTCCTTGTTTATCAGATCCTATTAATACTCCATTTTTATATTTAATAGCTATAACAATACTCATATATGCATATCTCCTTTTAAAATTAATTTTAATAAACTTTTTATTTATAAGCATAAAATTATATACCTTTAATTTAAATTTGCTTTATTTTTTAATTTAAAGTGAATTAAAGGTATATTTTATAAAAATTTAGCCTTCTTTTTGGCGATGCTGATATACTAATCTGTTTTTAATTTCCTTAATTGCTTTTATAGGATATATTTGATATTTATCACATAAATTTCTTATATCTTCATCTGTTTTTGAATTATAAATTATATCATCTTTAGCTTTTTTAGATAATATTAATTTTTTACTTTTTGATAATTTAACATCTTTGTTTTCTGTAACAAATATATTAATACCAAATTTATGAATCATTTCTTGTTTTGTATTATTTATAGATTTATTTTCTTCTTTATTATTTGACTGTTCATTAAAAGAATCTTTTATGATAATATTAAAATTTCTTTGAATTAATTCCATAATAGTTTTATAATTATTTATACTTAAATTACATATATAATAATCTAATGCTTGTTCGACACCTTGATATAATTCTGATAAATCTATAAAGAATTTTGTGGTCTTTAAGTGTAATTCTAAATAATCTATATCATTTTCACGTTTTCTATATTTATTTAATTTAACATAAGTAAATTTTTTAGTTTTATCTGTATCTTCAAACACAGATAAAATTAAAATTCTAGAACAACCAGCACTCATGCCATTATAATATGTATCACATTCATTACAGCTTTTAACCATCCAAACACTACCTGGTATTAAATGCAATTATATCACCTCATTTTATTATACTATTACATCATATTTTTTCAAATACATTAAATCTAAATCACTTATTTTATTATTTTCTATATCATTTTGTAACTTTTCAAGATCTCTATATTTCCACAATAATAATTCATAATAATCAAAATATGATAATAAATCTGCTTTATCATTACCTTTTTGTAAATTTAAAATAAATAAAGCAATTTGTGTATTTATTCTGTTTTTTGGAACATTATATCTTTCACAAAGTTCTTGTAAACACTGTTCATAATATTTTTCTTCAACTGGAAAATGTATTTTTAATAAAGAATTACCAATATTATTTGGTTGTGTTTTATAAAAAGAACCAGTTTGTGAAAATAGAAGAGCTTCTGTCATAAATGCTATTATTACACTAGCTGTCCATTTATCATTATTTCTCTTGTAATTTATATCTATTAAAGTTTTTACTAATTCTTCACGTTTTATCTTTTTATATAATATATCAGACATTGTAATCATTGAAATATCAGTATGATTAATAAGAGTAACAATACTGTTAAAATTAAAATAACTATTATAAAATTCAGCTTCATTGCATTTTATTTTTTTAACACTTTTTAATGTATTTTTACAAAATTTATTCCATACTTTATCCATATTTTTCATTTGACAAAAACTCCTTTATTATTTAAATTTTTATATATTTATATTTATCTTTTTGTTTTATAATACTTTCACTTAATGTTCTGCCTTTACTTTCTGAATTCTTTAGATTTTCCCATACTTCAGGTTCTACATTAAAATATAAATAACTACTATTACCTTTAAAAATAACTCTTAATATTTTTCTTGATTCATTATAACCTAAAGCTACAATATTTGTAGAATATACTTTAAACATTTGAATTTCTTTAATAATTTCTTGTAAATTTTCTTGATCTGAAAAATCCATATATAGACACCTCCTTAAATATCTATATATTTAAAACATGTTACATTGTTTAAAAACAATAAAAAATAATCAATATTTTTATATATCGATTATTTTTCTATTTCTTTATATTTATATTGAGTGCAGATAAAAGTAGTTTTATCATTTATCTGTTTAACTTTATATTTACTATGATCACAAATATTATAATTAGAACAAAATTTACATATTTTTATTTCATATACATTTTCTTTCATTTATCATCTTCCTTTTTATTTTGCAATAAGCTATCAATATAATTATTTAATTTATTTTTTAAATCATCATAATCTTTGCTGTTTTTTATTAAATCTTTTAAAGTAACAGCTACTACATCATTTCTAGTTGATATTTCTAATTCTTGAGCTTGTTTTATAAATTTATCTTTTACTAAATTTAATTGATTTAAAAGATTAGAAACTTGCTGATCAAATCTCATATTAATATTTCCTCCTATTTCTTTTTATAATATTATCTTTCTTTATTTCATTTTTAATTTTATTTAAGTCTTTTAAATATTCTTGATATTTTTCACAATAGCTATGACAATTATAACTTCTTTCTTTACAATCTAAACAATATTTTTTCATATGTAATTAACTCCTATTCTAATATTTGTATTAAAAATAGGCAGTATATAAGACTGCCTATAATAAATCTTCTCCTTCAATATCAGATAAATTAGTTTGATTTGATAACTCAGGTGTATTATTATCTTCTTCTTCATTATTTTCTGTTTCATTTTCAATAGGTTCTTCATCAAAATTAGGTATATTTGAATCATTATTGAAATCATCGAAAGATGAACTAGAACCAAAAGAAGGTCCTGAACTCATATCATCATCTTTATTATCTGATGAAGATTCTTCATCTTCATTTTCATTTTCATTATTTTCAATATCTTTTATAGCTTCATTTATAATATCTACAATATCTTGTTGATTTAAATATGAACCTAACCATTGTATAATCATTTCAAGTTTAGTTGTTTCTGTTATACTTTCCATATTATCTACTAAACTTAACATATCATTAACATTTCTAATTTTATTTTGTAATAATTCATCTCTACGATTATCTTCAACCGTAATAATTGGTGTTAATTTAACTTCAAAATTATTTACAACTTGTGCTCCTAATCCTTCACTTAAAGCAAATATATTAATAAGATTTTTTATAGCAGAGCATAATGCAAGTTGTCCTCTTTTTATACGTCTTGCATATGTTGTATTCATCTCAGTTAAAGATCCACCATTAGATAATCCAGATCCATCCATATCAGCACCAAGTAATGCTTTAGGTATTAATAAAGCTCCATATACTTTATTTTCAGATTGATCTAAATCATCCAAATTACCTATATCAGCATCTCCACCAATATTAACTGTAGAAATTGTTCCTTTACCATTTTTAGTTGTAGTGTATAATATATTTTCTATAGGCTGTCCACCAGTTCTACTTTGTAAAGTGCCAGCATCTTTATTCATTATTAATGTTTGTTCTATTTGATTTTTAATTTCTCTTAATTTTTTCTTTTTTTGTGATTCAGGCATATCTCCAAGTTCAACTTGAATAACTCTTGTTATAGAAGATTTTGTAATTCTTTCAAGTAATACACTTTCTTCTTTTAATTTAAGAGTTTGATAAGGACCATATACATTTTCAAGTATAGATTGACCTGTTTTAACTTGGAATGTTAAAGAATCTCCTGAGTTTTCAGTTTCAGATCCATCTATATATCCATCTTCTGTTTTATCTTCAATATTATTATCTTTTATTAATCTAAAATATTCAGGAAATCTATTAATATTTGGAGATAAACAAATATGTACAAATTTAGTCGGACTTAATACATCAATGTTACTTGTTGAACCAGAATACCAATAATTACTTTTATTATCAGGTGAAATACTATTTATATTATCTTTATTTCTAATAAATCCACTAGTTTTACCTTTTGATTGTAAATCATATACTTCTGCTGGATTTGGTACTTTTTCAATATATCTTTCTAGTTTTGCTCCTTGAATTGGTACTTGTGTTCTTACACTTGTATTTTGTTTTATAGGCTCTAACAATAAAGTAGGCCTTGTATTATTATTTGAAGTATTTTCAAACAACTCTAAATAAACATCTCCATATAACCACATACAATAAGCATAAGACCAAATATTTTCAGGGATATTTAAATCCTCTATCAATTTATTTCCATATTCAGCTATATCTGAATCTTCAGATTCTATCCATATAACTTTACCTTCAGAATTATATTGAACAGTATCATTTGCATACATTTCAACAGCAGCTCCAATTCTACCATCAGCTACCATTTCTTCAAATATTTCATATTTTGTGTTTCTATCACCTTTTAATGAAGTTATATTTAATAAATCTGATAAATCTATTCTTTTACCAGAATCAATAGCATCTGTTATTCTATTAGCAGCACTGTCTTTAGTATCTGTAAAAGAAGTTGTTTCAGATGGACTTGTTTTAGGTACAATTCTTACTTTGAAAATACCTTCAGCTAATTTTGTTAATATTCCCATTTAATAAAGCCTCCTGCTAATTTTATTCTACTAATTTTGATTTATTTGATTTTATTTTATCACTTGTAAAAAATTCATAAATTTCTAATACATTTCTAATTATCCCAGTTGTGATATATATACATAAAACTAAAAATATTACAAATATCATAAATAAACCTCCTTTAATCTACATATAAAATTTGCAATAATTCTCTAACTTCATCACAACATTGTTCTAATAATTGAGAATTATTTGTTAAAGCATATTCATTAATAGCTTGATTAATTTTATCTATATTCATAGCTTTGGCAAAAATTTCTCTTTCATTAATATCTTCTATCTTACTACAAGATATTAAAATTTTAGTAATTAGAGAGCTCATTGCAATTGCTTTTTCTTCTATTTTTAAATCTTTGTTTTTTAAATTACGATATAAAGGATTTTTATTTCTTGAGTTATATATAACATTATAAGTATTATATATTTGTAAAAAATCTTTATCATATTTATTTATGAATTTAATAACGTCCATTGGGATTAATTCATTACGGACCATTTTTTGAATTAATCTACCAACCTTAATTCCTTCTTTTTCTTCAATATCATATAATTTTTGCATTATTTCTTTTTTTGTAAGTTGCATTGGAATATCTTTCCTCCTTATAATTTCTTTTTCAATAATATTTTACAGTAAAAAAATTTATATTACTCTGTTGATTTATTTAAATTATTATAATCTTGAGATAATATTTGTGTTGCACTATCAATTTCTTGTTGTGATGCATCTAATCTACCATAATCATAAATACCTGGAGATTTCATATGCTCGCAAGCTTCTTGTAAATCAGGATGCAATTCTGCAAATTTATCTAATAAATTATTCATTGCTTGTCTTAAATCTACTTTATCGATTTCTTCATATACTTCTCCTGTACTTTCTACTGAAATAACAGATATTGTCCAATTTACTTCTACTACACTATCTACATCTTTTACAATAGGATCAAATGTAATTCTAAATAAACAATTATTACCTGTTTCTCCTGAAAATAATCCAGCTTCAGCAATACTTTCATTTATATAATATTCTTCAGGTAAATATGTAGAAATTACAAGTTGTATATAATTTTGTGTACTTCTATTTATTATTTTATTTCTATCAGGTAATTTAATTCTAGGTGATATTTCATCTAATAATCTAGTATCATTAACAGTTACTTCTGTTGTAATACCTGAAGGAGATGAAGCTGATGCAATATTTGTTCCTACACCTAAATATCTTGGAATCCAATCATAATGTAGTAAAAATGGTTGTGTATCATTAAATTCACCATTTAGCCATTTTACAATACCCATTAATTGTGTTTTCAAACATCTATTATGTCCTTCACGTCTTTCTATTTCATGACCTGTATATTTATTTATTTTTCTAATTCGAACATTAACACCTAAATTAAATCCAGCATCTTGTAATTCAAATAGACCTTTATTTTTAGCCATTATTTTCCTCCTAATTAAAATATCTATTAATATTTTACACAAAAAATAAAAGAGATGATTAATCATCTCTTTTTTAATTTATTATTTATTTCATTTATTTATTTAATTCATATTTCATTTATTTATTTAATTCATATTTTGATCTATATGAAAGCTTTGCATAACTATCTTTTAAATCTAAAAATGAATTTAAATCTATATTGTATTTTCTTAATTTATTTAAAAAATCCTCTTTTTGTTCATTAAAAAAATCGATTTCTTTTTGCTTATTATTTAAAGCATCTTTTTCAAATTGTTCAAATGTATAATCGTCATCACACATTACATCTAAATCTTTTAAAGTGTAATAAGTATTTATAGAAAATTTATTATCTTTATCCTTTAATACTTTTTTACGAACTTTTATTTTAATAATATTACCATAATTTTCATAATGATAAAGTATAATATTTGATTTATCTTTCATGACTCCTATATTTTTTATATTATTTTCTCTTAACAAAGTTTGAATTGTCTCTTCTACATATGATAATAAATCAAAACTTGTTGCTCCTTCTGTATTTACTAAATGTCCTCTATAATCTCTTAATCCATGTATTTCTATTAATTTAATTAAATCTTTTACCTTCATAATAAATACCTCCAAAATTTATCTATAATTTTATTGTATTTATTATAATATAATTTTTAAAAAATGTAACGGGTTTTATATAATTTATTTATAATTTTCTTCTAATATAATTTTATCTGCTTTAAATATTTCTTTTAATTTATCTTCATTTAATTTAACTATATATTTATGAGTTTCATCGTAAAAGCCATATTCTAAAATATCCTCTTTATTTATCATAAATATCATCTCCTTCTTATTTAGCAAAATAAATAATTTGCTGAGATATTTGAGTATAATTAGGTACTTCAAAAGAATATACATAAGAAATTGTAAAAACACCATTTTCATTTATAACAACTGTAAAAAGATCTCTTCTATTTGTTTGTAACATAACAGTTATTGGTTCAAAAGGTTCTGGTAAATTAGATGCTAAAGTATAATTTAAATGTTGACCATGAGGCATTTGCTTAGTTATATTTGTTGAATAAAGTGTAATCATTATTTGTTTATTTAATTGATATACTCTAGTTCTAATATTATATTCTGAATCAGTTTTTTCAAATATTTTCTTACTTGTTAATAGCCCCCCCCATATAAAAGATACTATCAGCACTAGTAATAGGACTTATTATATTTCCATTTTCATCTTTTAAATACTTTCCATTTATTTGACTCATAATAACCTCCAATTAATCTTTATTTTGATTAGTTACTTCAGAGAATCCAACTCTATCTTCTTTACCAACAGAATATCTTGTTATATCATAAGCATATTTAGTTCCAACTGCAAATGAGTGAATTTTAATACCATCAATTGTTTGAATAATATCAGCAGGAACTAATTCAACTCCACATCCAGCAGGTCTAACAACTTCAATTAAATCTCTAATTTTACTTAAATTACTTGGAAAGTAAATATATATTTTTATTTTACTATCACTAGAAACATATTCTATATGAAACATACTCAAGGCTTCTATTTTATCAATTTCACCTAAAGCATTTACAGATAAAGCTGTTGCTAAGGACATACCCAGTTCAGATCCTCTATTATGTATCATTTGAGGATAATGTTTTATAATTAATCTATTTGTTGAATAAGATTCTTCATAATCATATTTATATCCTACATATGATGCAAGTAAAGGCAATAAATGATCTGGGCATTGATCAAAATCAATTAATGATATCCAATAATCAGCATTTGTTTTAAAATGATTAATTAATAAATCAAATATTTTACAAAAAGCCTGCATATCTCTACTTGATCTTAAAACCCAAGGTATATAATTTTTACTTTCTATAATTCCTGTTGACATAATCAACCTCCTGAATTTATTTTATATTAAATAGATTTTTTATTTTATTCAATATCTTTTTTATAAAAGATATAATTTTTTGCCATAGTGTTTGATGAGTTAAGATATTATTAGTATATGTACTAATTGCCCAAGCAGAATCTATTTCATATTCATATGGTAATATAGCACAACCATTATCTCCCCAATCTTCTCCCCAACTATTTTGGATCAAATAACCACTTTCATTCCAACCATATATTATTAACATATGATAACCTGTTACTTCTTTATTAGTTATTTGAATTATATTATTTTCATCTAATTCCAATGAACCTTTTACAGGAATAGAGATAGGCACTAAAGTATCTTGTATTAAACAATTTTTTATTTCATTTTCATTATATATTCTAGCATAACTTTCAATTTTAAATTCATCAGCTAATGCTATTAATTTATCTAAATTATCATTTACTAAATTTTTAATTTCAATCATTTCTTTATTATAATTAAAGTCTTTTTCTAAAACATCTCCAACATCTTTCAATGTTTTTATAGCTTCTCTAGGATACATTCCTTGTCCTTGATTATAATCATCTGGTCTATATCCATATATAAATCCTGTAGAAAATTTTAAATTTTCATCTTTATAACATTCTTCTAAAAAAGTAGATAGAGCAAAAGCTACACATGAATTAATTGAACCTTGATTTTTTACTCTTGGTACTTTTATTTTATATTGATCTGCATATAAATTTGATGTCATTGTAGTTAATTTATAATCTCTTCTATCTTTTCTTTCTTTTTTACAACCATAATTCATTATCTATTAATTCCTTTCAAATAAAATTATACAGTTTCTCCAGTATATGTTCCTTGTATACCTAAAATAGTTTCTCCAGATTTTATTTTATCAGCAGTTAAACCTATAATATTTGCTAAAGATGCATAAGAGATTCTAGCTCCTAATATACATGTATTATCTATATAAGTAGTTTCAGCTCCATCCCATTTACCTTCAACTTTAACTTCATCTGTTTCTGTTAATAATTCAGCATTAACTTCTTGTGTACATATAGCAGTACTTTGTTGGTTCATTGATCCTGTAATTAATTGTCCTTTAACATAAGCTGTTTTATTTGGTAATAAATCAGCTGCAGTTGCATCAGCATTATCTGTATTAAGACCTTCATAAGTTCCAACAACTCCTAATATATTAACATCTTTTTTAATATTACCAGCTTGAATATTACTATCAATTTCACTTGTAACAGCATCTATAGTTACTTTAGTTAATGCATTATAATTCTCTTCAGGAGTAATTATTTTTTGTTCTGTACTAGGAGTAACTTGTACTTCATGTCCATTTAATTCTATTACATTACCAGTTATACCTAAAATACTTACATTACTTTTTATATTCTCAGCTTTAATATTAGTATCGATTGTAGATGTAACAGGTCTTATTTGAATACTTGTATAATAACCAGCAGATTTATCTTGTTCATCTGTAGAAGGTGTGATTACTAAATCTCCATTATTAGCAATAGTACCAGTTATTTTTTCTCCATTTACATATGCTGTTTTTCCAATTAAAATATCTTTTATAGTAGCATTAGCATCTGAAGTATCTATTCCAGTTGAAATATTTTGTATTTTAGATGCATAACTTCTAAAAGTATCATTATCTTCAATTGATTGTCCTTTAGCTATAATTGCCTGTTTAATCAAATTTTTTGTTTCTGCTAAATATTCAATTTTATCATTTATAGTTCCCATTAAATATACTCCTTTCTTAGATTTCTTCTCCATTTATATTATCTAATTCTGTAGATGCATTCTGAATGCTAGCTTCTATTTCATTTATTTTATCATTTAAAATTTTTCCTTGAGCTGCAGATAAAGCCTTTGTAGTATCTTCACTAGTCAAATTATCAATTATTAATGAAATATAAGTACCATTTCCAGCTAAAAATTCTGTATTATTACCATCTAATTTTAAATTGTTTAATTTTTCTAATTCAGTTACATCCACATTACTACTTTTAATTATATGATCTTGATTTAAATATAATATTTTATTTATAGTTTGTTTATCTAACATTAAATTATTCATTTAATATCCTCCTTTATTTTTTTAAAATTATATTTATATTTGATTTAATATTTGTATCTTTATATTTTCTATTTTTAGGATTTATATGTTTCCATTCATCTGTATCTTTATATAATAATCCTCTTTCTTTTGGTGCGTCTAAATATATTCCTGTAGTAAGAGGAGATTGAAATGATTTACTAGCACTAATTACACCTATTCTAAAACTAAATCTATCATCAGCAAATACATTTCCAAATAAATTTTTTATAGTTACATTTGTAGTAGTAGTAGTTTTACTAAAAGAATTAGAATAAGAACTATATAAATCATGAATATTGGTAAAGTTAGTCCAAGTATTAGTTTGAGAATTATATCTTCTAGCTTCTATAAAATAATTAGTATAATCATAATTAGCTGTAAGCATAGTCCATTTAAGAGCAATTGCTTCTGTTACTTTATATTTATTTTTAGTTGTAGTAATTTCTATGTCAGGAGCTGTTGCTTCTGTTACTTTAATTGCACCTAAATATTGTCTTCCTAACCAACTTCCACCTCTTGTGCATGTATTTACCCAACAATATAATGTATCTCCAGCATTTGCTGAATAAGAAGATAATAAAGAAGAAATACTAATGTGAGTATTTTGAACATAATTACTGGTAGAAGAAATCGAAGCAGCTGTATTAGAATCATTAGTTTTAGATATATCTACAGCATAATGATCTATTACATTAGAATCAGGAGAACCATTTGCTTGACCCCACCAATTCCACCAAACTTCACTGGCTTTAGTGTCAGTTATAGTATCTCTATGAACACCTGAACTGTTATTTGTACTATATATAGCACCATCATTAGGAGCTGTTGCAGGTGTATTGACAATTTGTTTTGCAGGTACACTTATATTAATATCACTACCGGTATCATAACGACCTGAAGATCCATCATTATATCGTGATCCAGCAATAAATCTGACACCTGTAACATAATCGTTAGCTGTATAAACAGTGGCAGAACAATCATTCCAATATTCACCCATAGCTACATTATTAGCTTTAATTTGCTGTCCTCCAGACCAATTACTTCCCATACACCACATAGCATCCCAAACCAAATCATAAGAGAAACTAACAGTTCCATCTCTTTTATATGTATGTAAATGAAATGTTATATTAACTTGATCACCATAAGGATCTGGTCTTGAAGCATCATAGGAAACATCATATCTTATTAAATTAGCATTTAATCCAGACCATATTGTTGTTGCCATTATATAAATCCTCCCTTATTATAAATCTAAAGGTAAATCACATGTGATACTTGTAGCAACTGTTGTTACTTGGGCATCAGAAGCATCAGTTATTGCTACAAAACTTCCATTTGGTAAGGCGCTAGAAGAATTATTATATTCACTTGTAGTCATAGCTACTATATTTGTTACACTATTATCATTACTTGGAATCCAATGTTTATCATTATTAATTTCAGAAGTCTTAATCGTATTTTTATTAGTTAATTTACTTGCATCTACAGCTGTTACAGGTATTGTAATATTAGCTGTTCCATTGAATGATGTAGCTGTACCTGTTACTCCTCCACTTATCGCTATTGTTCTCGCAGTTTGCAATCTAGTTGCTGTAGTTGCATTACCACTTAAAGCACCATTAAATGTAGTAGCATATACAGCTAACCATTTAGCACTAGAAGTACCTAGATTTTGTGAGTTGTTAATACCTGGTCTAAAAGTACCATCTTCTGCAAAATACCAAGATTTAGTTAATGAATTAGTACCAGCTTCAATTGCATCATCAGTCATATATCCTAAAAGCATATTTCCTTGATATACATTAAATGTAAATTTACCATTAGTAGAATTTGCTTTTAATAATGTTGTATAAGAGCCTGAAGCTGCAGTTGAATTAATTACTGCTACACCTTGACTTCCAGCTAAATATGTTTGTGTTGTTTTAGAACTACTAATAGTTCCTGTCATAGCACCTCCAGCTAAAGGCAAATAAGTATTATGAGTATGAGAACTTGCTGCTGCTCCAATTTCAGATAATGACCAAGAAATATTAGCTGAACCATTTACAGATTTACCTGTATTACCAATAGTTATTGTTCTAGCTGTACCCCAATTAGCTGTAGTTATATTTGCACTACCATTAAATGAAGTACCATTTATAGTTCTCGCATTAGCAAGTGTTGAAGCTGTTGTAGCATTACCATCTAAAGTAGCTTTTATAGTAGCTGGTAATTTTAAATTAACATTTCCACTACCATTTACTGATGTCGTAACAGCTGTTCCTGTTCCATCCGAATTAACAATTCCTATATTTCTAGCTGTACCCCAATTTGCAGTTGTAATATTAGCAGAACCATTAAAGCTTGTTCCATTTATAGTTCTTGCTGTTTGTAAAGTTGTTGCAGTTGTAGCATTTCCTGATAAGGCACCTGTAAAGGTATTAGCTTTAACGTTTCCATCTTTTGTTACTTCTAATAAATTATAAAATGAACTAGGACTTGTTCTAGTAGGACTTGATTGAATCATAAAGGAATTTAAAGCCCCTGTAGAAGATATATCCCAAGCGAATCTATGTGCATAATCATCAAATGTCCAAGCTAAATATCTAGTTGCAGATTGTTCTGCATCAAAGTTTAAAGCTCCTGTCATTATTCCACCTGAAACAGGTAAATAATTACCACTAACACCTGATGGAGTAATTATAGTAACATCATTTGTAGCATCATCTGTAACAGTAGCATTATTAAATCTTAATTTACTTCTTTGAGTCATTGCAGTACCAGAAGAATTTAAAATAGTATGTCCTCCTGATCCTCCAGTATCTATTGTAATATCTTTAGTGCCATCAAAAGCTACACCATTTATTTTTCTAGCTGTTTGCAATTTTTGAGCACTAGCTACTGTATTTGATAATACGGTTAAAGTACTTATTTCTGCTTCATATCCTTCATCTGATGTATAGATAGCTTCCCCATTAGCAGCATATGTATTATATAATGTCCATATATTTGTAGTTCTATTAGTTCTTTGACCCTCAGAAATAACATCAAAGCTATATGCTTTATATCCTGTAGTTATTTTACACCATAATTCTGTTATTGCAGGAGAAGTATTTGTATTATGTACTAATACAAAATTATCTAAAGCTAGATCAGATGATTTAGCTAACCAAACAAATTCAGAATTTTGATATTGACCTGAACTATTAGTTCTTAAATGGGCTTTTAATATACCTTGGCCTGAGCCATATGTTGAATATACATTAAATATTATGTAAGCATCATAATTCGGTGTTTGAGTAGATATACTAGCAAATTCAAACCATTGATTATTAGAACTTGCAGATGATAAACCAACCAAAGTACCTCTTCTTATTGTACTTAATTGTACATTTGCACTACCATCAAAATTTACAGCACTTGCAACTGTATCTCCTGTTATTGAAAAAGATCTAGGTGTAGTTAATTTAGCAGCACTTCCTGTAATATTAATCCCCCAATTACCACTAGCTCCTGTACCATCTTTTTTTACAGTATATGAAGTATAATTAGCACTATTTAATAATGTACCAGAACTACTTGGTAATGTATGTATTAAATCGTTTGTATGTGAAGCTGATTTAATATCATCATATCCAGTATTACTTGAATATAATCTCAAAACACCTTGTTTATTATCAGCAGTACCTGTAGCTAATCTATTACCTAACATTAATCTTTCATATCCATCTGTTGTAGTAGTACCTTCAGTTATATTTAATATAGAGTCATTACTATATTTTAAATGAGTATTACCTGTATTATTAATATCTGAAATAATTAAAGCATAATTTGTTGTTGTAGCAGGAGATATAGAATTTACATAAATTTGAGTACTTGTATTAGCATTACCAGCTAAATTACCTTCAAACACATTAGCTACAACATGACCATTATCTTTAATAACCATTAAATCTTGGAATGAAGTTCCTGAATTTGTACTTTGTTGAAAATTAAATACATTAGTATTTGCTGTAGAATCATCTGTAATCAAAATTCTTTGTTGTACAGAACCATTATTCCAAGTCATTGTACCTAAATTATCATCTATAGATACTAAAGAAGGTATTAAATTATTATCTTCATCTATTTTTACTATTTTATTATTAATATAATCTGGTGAGTTTATTTTACTTAAAAATTTTGCCATTTCTTTACTCCTTTATTTCAAATTACACCAAATCTTGCATATCATCTTTTACAAGAGATGATGCATCGAAGTAGAATGTTTGAGTACTTAAATTCTTATAAACAGCTATATTTGTTTCATTATGAACATAATCTACAATTAAATCAGTATCAATTTCAGATACAAATTCAATATCAACATCACCTGTTAAATAATCAACTTTACCATTTCTAGTTAAAATATTATCTACATTATATATTGCTCCGTTATTATTATCTCTTAATGTCCATTGTCCATCATTAACTCTAATCATAATAGATCCAGGCAATAAAGGCGCATTAGCTAATTTAAAAGTATAATGTAAATTGTCAGCTGCTGTTGAATTATTTAATTTTGGTATTGTAACTGTATAATCTCCAGTTAATTGAGATTTAGAAATTGAATTACCTTCTTCATCTGTATATTCAATTGGATCTAAATCCACCATTAAAATTCTATTATCTACAGCAAGTATTGTTTCAATAACTTCTTTATAATTAATAATAGAATTAAAATTAACTTTATCTATAGCATATTTATATCTCAAATCATTATTTATATTAATCATTATTGTTTGTAATTCATCTCTAGTTAAAGGTTCTTTTGTTAAGAACTTTCCTTTAATTGTCCAATAATATTTATTAATTGAATGTAAATCAATATCTATTGTTAAAGGTAATATTTTATATTCTTGTAAATCAGACATAATCATTGTTTTATATGTATCATCTTCTACAGTTTCCCAATCTTCAGTTCTTAAAATATATAATTTAACTATAAAACCATCTAATAATTCAATATCAGATAATTGTTGAACACCTGCTTGACCTGCATTTTGATAATCTCCAGCTAAATAATTTTTTAAACATTGTAAATCTTCTGAAGTAATTAAACCATCTTGATTTATATCAGCTAATTTTCTTTGATATGTTGTTAATGGATTACTTGTTGAATCGGCTAAATAATTCTCTAAAATAGCTACATCTTCTTCATTTATATAAGTATCTTTATTAATATCTCCTACATAATAATTAACAGCCATTCCTGGATCATTTGTTAAATCAGTAGCTCTGACATTAGCAACTCCAGGTTCTCTTAAAACAGCTCTTTCAAAATCAGCAAGTGTTATTAAAGTATCTAAAGTATTTTGATATTTAACACTGTTTTTTCTAGCTTCATCAGGAGTTTCTGGATCATATCCTACAGTACTATCATAATGGGTAAAATGTATAAAACTGCTTACATTATATATTGTAGGACTTGCAGGAGAACCACCTCTACTCCAAACATTACCTGTTATATTTTTTAAAGTATTAGCATATATTTGTCCTGATTCACCAGCACTTTTAATATAAAATACTTTAAATTTAGATACATTAAAATTCGTATAATAATCAATTAATTCAATATATGCAGCATCATTAACATCTACACCAAATTCAAAAAATCTTCCAACATTAGTAGTTAAATAAATATTATCTCTTAATTCCCATTGCTCATTTTGATCATCAATTAATATTATATGATCTTGATCTATATTTGAATCTTTTAAATAAATTCTATTATTAACTATATCATCTGTTGTATAATTATAACCATATATAGAATGCCAAGGTTTTCCTGAATCTGGATATGGATTATTTGATGTTCGTACCGGAGTTACTGGAACACCCTGCACTAGTTCAATTAAGGTTTCTAATCCATTATTAGTTGTATTAGATGGTAATTCGTATTGTTCAAAAGTTGTATAAGTAATTTCATCATTATCAGTTGTAAATGTACAAAATCTAGGCATTGTAGCACCATTAGAAAATGTATTAACAATATTTGCTTCTAATACAGCTGATTGATACCACCTCATTTTATATCCAATTAAATTATAAATACTTGCTGCATTTTTTCTTTGAGTAACTGAGCTTGGATAAACTTCTAATGATTGCATATCTTGATTATAAAATAACATATCTCCAATCATTGCCATTAATTTAACTAATACCATACCAGGATCATTTTCATCAGTAGATTTCCATTTTTGAGTAATACCTGGTATTGAATTAATTAAATCATTTAAAATATTTACATAATCTTTATCTGTATAATCTATTTTTACTGCATTATAATCTGTTTTTTGTACTTGATTTATATCTGCCATTTTTTAACCTTCCTTAATAAAAAAATATTATTGATTTCTCAATAATATTTTACTTAATTTGATATTTAATTATTTTTATTAAAATATTTTATTTAAAAAAATAAATTAAAAAAAATTTTAAAAATATATGGCATTTTTTAAAATTACTATATATAATATATACAAGCATAGAGAATAAATAAAATTGTAACAGGTTTTATATGTTCTTTTGGGTATTAAGAAATTCGTACTTTCTTAATATCCTTTTTAATTTAATAATAAACGCTATAATAAGCCCCAAAATATATTATAAATATAAATTAAAAGCTATCTAAATTAATATGATAGCTTTTTTGTTTTATATTTTATATGGATTATCATCAGCTGTTATTTCCATATTATATTCATTTATTTGACCTGTACTTTTTATAGTATATTGTATATAAATTTTTACAGTTGTTTTATCAGCAACAATAGTTATATCATTAGGTTGCATATCAATTCTTGGTTCATAAGCTGATACAGCATTTATAATATCTTCTTTTAATAGAGCTTCTACAATAACACCTTGATACATAAAAATTCTTTCTATTAACATACAACCATAAGATGGATCTCCCAATAATTCTCCTGGTCGTGTTCTTAAAAGAATACCTAAACACTCATTTATTGATTTATTTCCAGAAGATAAATTTGTTTTATATGTTCCTCTACTAATTATTTGAGGAAAACTATAAGTTGTTTGATTCATAATTTTTAACCTCCTACATAAGTTCCTACTCCTTGACCATCACCAAATCCATTTATTCCTATATAAGGTAATGGATTTGTAGAACCATATTCTCCTGATCCTCCACCTTTTGGTCTTATTTCAAAATGTAAGTGAGGACCTGTTGAATTTCCTGAGTTATCTGAATAACCGATTACTTGGCCTTTAGTAACTTTTTGACCTTTAGATACAGTAACATTTTTCATATGTCCATATATAATAGTATTTCCATCATCAGCTGTTAATCTAACATATGTTCCATATCCTGAACCTGAAGGACCAGCTGCATAAACTGTAGCATTTGTACAAGCAACTAATGTAGTTCCATTTGGACATCCAAAATCTACACCACTATGTTTAGCACCACTTGGATAATGACCATAACCAGCTGTAATAGAAAATTTACCAATAAATGGTATACAATATTGACCTCCACCATTTGCAGCTAAATCAGTTAAATTAGATGCATTAAATTTACCTTGTTTATCCAATTCTACAATATATGAATATGTTCTATCTCTTCTAGTTTTATATGTATTATAACTACCTAAATTGTTCTTGCAATATGTAACAAATTCTTCGAATTGTTCCATTGTAGATTTTCCATTTTGAGCTATCTTTGATGCATTTTGTTTTGTTTGAGTTACACCTGATCCATATTGATTCATAATATCAGCTAAAAATATAATAATTGCTGGATTTTGTATATTGTAAGGATCTCCTTGTAAATTAGATATACTATTTTGAGTATCTGAAGAAGCATATTCTTTTTGAGCTTCTTTTCCTTCAGTAGATCCTATTAAATTTGAAATACTTGTATATAAAGCAGTTCCTGGTGTTGGATGAAAGTTAGAACCATATTTATTTCTTTCTTGAGATGCACTACCTTTTCTAACACTTTCTTTTAAATCATTATATAGTTGACAACTTTTATCTGTAAATTTATTTTCCCAAGCACCATCTTTTTTAGTTATTTCAAAACAACAATCATATGCTCTAGCATGATGCCATTGAATAAGTCCAATTGACCATCCACCATTATCATATGGTGTTATTCTAGTAAATGCACTATCAGGTATATTATCAGGCCATGCATTTATATCCATTCCTATTTCATTTCTTAAAATAATAGGCATTGTCAAATTTAACAAATCTTGACCATTAGCTAAATAACCATCAGCTCCACTATCTTGATTTGCAGGATTATAAACATCCATTCCTAAAATTATATATTGATTTGTATCATTTTCTATAAAACTACCATATACAATATTACCTTCTTTTAAATCTCCTACTAAACTAATTGCCCATGGAAATTTAGTTCTATCATCATTTTGTGATTTATTACTATCTGCTATATATGATTGATATGCTTCATAAAATTCAGTTTGAAGTGAAGGTATATATATCTGTATTCTATATCTAGCCTCAGGATCTTGTCCTGTATCAGCATTAACAACAATAGCTTTATATATTTTAGTATCATATGTATTTGCGTTATATATATTCATAATTTCTCCTTTATATAATTATATTAAGATGGAGTATTAGTAATTACATCTTCTTTTTCTTGTGGAATTACAGTTTCTCCTATATTTCTTAATCTTATAACTTTAAATTCTGAATTATAAACACCTTTTGTAGATATATTATCTGTTATTGATGTTACTCCATATACTCCTTGTGTTCTTGAAACAGATTCAGCAATTTTTGGAATTATATCCATTTCAGTTAATACAGGTAAATCTCCAGGAATTCCTACAGTTATTAAAGTTGAATAATACATTTCATAAGCTTGATCTGATAATTGATCTACTTGACTATTATAATTATCTTGAGCTATTTTTTTATCTTCATCACTAGCATTACTACTCATTATATTCTCCAATTTTCTTTTTTCATAATTTAATGATGATTGTTTAATTAAAAAGTAATATAAATTAACTTCAGGATTCCATTGCTGTACTATATTTTTTGATTTCTGATTCCAACTAAATTGAAAATCTAATTTTAAATTATTTTCTCCATCCATTGGATTTATATAATTCATATGAATAGTTTTTCTACCAGCTTCATCTGTTATACTTAAAACATATTTAGGTTTTTGTGCATCTGTAATATCTTTATCTTTATATTTTTCTGTATCAGATTTAGACATTTGACCTTTCATAACCATTTCACAATATTCAAATGGATTTTTATTATTTACAGCTGGTACACTTACTTCTGGTGCATCATCTTGTAATCTTTCAGGAACATCTATTAAATATCGTTCTCCATCATTTAGAGTTTCAGTTCCTTTAGTTATATAAGGTTCAGGTGCATTATCAGGATCACCATAATATTGATATAAAACCCATCGCACTAAATCAGTTAATTTCCAAGTTGATTGACCATCTTCACCTATAGCTCCAAAACTAGCTTGAATATTACATTTTGGAGATAAATAAGATACACCTTCAAAAGTATAAACTGTTATTCCTGATGACCAATCAACTGAAGAATTTGCTTTAGAAATCAATAATTCATATTTCGGAGATATCATATTTGTATCTTGAGTATAATTATATCCATATTGTAAATAACCTCTAAATTTAGCTGAATTTTCTTCATCTATATCATAAGATATTAAATCAGCAATAAGTGAATCTAAAGCTTCTATTTTATCTGTGGTATTTTGACCATGATTAAATGGATCATAATTAATCTTTAAAGTAAAAGCATTGGCTGTTCCAGCTCCTGTTTTTTGAAAAGACAATTCAGCTATTAAATTTTCTTTTATATTATTAGAAGCTGAATTAAATATAATTGGATTATTTTCTCCTATTTGAAAACAAATCCAAACACTATATATAGGTCCCTGAGTTTCAATCATGTCACATACTTTTTTTAACATATTATTAAAATTAGTAACCATTTCTTTTTGATCTAAAGTTGCTGTTATGTTATTAAAATTTCGTGTAATATTAGCCATTACTCAATACTCCTCCCTTATTATATAGAGATATTGTTGTTGGAATACGTAATGTAGTTCCAACAGGTATATCAAAAGGATCTATAATATTGTTAGCTAATGCAATTACCCACCAAAATCTTGGTGTATTATAATATTGATTAGCTATAATATCTAATCTACCTTCTTCAGCAATACTAACAGTCATGTATTGATCTTCATTTGATTCATCTACTATTTTTTGAAACCAAGTTTCATGATATATTTTTTTAGTTTCAGGATCTTGAATTCTTCTTAAATTTTTATATCTACAAGCATTATCATATTGTTTTGGTTTTAAAAATTCCATAGGAATAAATTTTTCTCTTGTTTCTGCTAAATATGTAGGTGAAACATTATAACGTCTAATTAATTCTACTTCATTCATCTATAATACACCTCCTATACATCTAATACCTGTCCACCTAAAGTACCACCATTATTAGCAGCATTTGTTCTAGCATTAGATCTTTCTCTTGTTTCATATCTACCCATAACATTACTATTTTCAGATCTACCTGGATATAATGTATTATATGTGTTTTGTGTACTAGCTGCTCCAGCTCCTTCAATAATGTCTTTTGCAGATATAATTGTATCTGGATAACAATCCATATTTATAGTAACAGTATTCCAACCATAAAATGTATTTAAAATAGGTTTTTTCCATGTAGTACTATAAGATACTACATATCCTTTTAAAATCATTTGACCAAATATAAAATAAGTTGTAGGTGGAATTAATCCTTGTGAAGTATATTGAGGATAACAAGCAATTTGTAACATTTTATTTGCATTTGTATACCAAGTTCTTGTATCAAAAGGACCTTTAGCACTTTGACTTTGCAAACCAGCTGATTGTCTATTTAAAGCTCCTCCAGCTGCTATAAGAGTATTATAATCATGTGAAAAACTACCTGTTATTAAATCTCTATGTAAATCTAAATTAAAATTTACATTTTTTAAATCAGTTTGAGCATAAGCAGATAAAGGAGATGATCTTCCTAAAACTGTTTGAGTAGCCCATTGTGCTCCAATACTTTCAGTAACTTCATCCGGATATAATGGTAATTCAATTAAGTATTCATAATCTCCACCAACTCCCCATTGATTTGGTTTACCATATTTAACAATCATATAACATTCCCAAGTTTTAAATCCTGCTAATCCATTTGTAGATGAAGAACTAGCTTGATCTATATCTGTCATAAATGGGATATGATAATCTTTTACATATGCCATTATTTACTTACCTCCGAAATTGTTTCATTATAATTATATTCACTTTCAAATAAAGCTTCTGTTTGAACGTCATACCATCCTAGCATAAATGGTATTTGAAATTGTCTTAATGTTGTTGATTCTCCATTTACTTCTTTTTCAAGCAATGTATAATCTTCTTCATTTATATATCCATCTTGATTTACATCAGCTCTTGTTCTAAAAGTAGCTGAATATTTAGAATCTAATTCGTCTTTAAAAGTTTGTTCATCTTCAAGATCTACTTGTCCATTATTATTTCTATCTAATTCTTTTATTTGTTCTGGTGTTAATTCAATTTTTCCTGCTAAATAATTTACAATTAAATTATAATTAGTTGCATCATTTAAATAATCTCTTAATAATTTTAAATCTATACTGTTTAATTGATTATCTCTATTTAAATCTCCTAAAGTAAAATAAGCCTTACTTAGTTGATAATCTTTCATAATTTTTCTCATGTTATCACTATATACTCCGGGATAAAAGAAATCTTCATCATACATATGTTCTGGATAATATTCTTTCATTAATTGTTGTAAATATGTTATATCTTGAGAATTTGAATATTTATGTATTGCCATATTTAATAAATAATTAAAGAATTTTTCATGTACAATCCAATCATCTGTTACAAAATCTATAAATGGAATATTAACATCTTGATCATAATGACCTTGAATTATCAATAAATTACTAACATTTGCAACTACATTTGCATTTCCAGGTTGATCATATGTAAATACAGTAGTACCTAAACTTGGATAAGTAGGATCTCCTTCAATAAATTTATATAAAATTTGAGCATCTTCTATATTTACTTTACCATCTTTATTAATATCCATAACAGTTAATTGTTTTGGAGTAGCTTCCCAATGTAGTTTTTCAGATCCAGGACCTTCTGCTGTATATCTTGCAAGTAAAGTATAATCTTGCATATCAATTCTTCCATCAAAATTAATATCTCCTACTTCTAAAATTAAAGATTTTTCATTGGCTGTAAATACATCATCATAATTAGATGGACATTGAATACAAAGCCAATTAGCATCATAACCATTACCTATATCAACACTAGAACAAGTATACTGATAACCTTCCCCTGCTTTTAAATCAACTTCTACTACATTTTGTAATACAGATTCAGAACCAACAATATCTTGTTTTAATCTAACAAAAGAGCATCCAATAACTAAATGTACAGATTGCGAACTATTATGAGCTATTGTAACTTTTTCGCCTGGCGTGCATTTATATAAAGCTATTTTATATAAACCTGATGTATTATAATGTGGTACATCATCTCTACCTATTTCATCTCTAATTGCATAATTATAAATAAAAGTACCATCAAATTGATTAACAAATACAAGCATATCTTCATTTGGAAAATAATTTTTTCTTGAACCTTGTTTAATATCTAGTTGTAATTTTCCATCTATTAAATAATTATCCATTATTGTTACATCTGTAGAATCAATAACACCATCTAAATTTAAATCAGCTTTATCCATTATTTCTTGAGGATATGTAGCATTACTATATACAATATTATAAAGAATAGTTCTGTCTTGACTATCAATTTTATTATCTCCATTAATGTCTTTTGTTAAATCTACCCATTCAGATACATTATCTACTTCCCATCCAACAGATTCACAATAATCTTTTATAGCATCTAAATTATTAATTATAAAATTTGATTCTTCATCAGATATGTTTTTAGATGTCCATTGTATTAAATTATCTTTTAATTTCATATTAAATAAAGTATTTAATTCAGGAAATTTTTCAGTTATTTCTTTTTCAACAGAGAACATATCCTTTACATTTGGTAAATTTAAATAATGTATTAAAGATTGTTGATCTGTTTTATCAAATTTACCTAAAATAGCTCCTGTCTGTGATAATTCATGATTTAAAAATCTTTTTAAATATTTAACATAAAAGTTATCTGTTCCAAATTTTATATTCATTTATTATCTCCTTAATCATATAGTTATTTCGCACATAATTATAGAAATAACATATTTTTATATTTAATTAATATATTTATGTACCTTCAATTTGAATATATTAAATAATTCTAATAATATTTTACAAGATTTAAATTATGCTAAAAATAGAGAAGAATTTAAACCTTCTCTATTTTTAATATAAATATCTAATTATTAAATGTATTTAAATTTTTTAAATTTTTCATATTATTTAAAACACCATTTTCATCCCAAGAAGGTTTTAATGTACCTGTATTTATATTATTAACAGCTGTTATTACTTGGTCTAATTTAGCACATAAAGTATCTGTTTGGCTTTGAATTATAGTATCAAATGATATACTTTGTTGACTGGTTTCTCTATATGTATCAGTTAAATTTCTTAATTCATTGGCTGTAGATGCTGTAAGTACTGTTTCATCTTCGTGCAATAAAGCTGGATAATTATCATATGGTACTCTATTTAAACCAATACGATATGAGCCTTTTGGAGCTTCATATACACTAGCATAATCAATATCACCATTGGCTTTAGTTCCATCTTCACCTGTTGGAACTAAATTATTATTAACAAAATATGACATTTTTGAACCAATTGACCAGTACTTAAATAATGATTCTCCTGTATCTGGATTTACAGTCGTAAATAAAGCTTTTAAATCATCTTTTGTTATAGGTTCTCCCATTTTATTAGTAGATTCTAGAGAATTAACTTGATCTAATAAAAAAGCATAAGCTGCATAATATCCTCCTCTATCTTCATCACTGTTAAAATCTCGTAATCCGCTAGCTACAATACTATTCCAATATTGAGCGTTTTTTCCAACATAATCTGTATCAGTCCAACCTTTTTTACCATCAAAAAAGTTTGTTATACCTGTCCAACCTTTACGTATACCCAATCCCCATGTATCTATAGCATCACCAGCAGATCTCATAAATTTGCCCCAGCCAGTTAAATCATCTGTATTTAATTCAGCTCCAGCTCCACTTACAAATTTACTAGCTGTATCACTAGATGCAAATGAACTATCACTATTTTTAAAATTCTCCTCAGCTGTTTTAGCACTTTCTTCTTTATTTTTTTGATCTGCTTGATAAATACCAGCTCCAATAGCTGCTACTAAAGCAGCACTAGCAGCAACTGTTCCAACAGTTCCTAACGCAATACCTCCACTAGAAGCTAATATACCAGAACCAGTACCACCAGCAGCACTACCAGCTAAAGCTCCGATACCTTTACCAATTACACCAGCAGCTAAGGTTCCAGCTATACCTTTAATTGCAGTAACAATAACATCATACCAATGACCCATAAATTCTTTCAAAGTAGCAAATTCATTTGAAATATTTTCCATTGTTAATTCTTGTAATTTTTGATTTGTTTGATTCATATCATTTGCTAGATCTTCAGCTGCTTTATTACCATTAGCTTCTGTTTGAGCTGCTGTTTGTCTTCCAGCTTCTTCTGCAGCATTTAAATCAGCATTTCTTTCATTCATTTCAGTTTTACCTTGTACATCTAAATAGGTATTAGTTACTCCTGCATATAATGGAGATAGTCTACCTTCAGGTGTTAAATTTGATACAAAGTTAGCTGATTTATTATAAGCACTTGCTACGTCGGCTGCATTTCTAAAGTCTCCACCACTTTCAATCATATTTGCAGTAGCCATAATTAAATCTAAATTACCACTATTTAAAGCAGCCATTGGATCATTATACATTGTTGCAGTACCACTATATAACTTACCTATTAAAGCGTCAGAATATCCTTGCTGTCTTAAATTTTCATATTCTCCTGTCATTTGAGCAAATTGTAAACCTAATTCTTGTTCAGCTAAAGCGCCCATTGGAGATAAACTATCTATCATATCTTGCAAATATTTATTTGCTACAATTGAATTACCACTAATATCTTGGGTTGTTAATCCTATACCTCTAACTTGTTTTATTAAATTAGGTTGTTGATCTGCAAATTGTTGAAAAGATGCAGAAGAAGTATTTAAATAAGGTACTATAGTATTTGTAACTACAGTTTCAATAGCTTTAGCTGTTGCTTGCGCTCTACTTTCTTCTGATTCCATATTTATACTAATACCTTGACTTGCTAAAGTATTCCACATTTGCATAACATCAGAAGAAGCTACATTATTAAATAAACCTTGTTCTTGTAATTCGTCATTTATTCCTCTTTGCGCATCATAATATTGAGATCTTGTAGTTCTATTACGAACAGAAATATTTGTAAATGTATCTTCATATACTTGACTTTGTTTATTAACACCGGCAAAAAATAAATTAGTTAATTTATTAACACCTGCTAATAATGTATCAGCTGCAATTTGGATAACACTAGCTCCTTTACTAAATCCTTGAGCAGATTTATTTAATAATTGAGAAGCTTCATTTCCCATCTTACCATTTTTTATATTTAATTCAGCTGCTTTTTGAATATCTGCGTCTGACCTAATAGAACCTGTTGCTTTAATTCTATTTATTTCTGATTGTACAGCTTGATTATATACTTTATTTTGACGACCTGTTGTATATATACTACTAGCATTATTTAAAAATCCTTGTAAAGATCTTTGTTGATAAACTGATGTGTTAGGTCTAGTATATCCTTGCTGCCTATTATATTGATTTTCTTCTTGTCTTTTTTTGATTAAACCAGCTACTTCTTTTGCTTGATCTTCAGTTAATTTAATACCTAATCTTTGTAATTCATTTTGAATATCTGTTTTCTCATTAATTTGCTGCATTATAGCTTGAGAACCAGATAGAGAATTAGCAAAATGATCTTGCAAATAATTTAATCGTTCATATAATTTAATTGCTTTTTCTAAGTTAGGTAAATCTATAGGACTCCATGATTTACCATAAGCTTCAACATTTTGTTTTTTTCTAGGCATTATTAATCTCCTTTTTCATAAATATCTATTAATATTTTACTTAAAAAATAAGTTTAAAAACTTTTATAAAAACCCGTTACATTTTTTAAAAAATATAGTATAATTAATATATAGAAAGTATGGAGGTATAATTATGGAAGAATTTACTTTAATTTGTATGAGATTAAAATCAGGAAAAGAAGTTTATTTAGCAGAAGGACCTGGAAAATCTTTAAAATGGGTTATAGATAAAACAGAAGCAATATATTTTGAAACTGAAAAAGAAGCAGAGGAATGTGCTGTTAATTATTTTAAAAAATTCAACAATTGGTATTTAGTAAATACTTTATAGAAAAATAGCTATAATAAATAAAGAAGGTGTTTAATATGAAATCAAGTATTATAAAACAAGATAAAGCACTAGAATTAATAAGACAAAAATATCCAACAGCAGAATATTGGTATAATGAAATAGAACAAACATATAATATAGCTTTTGAAGCTCAAGGTAAAGTATATTCATATAGATGTTTTAATACTTTAGAATTTTTAAAAAGAATAAAAATATTAGATGAAAATATAATATATAAGAAAGATTATGATTCGTATATCAAATCTATAAATAAGACAAAACAATATATAGAAGATATAAAAAACAATAAAGCTATTTATTTTTTAATAACAAAAGAAAATGCTTTATATGAAGCAGAAAAAGAATTAAAAAGATTACAAAATATTATAAATAAATGCAAAGTTTTAGATATATAAGGAGAGTGATTAAAATGCCAAGAAATAGACGTCCACAAAGTTATATAGTAAGTAATCCAGATTATCAGAATACTACAATTGAACAAAGAAGACAAATGCAAAATACTTGGGATTTATTAGAACAACAAGAAATTGCAAATGATTTAGCTCAACAAAAATTAAAACAAGATGAAATAAATTCTAAGAGACAAGCAGAAGCAACTATACAAGCCGCAAGAGAAGCTGTTGATAGAGAATATAACAATAAACTTAGATTAGAAAATCAAAAATTTATAAACGAATTAGAATTAGAATTAACAAGACAAAATCATGATAGACTAATGAGATATAATAAATTATGTGATAAATATAATTTAAATTATAATGATTTAAAAAATATTGAAACATACTTAAATAAATCTAATGCTGATATTGATAATAAAATAGAAACAGAAGAAAATGATATATCTACTTTAAAACAAAAATTAAATAAATTAGAAAATCCATATACAAAATATAATCAAGAAAGACTTTCAATAAAAGGTCAAATAGATAGATTACATTATAAAATTAATCAATATAAATCAGATACTTCAATAATAAATAAATTATTTAACAATAAAAAATATAAAACCAAAATAAAAGATTATGAAAATGAAATAGATTTAATGAATAAAAGATTAGAAGAATTAGAAATTAAATTACAAAATATAGATGATACAGAATATTATTCAAAAAAAGATTCAATAAATCAACTTATTGCTGATAAAGAAAATAACATTAAAAAATTAGAGGAACAAAATACAGAATATATAACAAATACTTATAAAGACTTTATGGAATTTAGACAAAATCATTATAATGAAGAAATAGAAGATTTATTTGAAAAATTAGATTTACATTTATTTAGAATAAAAGATAAAGATATAAAAAATACTGGAACTATTAAAGATTATAAAACTTATATAAAAAAATTAAAAGATAGGTAATTAAATACCTATCTTTTATTTCTATTTTTAGCTTCTTCAATAGCTTTTTCTTTTGCTTCATTTTCTTCTTTACGCATTTGAATTAATTTCTTTAATACATATACTCTTTCATATTCATCCATATCATTTGTATCTTTAAAAGATATTGAGCTGCATAATTTAGTTATCATTAATTGCTGATCTATAATATCTTCTACGTCTTCTTTAAAAAAACTTAAATGTTTATCATCTAATTTTATTACAGCTCTATAAACTGGGATTGAATAATTCATTTGTTATTGGTAATCCATGATTAATTACATTACCGCAATTTGGACATTGAGCTGGTATAACTTCATCAAATCCAAAAGAATTATCTAATTTAGCTATATTATTTCTTAAAAATCTATTATCTAATATATCTAGATTATCAACCCAATCTTCTAATTCTTCCATTAACAATTTTTGGCCATTTATTTTATCTATATATAACATAGATGATACTGTATATACTAATTCATTTCTATCGGCATTTGGAAATTTATCAATATATTCTCTTAATCTATCACCCATATTTATAGTATCTTGCAAACTTGGATATTTTAAATCAATTTGTAATTTACTTAAAGGTAATTCTATTTTTAACATTTTTAATTTTTCTTTTGTTAAATAATTAACATCTAATTCAGATAAATTTACCTCATGTACAAAAGTTGTAGTACATTTAGGGCAGAAACAACTTACTTTATATGTATCATCTAATAAACTCAAAACTCTTAATTTAAATAATAAGAAATTTGCATCTAATAATTTTAATTTTCCTGCATCTACATTTTGATCTAAAATACAAGCTTGTAAAATATCCTTTCTAACTTTATCTTCACTTTCATTTCTCAAACGCATTTTATCTTCTTTTGTTGTCATTCTTCTCAATGTAATACTTTTTCCAATATTATCAGCTTCTGTATATACAAGTCCTTTACTTGGTAATGTAAAAGTATCTTGTGTTTTAATATTTTTAACATCTGGTAATATTTCTTTGTTTTCTTCTTTATTCATATTTCCTACCTCCAAAAATAATATTTTTATTCTTACAATAATATTTTACATAATTATAAAACCATCATTATTTAACTCATCATACATATCTAAAATTTCTTGATCAGATAAATTAGTTTTATTATTTTGTTTAATTTTATTAACAACTAATCTATTTTGATTTATAGTTTTATTGATTTCTTCATCAATTTGCGTGTTAATATCTTCATCTTGATTATCTGAATTATTGAAATCTTTATTAAGACTAATAGAACCATCAAAATTTTGAGAAAATCCAAATAATTCATCTGCTACATTATTACTACCACTAATTGTTGTCATATCTGAATTATTACCTATTGTAACATTTTCCATATAATCTAATTCATTTAAATCTACACTTAAAGTAGCATTATATACAGCTCCACCTAAACTATCTGAGATATCTTTTCCGACAGATTTTATTTTAGTACCGTTATCTAATATTTTTGTTGTTTGTTTAGGGTGATCTATTTTACCTGTAGTTTCATTTTTTTCGAGATTAGTTATTTCTTTTAACAATGTATGACATTTTATTAATTTTATTCTTTGTTCAACCAAAGTATTTCTAAATATAGTATAACCAATACATTCTTTATTTTTAATTATATCCATAGAAACTTCTTTTGTATTAAATCCATCTAATTTTAAACTTTGTAATAGCATTAATGATTGATAACCATCACAACTTACTCCAGCTATATTCCAGCCTAAATCATATTTTAAATAATGTATAAAATCCTTTACTTTAATCATACTTAACTCATCATTAGCTGGACATTGAATACCAACTGAAAATACATGCCTAAATACTATTTCTTTTAAAAGAGTTTGATCTCCTGTATCATCAAATCTTTCTTGATTTTTATATCCAAGAACAGCAACAGCACTAATTCCTGTCATATCTCCAGATTTTGATAAGTCACAATGAATAAATATTTTTTTACTATATAATATTTCAGGTACTATTTCAGGATAAAAAAAATCTTTAATTTGTAATGAATCATTTAAACCTGTTTTTATTATTTCATCTTTAAAAGGATTTTGCATATCTCCTATACAAGGTTCAACTATTCTATATGGAATATATTTATAACTTGATTGTACAGAAATACCACAAGTATCTATCAATGTTCTATTAAAATCCATTTCAAATCTATGTTTCATTTCTCTAGGTACATCAATAACAGTATATCCTTTTTCTTGAGCTTCTTTAATTTCTTCTTCACTAGGATTAACTCCCATTATGTAACTAGTTAATAATTCATTTCCTACTGCTATCTTAAACCATTCACCACTAAACTTAGATGCAGGTAATACTTCCCATTGTTTATATCTACTTACATGCATTCCAGGTTGTCCTTCATTATCACGAATAAAACTTTCAAGTACAGCATTTGTAGATTTAGCAGATGAAATTAAATACATTCTACCTTGAATACGTCCACCTTTAAGGAAACGAGATGATAAACGCAAATATAACTGATTATATATTTGCATCATACCTGCTTGTAAATAATCAACATTATCATTATCACCAAAAGACATCTCATCCATAGCAGCAAACATAACAGCAACAGATAAAGCATGTTCTTCAGTAGAACCAATATCTAAACGAATATCTTTATTAGGTTGATAAACTAAATTTGTTCTACCTGTTATAGTACCTCTTTCCTGGAACCAAGGACTTTTTTGTAAAGCTTTTTGAAATTTACCCCACATTGTTTTTTCAGCAAGTTTTAAATTTAAGTTAAAGAATAAAAACCAAATAGTTTCATCTGCTCCTAAATAATATCTATTTGGATTTTTTAAACACATTAATTTATATAATTCATAACATAAACTGTAAGTTGCAACTGTAGATTTACCAGTACCAGTACTTCCTGTTATTGCCCATTGATCTATAAAATTAGCTGGATCATGTACATAAGCTAATTCTTTTTTCCAAGTATCATAAATATCTCTACCATAATTTGTATAATTACCTAAATATTGTTCATCACACAAAAAAGTAGTTAAATCAACTGGTATTTCTTCATAATCTTCATAATAGATATCTTCTAGTTCTTTAGATTTACCATTATCAGCAATTTGTGATAATATGTTTTTAACTACTTGCATTTCATCATCATTTAATTTATTTAATATTTCTAAATTATTCTCCAAAAATATTCCTCCTAAGATATCTTCTTATTAATATTTTACAAACATAAAAATAAGAGAGATTTTTTGAATAAAATCTCTCTTGTATATATTTTAGAAGGTGATTAATTTGTAAGTGAATTTGATTGAGTACCAATATAATTTGGTTTTGTATATGTTGTGTAAGCTGTTTCGTCATCTCCGACATACCAAGAACTGAAATCAGGTTTAGCATATGGTACAGGTTTATCATAATAAATTGTTGTTGAAAATTGTCTTAATTCAGGATTTTGTCTTGAATATTGACCTTGATTATATTCATTTATCCAACAACCTAATAGCCACCAACTTATTTGTCTTGTTCCGTTAGGTGCCCATTTATAAAGAATACCATCATTACTATAATATTCTTTAAAACCAATTTTATCATTGGTTATATTATGTGCCATAGCATACCAAGCAAGTAATATGTATTCTGTTTTCATACCAATATAATCAGTAAATGAAATAGGAGAATTTCCTACTGATGGTACACCTGCATAATTAACTTGACCATTTCCAGTTCTAATACTAATTGGCTCAATTGTCATTTGAGGACCTGTATAATCTCTTAATGATAAAGCTAATGCTTCGCTTGCTTCTTCAGCAGTTGCAACTAATCTACCATCCATTCCATACAAATCTCTTTCAAATTTTATTTTTAAAATAAAATCTGAAGTTCTACCAGGTTCAAAATCAGCTTTGTGATTTAAAATATATGTTGTACCTAAATATTTGTTCATTCCATTTTGTAATTGTCCTGCGCTATCATAAGATAAATCAGAATCAGTAAATATACCAGCCATTATGCTTCACCTCCTGTATTTAATTCAACACTACCATAAGAAATATTTAAATAAATTTCAATATTCTTAATAGTAGGCATTACACTAACATCTAATCTAATTTTCAATGTTCTAGGATCTGTATCAGAACTCATATTATAAATATTATAATCACCTACAGCTCCTTCGCTCATCATTCCTTCTAGGAATTTAGCTGTTTTTATTGAGAATGTTTCAAATGCTGTAACAGCATTATATTGATATTGTAATTCAGTTGCTAAATTATAAACAAATCTTCTAATTTCGATTACAGTTAGATCTGCACTTGATTCAGCAAAAGCATTATCTTCTCCTGATGTAGATTCAGGCATCAATATTGTACTATTTCCTGCAATTACAAATCTTCCACCTTGTAATCTCATTATAGGATTTATATTAACAGCTGTATCAGATTGCCATTGTTCAGATAAATCTGAACCTATTTCAAATTCAGGTCTTAATATATTTGCAACTTGTCCACTAGCCACACCTGCTTTTGGTGTATATACTTTTCCACCTTTACTTAATGCATTTCCAACAACAGTTAAATATACATATGATGGTGGCATCCAAACTTGTTCTGTACCTACTTGCATATATTGCCATGGAGCACATATACTTCCACTTGGAATTGCTTGATCATCACTTAATTGTTGATAAGCTACTGAAGCTGCTAATTCTTGTTGATCTTCTGCAGGTGTTCCAATAGGAATATCTATTAATGCTCTACAGTCTTGTCTTATTAAACTTAAATTTAACATTGCTTCTGCAATAGGAGCTGATGTAGACATATCTTCATCTGTATATCCTCCTGATGTTAAGAATTTTGGTTGATATAAAATTTTATCTTTAATAAAATCATAACTTCTAGGAATTTCTGCAGCTACTTTACTTTCATCAAAATCTGTTCCACCAGATAAAGCTTTATTATTTACTACTTGTAATTCAAATTTCTTTGGATCATCTTCTAATACATCTATTATAATTCTATCAAATTCTATTGTTTTTAAAGCATCAATAAGTTTTTGATTTGTTTGTTCTTGTGAATCTTCTTTAACTATATTGATTAATTTTTTTCTTTCTAATAATGTATATTTTAAATATACTTCTAACCAATAAGCAATACCAGAATTACGAACTGTAATAGTCATATCATTACCAAAAGTTCCTCCATATTTTTCAGAAATTTTTACATCATTATGATCTGCAGATTCATCTGAATCATAATGTGATAAAATAACTTCAGCTTTAGTAACTCCTAATTCTTCTGATGAAGTATCTTGATTTACACATGCAATTCTTCTGAATAATACAGGAATTCCTGAATTTAATAAACCAGCTACTATTTCATGTGTTATAGATCCTTCAGGACTTCTATCACCACAAGTATCATTAAAATCATCTAAACTTGTAAATGGATAAACAGTTTTCCAGTCACCTGTAATAGCTGTTCCAGGAACATAAGCCCAATTATCTACAAATGTAGTTGAGTTACGTAATTCTCTAGATAAGTTATTAGTATAAATATTAATGAATGACATTTATTATTTCTCCTTTCTTTTAAAAATTATTTTGTAATTAATTTACATTCTAATACTTTGTCTTTATTTAATCTTGTAATTAGTTTAAGTTTATTTTGTTTTGATTCAACTTTTTTATTATCTGTAAAATTATCAAATTTATATTTTGTTATAGTATTATATGTTTTATAAGCTTCTAATTTAAGTTCTACTTTTTTAATTTTATTGTCTCTTGTCATATAAGCCTCTATTTTTAAATCACCTTTTTTATTTTTACTTAAATTTTTAACATTAAATTTTTGAATTTTATCATCTTGTTCTTTTAAGTATTTTTCAAAAGCTTCATTAAATGTTTTAGAACTATATTTAAAAGTTTCTTTTTCTTTATCATCACAATTATCACATTCTTCAGTTACAGATTTACTTTCAAATACTCTTTCTTTCATATCTGATATAATAGCTTCATCATTATTAGCTTCATAAATTGCATTTAAAGCTATTTCTTTAAGAAAATCTAAAGGCATTTGATAATAATTTCTGTATACATAATCATATAAACTTCCACTAGATTTTACTTCATTTTGAAAATCTTCAAAATTATCATAACTACCTTCATTTAATTTTTTAGATTCATCTAATTCTTCTTCTGAATCTTCACTTTCATCTTCTTCAGTTTCTGTATTTGTATCTTCTATTGCAGAATCTTCTGTATTTGTTTCAATATTTTCATCTGAAATAACTTCTTCTGTATCTTCATTAGATGTTTCAACAGGTTCAACATCTAAATTATCATCAGCTAAATCAGCATCTGAAACAATTTCTTCACTTGTTTCTACTTCTACTGGTTCTTCCTCTGTAGATGTTTCATTATTCTTTTCTACAGTAACTGTAGAATCTTCTGTATCAATAACTGTTTTATCATCTCCTACAGTAACTTCTACTTGATCTGTTTCAATTTCAACATCTTCTTGTAAATTTAATTTGCCTTGTAAAGCAAGTATTGTTGCTTCTGTTAAATTCATAATTTTTCTCCTTTCTTTTTATTAATTTAAAACTGTAAATATATCCTTATTTTCATCTAAATATTGTCTTATGGCTTGTAATTCACTATTACCTTCACTTAATAAAGTATCACCATCCAATTCAAATTTAGAAGAACTTGATTTATATTTACTTCTAATTCTACCTAATACAATTTTACACATAGCTAGTGATAATTTTCTTAACTGAGTTTCCCAATAATCTTCTCGAATATCTTCAACTGAATAATATTCAGGTTTAAAATTAATAGTTACTCTATTTGGAATATTTGGATTAGCTGATATGTATAATTTTTGATTTGGTTTATCCCAAACAAAATCCATATCTGTTGCAAGTATATTTAAATTACGTTTAATCAAAATTGCATTAGCATAATTCTCTATATTAAACATTCCTGTCACATTCATTAAATCCATAGCAGGCATTTGAAAAGGCATTCCTGTTAAAATACTATCTTGACCTCTCATAACAGATTCAACTGAATCTACATGATATTTTGATAAATCAATACATGGAGCATATGGAACAGTTGCTGTATATAAATCAGTCATATAATGTTTTAATTCTTCAAATGCTTGTTCTACAATGTCTTTAATATTTTGAGGAGTTAATTCTAAATCTAATACTTGTCCTCCTAATTGACTTTCAATGTACTTTACTATTTTTTTCAATCTTTTAGACATACGAGGATAAGTACGAGGTTTTGTTATATCATTATCTTTATAAATAGGATCTAAATTTTCATTTGACATCATACTTTACCTCCATACATATTTATATTAAAGTATTTAATCAAGTTTCTCGGAGGTAGGTTATAGGCGAGAAACTTAAAATAAATACTTTATATATTAAGTTTATTTTTTATCTTAATATTCTATTATTCCATTGCAGCAGCTGTAACACTTAATCCAATATTAGCATCTGCAAGTGCTAAATAATAAGCAGCTTCTTCTGAAGATTGAGCAGCAATAACTATTTCATCTCCAGGTTTTACAACTTCTACAAAATTAACTCTAAAATATCTGAATCCTGCGTCTTCTGTTCCTTTATTTGTAATTGTTATTTTTTGTGGAACACTTGATAAATCTAATTTTGCCATATTAAACATTCCTCCTCTTTTAAAATTTAAATTGGTATTTGAATCCAATTCATACTCTTTAATTTTCTGATTAGTTATTTAAAAAATAAATAACGAAAGAAGTAAAAAGAGTTTTGTTTTTAATATTACTACCCCAGATTATATCTCCTATTAATATTTTACCTTATTAATATAAAAAATCTGCTAAAGACTGAGTTATCTTATTTGATTTACTTTTTTTACTTACTTTTTTATTAGTTAATGTCTTTTTATTTTCTACTTCTGTTTTTTCTTCTTTTATTGATTCTTCAGATTCTCGAGAAACTGTTTCTTCAACTTTTTTAGTAACTTTTTGATTTGTTTTCTTTTTTTCGAACATTTTATTACCTCCAATTAAAATAGCCTTAATTCACTTTAAAATTAAATTTAAAGCATTTTTATATACAATTCATATAAATTATATAGAGTTAGCCTAAAATAAATAATCAATATCTTTGACTAACTCTAATATTATTTTACAAAAGCAAAAAGAAAAAAGACTGTTTTTACAGTCTTTTTAAATATTGTAAGGCGAAGAGACTGGGATTCGAACCCAGGCACCGATTACTCGATCTACTTCATTAGCAGTGAAGCCTCTTGACCAACTTGAGTATCTCTTCTTATTACTTTTCTATTAACCATAAATATAAGCAATATATTAAACTAATTACACTTAATATAACAATAATAAATAAAGGTATAGCTAACATATAGTTTTGAAATGTAAAAGCAATATATCCTATTAACCCAAATATAAATAACATTATAATTATAAAAGCTAATATTAATATGTAAAATAAAAATTTTAAAATATGTTTCATGATAATTTCTCCTTTTCTTTTGTTAAAATATTATTATATATTTAATTCATTTATAAATATTAATTTTATTTTTGGGCTTTATAAACAACTAACTTCACACCCAATAGAACGGACATTACCTTCATAACACAATTTCTCGGATATGGTCAAAGTGTTACATATCTATAAAGTTTTTTAAGGAATACTCCATATCAATTAGTTTCCTTTATTACTTTAGTTGATTTACTTGTTTGCTTATTACACAGAAACAAGCCAAATGTGTTTGTCTATCAAGGGACTCGAACCCTTACACCTTATTTCAGATACTGGATTTTAAGTCCAGTGCGTCTACCAGTTCCGCCACATACCCATAAAATGTAAAGTATATAGAATATCAAACATGTAGGCCTTCAGCTAGTATCAGGCAGCCTAACGTTAGCTTATTTACTATAGTATAAGAGGATACTATTAACAATATTCACATATACTTTACATAAACGAATTTTCTAATTATTATATATTAGAACTCTTTTAAATATACTATAGTAATTACTAAAAAAATAATACAGAAAAACTAATGGACAAATAATTGTCATGGCTCGAGAACCTAGATTCGAACTAAGAACCCAGCAGTCAAAGTGCTGTGTGATACCATTTCACTATTCTCGAATATAAAATTATCTTTTTTATACCTATCTTATACAATTTATAACAATTTATAACAATTTATATACTCGACATCACAAGTATTGCATTTATAAAAATTATTTTATTATACCTTAAAAAATAATTATAGAAAGGAGGTATAGCTATGAATAATCTCATAATTTA